ATCTTATCGTCAAGTGCCGTGATACGCTCATTCACGCTTTTAAGCTGTTCGGAGAGCTTATACTTGTCCACCACGCTTGTGGCAGGATCATTGTATGTAGTGAGGATCTCCTGCTTTTTGGCTTCAAGAGAAGCCTTCTTATCGCTCAGACAATCGACCGTTGCACCGTTCAGCCGTGTCATAGCATCGGCAAAGGCTTCACGGCGTTCCTTATTGAAGCCGATAGAAAAGCTCTTGATCGTATCATTGAGAGCAACCACACGGTTCAGCTTGTGTTCAATACGGTCACGCTTGGCAGTCATGGTGTCGATCTTCTTCCAACCCTGTTCGACCTTCTGTTCACGCTTCGGGATCTTCTGCTCACGGATAGCGGATATACGCTGTTCGTTGATCTCAATGATCTTGCGGATACCCGGCAGATTGCCGACTGTCGCTTTGAGCATACGGTTCGTATCTTCGAGCTTGTCAGCCTTAGCAGACAGAGCTTCGATCTTCGCCTTGTTGCGGTCAATCTTGTCCGTCTGATTAGCGATCTTTTCATCAAGGGAGTCGATACGCCCCTGATGAAACTCCGCCTTAGCGTTCAGAAAAGGAAGAAGTTTTCCCGACTTCTGAGCGCCTGTTTCGTCCTGCTGATGTTCCTGCGCCTGAGCCTGTTTTCTGCGGAGTTCTTCCTCCGCATCGACCGCAGGCTGTTCGGCGGTACGCTTTTCATCATTATCCTGTACGGGCATAGGCTACCTCACTTTCTGCGCTTCACGATGATGATGACTGCTGCGGTCACTGCCGTAACAACGGCACTTCCGATGATGATAAACTTCTTCATGGTCTGTACTTCCTTTCTCTTTCTTCGGTCTGAATGATACGCTCCTGTTCGTCACGCTGTCTGCGTCGGGCGATCTCAGACAAATGTTTGTGGGCTTCTCTGGTAAAATGGTCATTGGCATGACGGCGCTGATAAGCATTGTAAAGCTCATCAAATGTAGGAACTGTATCCGCCGTCTGCACTGGTTCGGTAGGAGCTTTCTCCTGTTCCTTTCTGCGCTCATACTCCTGAATATCCGATACAGTCCTGCCGTTCAGCGTATGGATACGTTCAAGCTCACGCTGAAGCGTGACCTTATCGCAGAACCAAAAATTGACGTAGGTCTTGCAGAGTGCAAGCTGAATCTCATCGGGACGGGACTGCAATGTGCCTATCGTGGTATTCAGCACCTCGGCAACCTCTCCCAACAGCCGATAGTAGCCGTCAGGCTCACCGTAAACTTGCAGCTCACGGAGCAATGCTTCATAGTCTCCCGATGAAACCTTTGCGATGATTTCCTCAACTTCTTCTTTGTAGCTGCCGTCATAGGTAAGCACTATTTCGCTGTCACCGAATCGTGCTGAAAAAGGAATACCGCTTTTATCGAGGGCAATAACAATGTCAGATGCTTTAGTAGTCTCAAATCTTGCAAACTCCTTGTTGCTTATAGTGCCTACATCGACACCGCTGATATACGGAAACTCTGTCATGTGGAGATCATCTCCCTGATGTTGTCGATCAGCTCGGTATTGGTGCTGTCGGGATCGTACTCCATAGTGTATGCACCACAGATATTCTCTTGAATGCGGTGAGGGAGCGACCTCAGCTCACGAACGGGAGTGCCGATCAGCTTTGCAACCTTGTCTAAGTCAGCGACCGCAAGAGCCTTGTTCACAAGGTCGTAGAAACGGGCTGTCTGTGAGCTGTCCATCATGAACTCATAGACGATAGTCTGCTGTGTCTCATAGTCAAGGCTGCGGAGTGTTGCAAGTGTGATGCCCGTGGACTTGGCGACCTCTGCAAGCTCAATGTAGATAGAACCTTTCTGCCACAGGTTATCGAGGGCTTCAAATATAGCCTTTTTGTCTTCGTCGTTCTTAACGGCGACCTGTTCAAAAACCGCAGTCATGCTGTTTTTGATCTCATCGTCCATAGCGGTAATGCTGTCCTCGGAGACACCGAGGATTTTTGCGACTTCCGCAAGCTGGTTATTGTTCATAAAGATTATCCTTTCGTATCTATTCAGTCCTGTTGTTTAATCATGCAATAAATATGCAAATGCGCTTTGAAACAAAACAGAATTGCTTATGCTCCGACTTGCATTGCAGCAATATAAGATTGTTCAGAGCAATAATAATCAAATATGAAGACGACATCTTGTTTTATTTCTTATTTTAACAACAGGACTGAATAGTTACATCCTTTCTGCTTTAAGCCAAATAATTGACTTTTCGGCGGTAGTTTGTTATAATGTAAGAAGAAGTTGTCGGGATTACAGCCCGATAATTCTTAAATATCGGTTATTTGCTACTGTATAATTAAAGATTTGGAAGAAGGTAAACAGAATATGAATATTGATGTCAGAGATACAGAGATTATTATTGATAGTAAGGTCTTGGCGTTTCCGGCTTCTTTCAGCGATTTACAGGACATACTTGGAGAAGCAAGGATCGTTCCGAAAAATGATAGAGCCAACTATTATATTTTCGACAAGTTGGGCATAACTTTTTGCGATGTCGACGAGAGGTATCTTAAACGCAGAAAAGCTTTTATTGACAAAGAGCATCTGATATCTTATGTGACTTTTTTTATCGACGACACAGAACTAATGAATGAAGCAGAGATACCAGCAGAGCGTTTTAATGGAAACATCACATTTTTCGGCAGAGAATGGGACAGTCTAAAAAAATCTGATGGATCATCCCAGTATTTTTTCTGCAAAGACGGCGAATATAGATTTGCTCATATTAAGGCTATCATACGTGGAAATGATGATGAATCCAATTACACAGACGGTCGTTTTACAAAAACACTGTATCTCACATTTGCACCAGAAAGGCCAAAATCGACTGAAAACTACAATATATCTGCCCCACAAGAGGACTGTGTGACCTTTACTAACCTCAATTTCAAACTTGCAGTAGTACAGGAACTGATGTATAATATGGAAATTCTTAAACCATATTTTGATATATACGACTATTTGAAATTCAAGAAGAGTAAAGCAAAGACTGAGACTGAAAAGAACATAAAGGCAGCAATTGACTTTTTTAAGAATTTACCTGTTCCACAGAAACTTGCAAACGAACTCACTGAGATAACTATGGACGGTGGTAACGAGATTTATGGAAATATTGCTCCTTTGTGGGACGGTGAGGACGGAAGATTTGATCTCGACGAAATATCTCCCGATGAACTTAAGTGTTTCCCAAATCTCAGAAAAATAAAGCTTATGTCATCAAAACCTGAAAAGATAATTACACTGTGCGAAGAATATAATGTTGAGGTAACTACTTTATGACAGCTTGACAGCAACAATGATAAAATCAGTATTCTTTGGTGGAGCAAAGAACAACATCAAAGCTGCGATTTCACAAAATTATCTACTTACAGCAAGGGCAACCTTGCTGTTTTTATTTACCCCTCTCCGTTTTCCACTGATAATACACCTTGCCATTGTACGGATTCTCCACGATCTCAGGGCGGACGATAGTCTTTTTGCCCTTAAAAGTGTAGCTTGTGGACTTGCCGCCGAGAAGTGCCTTGACCTGAGCAGCGGAAAGCTCCACGCCGTACACTTTTGCAATATTCATTCCGCACTTGCCCTTGCAGTAATAGCCGAATTTGCCCTTTACAACCTCAGCACCGCATTTCGGGCATCTTCCGGCAGGCTCATGGCTGTCCGAAAGTGTAACAGACTTATCCGCCGAGCCGTATTTCCTGCACATTTCAGCCACAAACTGCTGAATGCCGGACATAAAGACCGATTCGGGCAGGCTGCCGTGTTCGATCTGCTGTAACTTCGACTCCCATTCCGCCGTCAGCTTTGCCGACTTCACTTCATCGGGAACAACAGTAATAAGCTCTCTGCCTTTATCCGTAGAACGGAGCTTTTTGCCGTCACGCTCTACATAGCCGTTCTTGACAAGTGCTTCAATAGTGGCAGCTCTTGTCGCAGGAGTACCGAGTCCCTTTTTCTCCGTGTCCTCGGCATAGTCCTCGTTGCCTGCACGTTCCATAGCGGATAACAGCGTATCTTCAGTGTAGGGCTTCGGCGGACTTGTGAAGTGTTCGCCCTTGCTTGCCTTTGCGGTAAAGTTCTGTCCCTCGGATACCGCAGGCAGAGCCTTTTCATCATTCTTCTTGTCGGACTGCTTGGCGTAGGCTTTCCAACCAATATCAAGGACAGTCCTGCCGTTTGCCGTGAACTCCGCACCATTGCAGATACCTGTCAGCTTCACAGCTTCATACTTGTGAGCCGGAGCCGTTGCACAGATCAGCTTTGTAGCAATAAGGGTGAGAATATTTTTCTCCCCTGTCGGTAGGGAGGAGGTATCTGTTGAAGCAATTTTGCTTGTGGGGATAATAGCGTGATGCCCTGAAACTTTGCTGTTATTGATAACCTTAGAAATATCGGGAGTATGGGATATAGCAAATCCGAAGATATTATCGCAGAGCCATAGCACATCAAAAGCCGTCTGCGCCATATCATCGCTGAGATACTGGCTGTCGGTACGGGGATATGTGACGAGCTTACCCTCATAAAGCGACTGCGTATAGTCAAGCGTCTGCTGCGCTGTATACCCGTAAGCCTTGTTTGCTTCTCTTTGAAGTGTGGTCAGATCATAGAGCTTCGGAGCTTTTTCGGTCTTTACTTCACGCTTTACCGAGCAGATCGTGACCGTTTTGCTATCACAGGCAGATACAAGCGTATCAGCGTTAGCTTCATCATCAATTCTTGCAGAAGAAAGAATGAAATCACCGCAGTTAAGGTCAGCGGTAAAATACTTCTGCTTGACGAAATGCTCAACATCATGGTCACGCTGAACGATCATCGCAAGCGTGGGAGTTTGCACTCTGCCGATATTCAGCTTACCGCCGTAACGGACGGAGAACAGCCGAGAGCCGTTCATGCCCACAAGCCAGTCTGCTTTCGCCCTGGCATAGCCTGCATCGAACAGGCAGTCATAAGCGGACATAGGCTTCATATTGGTGAGCGCCTTGCGGATAGCCGACTCCTCAAGAGAGGATACCCATAAACGCTTCACAGGCTTGCGGCACCGAGCCATATTATAGACATAGCGGAAGATACATTCGCCCTCACGGTCAGCATCGGTAGCACAGATGATCTCCGTCACATCACCCCTGTTCATCAGGTCTTTGATGATATTGTATTGAGCCTTTGTGCTGTCAGTGACCTTAAACAGCCACTTTTCGGGAATCATCGGTAGCTGCGAAAAGCTCCACTTCTGTTCCCAGCCGTTGCCGTAGCCATTCGGATATTTCAGTCCGACCAAGTGACCGACACACCATGACACGATATAGCCGTTTCCCTCGGTGTAGCCTTTCTGAACCTTGTCCGCACCGACCACGGAACTGATTGCACGGGAAACGGAGGGCTTTTCGCCCACGATCAAAATTGACATTATTTTCATTCCTTTCGATTTCTATTTTCCAAATTCTTGATTTTTTCGATTTTGGGAAACAGAATTGATTTACCAAATATTTTCTCCTATTTTTGTTCCTAAATTGTTGACATTTCTCCTAAATAGGAGTATAATATAGGAGAACAAAAATTTAGTAGTAGGAGAAAAACAATGCGAAAATTCGATTATTCAAAATTTGAAAATTGCTTGTGGGATAACGAAATACTCCGCTATCTCACCCAGATACATGAACACAAGGGCAGACAAGAGCTTTTTTCCCGTCAGAAGCCCGTTGAATTAGAAAAACTTACCGAAGTTGCAAAGGTTCAGTCCGTGGAATCATCTAACCGTATCGAGGGTATCATAACAACAAGCACCCGTATCGGTCAGATTGTCAAGGAGAAAACCACACCGAAGAACCGTGATGAAAAGGAGATCGCAGGATACCGTGATGTTCTGAATACCATTCACGAAAGCCACGATTATATTTCCATCACAAGCAACATCATTCTTCAGCTTCACCGTGACCTGACTAAATACTCCGAATCAGGCTTAGGCGGTACTTATAAGATCACGCAGAATTATCTGAAGGAGACTCGCCCCGACGGTTCTGAATTTATCCGCTTCACACCTGTTCCGCCCTATGAAACTGCACCTTGTATTGAAGCGATATGCGAGAATTATAAACAGGCTACCCAATCCGAGAAGATTGATCCGCTTCTCCTTATTCCTGTTTTTATCCATGATTTTCTCTGTATCCACCCGTTCAATGACGGAAACGGCAGAATGAGCCGACTTCTGACATTACTGCTTTTGTACCGAAACGGCTATGAAGTCGGAAAGTATATCAGTATCGAGAAGCATATCGAAAAAACAAAAGGTGCATATTATGACGCTCTGGAAGAAGCATCAAAGGGCTGGCATGAGGAAACTGACGATCCTACGCCATTCATCAAATATATGCTGGGCGTTGTTCTTGCCTGCTATCGTGAATTTGAGGAACGGGTGCAGATAATAGGCGAATCTACCGCCATTGAGATCAAAGGCGGCAAGCCGAAAAGCGTTGCTGTTAAAAGCAAAGCCTATGACATCGTTAAAGCAGCGGTAGACACAAAAGTCGGAAAGTTCACCAAGAAAGAAATTGCGAATATCTGCCCAAGTATCAGTGAAAAGTCGGTTGAAGCTGCTCTCAGAAAGCTCGTCGATGAGCAATACATTGAACGTCACGGAACCGGAAAGAACAGCTTTTATGCTAAAGTTTCCTCCTAAAGAGTTCGGTTCTCCTAAAAACGCCGTGCTTTTAGGAGAAAGAATTTGTTAGGAGAATAATTAGGAGTATCGTATCCAACCTACCAAGCACATTTCCCATCATGGGGAGTGTGCTTTTATTCTTCTAACAACAGCCAGTAAAAATCTTCTTTTGTGAGATTGCAGTATGTCTTTCGGCTTTTTTCTTCTTTGCGGATATACCCTGCTTTGAGAAACGCATCACAAATTTGGTCAATTTTCGTTGAGCCAGCATCAATCACATAGATCAGATCGGTCTTATAAAACGCTCCGTGGCGGAGCATCCAAATCAGCAGCGTTTCGATTTCATAACGGGAAATGCCACGAATTTTAATACTGCTCAAAGGAGCGTACTTCCTGACAGGAGGCGGTACGACTTCTTTCTTGACACACTCTTTGTTTTCCTTCTGCGGCAAAGGCTTCTCTTTTTCATGAGGTTCGTCAGGAACTTCGCACTTTTCAGCAGGAACTTCTTCGCTGATAGTATACTCTTGACCAATATCATAAGGAGTCACGGCTCCACTTGCCGGCGCAAGACACCAGTCATCAGGCTCGTCCATATTATCGTAGAACCTGTAATCGTCCTCATCATCGTCGGAGCCGATGCCGTCATCGTCCTCGTCGCCATACTTCTCACGCATACGTTCATTTACCTCGCCATTGCACTCACCGAGCTTATATGCAGCGAAGGCGATACCGCCCACAACACCGAGCTTCACGATACCCTTGATGATCTTCTTTGCGTTCATAATAAATGTTCCTCCATGATTTTAGTATTCTACGGGTTTACCGTAGTTGATTTTCTTGATACTTGTGATATTGGAACTCAGGTCAAGCCCGTTCCAGTTATAGTAGCCCCAACTGCCGCTGAAAGCTACGCAGGGTGGAAGTGAATTATCATCATAAATGAATTCTATGATACACTTGCCGTTGCCCTCACCGCCGAACCAATGATAGCGTCCCTCGCCGTCATCAGCATAGCCTTTGCTGTCGCAAATCTTGACGGTAAACTGCTGTCCTGTTTCGTTGGTGACGAGAAATCTGTCTCCGCAGTATCCGTACCATACGCCCATAGCACAGCAGTAATCGCCATACTCATCACGCATGATACCCGTTCTGGTAATAGTGTCTACGGTACTGCCTTGAATAGCGTCCCACGAAGGACTCCGTGTTAAGCCTGATTTTCGCTCGCCACAATAGCACGAATCCCAGCCTTCTTCATCGGGAAACTCATAGATCACTTCAACCGTTTCCGTCTTGCCGTCAGCACTTGAAGTTTTTACAGTGTATCCGTCCTGTTCTTCCTCAGAAAGAACAGGCTCGACCGTCACCGTGTACTCAGTACCCTCACGCAGACCTGTTATGTAACAGAGGTCATTTGATTTGAACTCAAAGTACATATTATCAGCATAGGCGTAATTATCATCATGAGCCGTGCAGCTCACATAATAGTCACGGTCAGGCTCGGAGTCCCAAGTGACTTTCAGGCATGATACGGAAATAGTCGATACATTCAGGTTATCCGCTGTCAGCTCGACCGGTTCCAGTTCTGCCAGTGTACCCGAAAACTCCATGATGAAGCCCATAACAAGGCTCAGTGCTTTCCGCTGAAATTCAGGATCAAACATCTTCATCACGCTCCTTTTCCGATCTCAGGAGCGTTTTCGTCAGAAGATACGGCACTCCGAACAGCAGACCGAGTATCGCTGTCACCGCCAGTATCACAGGCAGATGTTCCGTTAAGGCTGAGTAGTCTATCACGTTTCTTTTCCTCTTTCTCCTTTGCTTTCATCTCCTTGACGAAAGCACGGTATTTCGCTGTATATTCATAGGATTTACCGAAGATATTGACCGCCGCCTTATACAACATCGGCTCATTCTGCTCAATGATCGCAAGCTCCTCATTGATATGTTTGCTGAACGGACAGCCTACACAGCCTGTTCTCCTCAGTCCGTATTCGGTATAGCACCGAGAGTGCGTAACGCCGAACATTTCTTCATAGTCACGCTTATCGCCGTCTGTATACCAAAAGACCGGGCGGAATGTATTGCACCCCTTTGACTTGCACTCGGAAAAACAAGTCTTGAAAGCCGCCGAACGGATACCGCCCTCGGACTGTCGGATACCCGTAATATCAAGGTCAGCTTCAAGCTCCTTGACAATACGCTTTGCCGGTTTCTTTTTTGAAAACTCACAGCACTTGTTGGAGATGGGGAAATCCGGCTGATTCGCCATGATAAACTGTTTCAGATAGCGGTTGCGTTCTATGCTGAATCTGCTGATTTTCTGATAGCCGTCCTTGTCGGAATATCGCTCTCCGCACCACCATTGCAGAGCAGTCTTGCACTGAGGATATTTCTGCAACAGCACTTCAAGCGGTTCATCTTCCCACTGAAAATTGTGTTTCTGCAAACGCATCATCTGTTCCGAGACATATTTCGACAGGAAAGGAACACCATACTCACGCACACAGGTCGGAATAGGCTTATCGGGCTTCAAGCGGATAATCTCGATACCGTATTTTTGTTCAAGGAAATCGAGATGCTCCTTTGTTGCGGAGTATTCAAGCCCGGTATCTATCCAAAAATACTTGACCTTGCCGTCCTCATCGACCTTGTGGATCATGTCAAGCACAATATCGCTGTCCGAACCGCCGCTGATACTGCAAACAGGAGTATAAGACCGCATCAAAATACGCTGTGCCTTGCAAAAGGCTGTATAGATAGTGTAATTATTGTTGTCGGTACAGGTTTTCAGGAGTTCTTCATTCATCACGAAGTCCTCCCAAAATGTGGGCGATCACATCGACCGTCCAGCCGTTGCCGATACATTTGTAACGCTGCGTGTTGGATATGCCTGCGGTGTAGTTGTCGGGAAGCGTCTGCAAACGCTCTGCTTCTATGGGTGTTAGCTTGCGGATAATATAGTCACCGTCAGGGAGATCAATCTTATACAGACCTGTCTTTGCACCCTGACCACCGCCGTTTGCGGAGAGTGTGACCGATTTTCCGCGCACGGAATAAATACGCTGTCCCTGTCCGCCCTTGCCGTAATGTCCGACACGGACGGGAGTGCAGATCAGCGAATCTTTCTGAACCGTTGTCAGGCAGTTGGATTTTCCGTCCTCACGCACTTCAATATGCTGTTCGGTATTTTTACCGTCAACATACCGTCCGCGCTGGGCGGCACCCATCGGCATAGCGACTGCTGTTGTACCGCCGTTGAAGCCCGAATTTTTTATAATTGTTGCTTCACCGTACTTGTGATAGCCTGCCATGACAGTACGGGACTTGTCCGTATCCTGATATGTATTGATCGGGATAGGCTCTGCAACCATAGTCCGCTGCTTGCGTTCCAGAGTGTTATACAGCACCGCACCGTTATAGGAGGAAGTCATACAGTAGGACTTGTCCTGCCACGGCAGACCGCTTTCAAGCACATCTTTCAGCAAAATGCCCTTATCTTCGGGAAAAGAAATAAACGGGATATTCGTCCAGTAACAGCGTTTGCGGTTCTGCGCCGAAACAAGCGCGGAGTTTATCATAATAGGCTCTACGCCGAGAGCCTTGCTGATCTCGTCCTTGATGTTCTGGTGAACGGAGTAGTTGTTCTCATATAAGAAGTATCTACACCCACTTTCATGGAGGGCCCTCACATATTCCTTAAAGAGCCTGAATCCCTCGCCGTTGCAGTCAACTTCTCTGTCCTTTTTGGCGATAGACCAATAGGTACAGGGCGAACCGCCAAGAAGCAGATCATAGCCCTTGAACTTCGTAAAGTCGCCGTCATATACATTCCCGTGATGAACGATTACGGGGAAATTACGTTTTGAGACCGTGACGGCATATTTGTCAATCTCAAAGGCATCATAGCACTCCACGGGTATGCCTGCCCTCAGCAGAGCAAGCATACCGCAGGAAATGCCGTCAAATAGGCTTAAAACTTTCATTAGACAAATTCTCTCTCTTTTCTCATTGTCTCACGTTGTTCTGTTGTCGGGAACTTTGAATCCATTGGGTTCAAAGTCGGTCAGTCGTTGTAGTAATCCTCACAAAGATCGTCGTAGTTCTCCTGAAGCTCCTCAAACTCCTCGCAGAGCTTTTCATACTTCTCACGGATAACCGTGCTGTTCTGATTGACCTTCTGAGCGAGGGTTGCAGTCTCCTCAGCAATGCTGACCATTGACTTTGCACCGTCAATGAAGCCTGCAAAGTGACCGGACTTATAGCCGTTATCGAACCACTTGCGTCTGTGATTATCAACGATCTTTGAACCTGCGCCCACCGCTGCGGCAGTACCTACCGCAGCCATAATACCGATACCGATCTTATTCATCATTCTCATTCTTTTGTCCTCTCTTTCTTATTCTTCATCGTCCTGATGATCGTAGAAATTCATCTCGTCCTCATCTTCTTCGGCAATCTCGGTTTCATCGTCAAACTCAGGCTCGAACTTAGCCGCAGTCTTATTACCGCCGTTCTTTTTCTTCATCATGAAGAAGCCTGCACCGCCGACACCGATCAAAGCGAGTGCGCCGAAAACGAGCATCATACTGTTCTTGCTCATGGGGACAGGCTTTGCCTGAGCTGCCGGTTCAGATGTATCTTCGCCGTCCTCGGCAGTTTCAGCAGTCTCGCCGTCAGTTGCACTTCCGGTCACTCTGCCGTTTGCTTTTTCAGCGGCCTGATGTGCCTGTTCGGGGGTGATCTTGCTATCCTCATCATCGCCTGCATAAAGAAGGGCGTAGAGGTCATAGTCGTCCACTTTGTTCAGGAAAAATACCTGGTCTTCGGCATTTTTCGCAGAATAGTTGATAAGCACATAGAACACATGACCATCCTTCGTTGTCACAGCGATGAACTGCATTTCTTCCGTATTGTAAATGATCTGTTCCGACTTGATAAGGGTAGCGTTGCCGTCCGTATCATAATAGGGATCGCCGTCATAGTCGGTATTGACCTCCGTTGTCCCTGCCTCGGCAAGGTCGCTCATGACCTCACGGAACTTCTCCATATCATCGGCAGTTACCGTTGTAACAGAGCTATCGTCCGCAGGCTCAGAAGTCGTTGTTTCCGTAGTCTCCACAGAGCTATCATCATCGACAGCAGTAGTCTCGGCTGTTCCTTCCTCGGCAACCGTCTTTTCCGCAGCTGAAGCGGTCACACCGCCGACGCTTGCTGTTGCGAGCATAAATGCTGCAAGCATAGCGCTAAAAAATCTTGCTTTCATTTGTTTCCTCCTCGGAATTTGTATTTATCGTAATTTCGCCTTTTGCAAGAGCTTCAAGCATATCGTCCGTGATACCCTGTGAACGCAGTCGCATAAGCGTATCATGCTCTTTTGTAACGAGCGTGTTTACGTCCTTGATCTCACAGCTAAAGACCACAGCAAGCTGAGAGTGTTCAAGCACCCTTGCTTCGGACTCCAGTTTTGCAAGTTCCTCTTTGTCGGATTGCATACGCTTTCGCAGGAAGTCCTGACGCTGGTGATTTTCAGCTATTTTTTTGTCTATTCGCTCCATAGCTCCTCCTTTAGTACAGCACAAGGCGAGGATCAATATAGTCCCAACCGTAGCCGTCAGTATCTATGTAAACGTGGAAATTGACATTTCCTGCCGTTGTTTTTGCGAAGTCCTGTCCGTCATTGACCGTATCGCCCTCGGAAAAGCCGCTTAACAGCACGGCGTTTGCGATAGTGACCTCGGTATCACGCTTCGTTCCTCCCGTACCGTCATACCAATACTCCACATCGTCCTTGCGGACAGTGATCTTGTTCTCACCGGTATCGACATCGGTGATCTTACATTTGAATGGAGCTTTCAGCGTATCGCCGTTGCTGCAATAGACCTTGATACCCTGATACAGTCCGTCACTATCTTCATTCCAACCAGTCATTTCGTACCCGAACTCACGCTTTAGCGAGTAGTTACGGACAGTAGGCCCCGGAAGAAGATTGTGAAGTGTCTGATGATTGCCGTACATCGTGCCGGAGCCGTCCGTGCCCACAAGCAGGCTGTAATACTGCAAGCGTTCATCGGAATGCGACATACTGCCGAGCTTTTCAGCTATGACCTCGTCAAAGGTCTTGTTCTGCTTCACGTTGTAGTAGAGTTTGCATTCTGTTTTCCAGTATTGCTTCTGTACATATCCGTACAGTGCGGAGCAATCATCGTCACCGAGCCAAGCTCTTGCATCAGCTTCGGTAATCATGAACCACGCATCATCATCTGTCCAACCGTAGAACGAGCGGTATTGATTGTTTCCGTCATGATTGCGGAAGAAGAAGTTTCCGTCACCGTCTATCCAGTAGAACGGCGATACCGTATGTGCGCCGTCTGCAAAATAACGGTTATCAAGCACATAATAGCCTGTCAGAGCATAGCTCTTATTGGCATTCAGCACCCGGTAATTGCCGTTCAGGTAGCAGTAACCATCACCGTCAAGATACTGTCCAAGCTCTGAAGTGTAGGAAGTTGGCTTGAACTTGTATGTCCATGAACCGTTGCTTTTGCTTGCGGACTGTTCGCAGTAGTAATAACTGCCGTCCGTACTGCTTCCGCCGCCGAAATAGACATAATCGTCAAGTTCCTCCCAACGGGATTGATTGTCATACCAATACACAAACTCATATTCATCATCGAAGATTTCTTCAAGCAGATCTTCTGTATCGCCGTCGAACTCCCAATAGTAAATATCATCGTTATCAGCATCGAAATCGTAGTAATAAGCACAGAGGAATGACCACAGCTTGTAGCAGTCAAAATCATACTGCGGAGTCCAGTCATAAACCGAGGATTGTCCCCATACCCATTCATCAGGGGTATCTTCCAAGTCGCCGGTATTCGCACCGAATGCCGCAAGTCCGCTTTGCCAATCCGTAGAACTGCCGACCTTTCGTATTTTCTGGTTGAGGTTATAGGCAAGCTCCGTGTAATATTTCTCAGCTTCACTCAGGTCATAATCCTGCGCTGCATATGTGCCGAGCGTAAAACCGCTGTTGGAGGAAGTAGCTGAGAATATCATCGTCAATATCGCAAATACAAGCAATATCACAATGACAGGTATCGCCATAGTAAGAAAAAACTTCTTGACCTCAGCCTCGTAGACATTCTTCACGAATTTCCAAGCCGCTTTCAGAGTCGCCGAGATCGTGTCCTTTACGCCCTTTTTCTTTGACTTCGGTTTGGGTTTCTTCTTCCGCTTCTTGTAGCTGTCATGTTTCTCTTTCAGCTTGCTTTCCTGACGGTTCAGCTTCTTGTCGGATTTGCTCTTTTTATCGCTCAGGAGATCACGCTGTTTCTCCTTCTTATGCAATCGCTGGGGCTTGCTCACTTTCTGAGCAACAGGTTCAGCGATACGCCGTTTTGCGGAGTCGATAGCATGAACAAAATCGTTGTCCTGATCTACGTTGACCGCCTTTTGCCAAGCCGATGCCTTCATTCGTCCTGCGCTGTATGTGGCTGGCTTCAATATCAGCAGTCCCGGCTTACTGAGCTTTGCGATCTTCTTCTGATTGCGGTATTCCTTGACACGGAATTTGTTTTCCGTCACGAGCTGTTTTTTCTCAAATTTCAGCTCGCGCTTTGTTTGCTTGTAGGCTTGCAGCCGGCGCTTGTTCATTGCCTTGCGGAGCTTATTTCCGTGTGCAGGCTTTACCTTTGCCCGATACTCCGCTTTCGCTTTCCGCAGATCGGCGGAATTGGCACAGAGCTTCGGACGGTTCGTTTTTGCCCGATACAGCTTGTTATCCGCCTTTTTGAGCTGTAACTTTGCCTTTTCGAGCTTGTACTGCTTCTTGGTTTTCAGGTGACTGTGAACGCCCTTGACAGCATCAGTCGCCGTCCGTCCCATGAGAAATACTCCACGGTGATAATCGTCAACCGCTTCACGGGTATATTTCTGTTTGAGTTTGCTGCGGACTTCACGCTGGGCAGTATCCGATACTTTCAGCCCTACCGTTTCTGTCGCAAGAGCCGTATCTACCGCCGTCTGCGCTACATCATGTACTGCAAAATTGACCGCACGGGCATTCGCCTTGAACAGCTTGCCCTTAAAGGTCTTAGGCTGCCATGATTTGATCGTCCTTGTGACCGAGGGAGCATCACCCGTAATACGGTATTTTGCATTTGCAAACTTGTGAATGATACCCCTGCCGCCGTGGTGCGTTTTCTCACCACGAAGGATATGGGCACGGGTATGAAAGCGACCTCTGCTGTTCTGTTCACGGCGGAAGTCTATCTGAAACTGCTTCGACCGTCTGCTGACTTTATCGAAACGCGCCTGCGCTCTGCGGAGGTTATTTTCTTTTCGTTGTAAGCTCATAAATCCTCCATTCTGCGCAGTTTATGCAAGGTCAGCGGGACGGGTTGTCATAAGGCGATACATCTGCGTATCCTGCGGAAATTTATCCGTAAACGGCAGTAACACCTTATCATAACGGATAAGTCCTTCGCCCGGACCGCTGTTCGTGACATACTTCATCTGCTCTTTGGAAATGTGCAGTTTCTCGGCAAGAATGTCCCTGTCACCGGCTGCCTGATTGAGCATATACACGAAGTCCGAGTTATCAAAGATATTCTCGACCTCCTGAGAAGAAAGCAAGTCCTTGACATTCTGCGTGATACCTGTCGGAACTCCGCCCCATTTACGGAAACGCTTCCATATCTCAGCGGAATATTTCGCAGTCTGCTCCTCTTTCAGAAGCAAGTGGAATTCATCGATGTAGTAGCGGGTGATCTTCTTTTTCTCACGGTTAGCGGAAACTCTGTTCCAAACCGTATCCTGAACGATCAGCATACCGACCTTTTTGAGCTGGTTGCCAAGTTCCTTAATATCAAAGCAGATGATACGATTGCTCATATCAATGTTTGTGCGGTGATTGAAAAGGTTCTGAGAACCATTTACAAACATTTCAAGGCTGTTCGCCACACGCAGAGCGACTTCACCCTCCTCATGAAGCTCTCGCTGTAAGTCGGAGAGAAGCGGCATCTTGTCCTCAGTCGGTTCATTCTCGATGAAATGCTTATAGATACGCTGTACGCACTTATCAATGACCGAGCGTTCCTCAGCGGAAAGCCCGTATCTGCCGCCGACAATGATCTCGCACAAGCTGATAAGAAAATCACTCTTGTTTGCAATCACTTCCATAGGATTGGTGAACATATAGTCATCAATGGTTATGTCCATCGGATTGATATGCTGTTCGGAATTGCTGGCGATGCGGATAAGCTGACCGTGAAGCGCCGATACAAGCGGAAAATACTCGCCTTCGGGATCGCAGATGATAATATCATCGAGCGTAGTGAGAAAGCAGTCGAGGATTTCACGCTTGACGCTGAAACTCTTGCCGGCACCCGGCGTACCGAGGATAAGACCGTTCGGGTTCTTTAATCGGGAGCGATTTGCTCTTATCATGTTGCCCGACAGCGTATTGATACCGTAATAGGTAGCCTGTCCGTCCTGAAACAGCTCTTTTGTGGTAAACGGTACGAAAATCGCAATGCCCGAAGTGTGCATCTCACGACGGACGGGAATCTCGTTATAGCCGATAGGCAGCGTGGATACAAGTGTCTGCTCCTGCCTGTAATCATACGGGAACATGATGCAGTTGTTTTTCTGGCAAGTTCTTTTCAGCATCTCAGAAAGAAGTTTCAGGTCTTTCTTCGATTTTGCGTATGCCCTCAGTGAAATGCTGATATGGAATAATCGCTCATTTTTGCTGTTCAAGTCACCGAGGAGCTTTTCGATGTCCTCGATATACATCTTGATCGCAGGAGGCAGAATGTCCGGATCATAGCCCGACTGCGATGCTTTCTTCTGTTCGTCGATCTTCATCTGCTCCACATTCGTGAGCTTCTTTTTGACGAATTTCAGGGCATCTATCTGGTCCAGCGGATCAACATGAATGTTCACGCAGAAAAGGTTCTGCATTTCAAGGAAGTCTTTGAGTATCTCATCGGGCAGCTCTCCGGCGAGGATATTCATACCCCATACTGCGCCGTAGGCATTGCCGATCTCAAAGTCCGCCTTATTGAATTTGATCGAGGGCGGACAGATAAAATCCTTTGTGTCCATTCCTGCCCTCAGCATAGAGTCCCAATCGAAAATGAATGGGGCGTTTCTGTAAGGGTTCAGGGCATAATACAGAGCTTCAAGTCTCTGTCTGCCGTCCAGTACCTCGGCATCAACGCCAAAGGCTTTGAAGCCCTTGATCACGTCATTCTTGATACTCATCAGCTTTGCCCTTGCTGCCTTGTATGATGTGGATTCGATACCGAATGTCAGGAACTTCCTTGCACTCTGACCGTTACTGCCTTTCAGTAGCTTATCGGTGAGCATTTCGCTGTACTCCTTGCGGATCGCATTGAAATCGTCGTCCTGTTCGGGTATCTGCACCGTCTTGACGAGCTTTGCCTTTGAACGGTTCTGGTTCTCAAAGGTAAGCTGGAATTTGATCGTGTTATCGAAAAGATTGATAATGTCACAGTATTTGCTGAAAATGTTGTTCTGCTCCTCAAATTCAGCGATAGAGTAGTTGGCATCGTAAAACTGCACCGTCAGAGAAAAGAAATTCTCCGACACCTGACACACGCCGTCCTGATACATACACAGGTACGGAATGGTGTTCTGCACAGTCGATTTACCGCCGTTTTCACTCCTGATCTCCGCCATTCGTGCGGATAAAATCTTTTTTTCCTCTTTTGTCAGTTTAGAGGCAGGCTTGCCCATGATAACCTTAGCAGAACTGCGGTTATCACTTCTTTTGGCATTTTTCTTTCTAAAGCCCATTGGAAACCTCCGTTATATGCAAAAGCGGAGATACCGAAAGTTATACTATTATGTATAGGTAAAGCTGTTAGCCTTTTCTTTCGGCATCTGCCAGCTTCTTCTTGATTCTGTTGTATTCGATGTGCCGTTCAATGCACATGAATACGTTGGTTGTGCGGTAATACCGCTTTCGTGGTCTTGTGAAGTATTCACGCATGAACTTCACCTGTTTCTCCAAGAACACGCCGTTTTTCTTGTAAATGCCGCAGAGGATCGCAGGGGCGGCGACCGCCCCCATTGCGAAGATCGCTCCCGACATTCCGATAGACGCTCTTGTCAGAAAATACACGGGCGCACCCAAAACAAGACCGATGCCGAAGCAGATCACCTGACGTTTTGTAAATCCCATGATGAACTTTTCCTTGATGTCGTTCAAGTCCTTCGGGATAGGAACGTAATGTGCCATTTTTGACCTCCGATCTTGTTTTATCGTGCGTTAAAGACTGATTTGCTGATAGCTCCTGTACGGAGAATCGTGAAGATAAGTGCCGCAGTATAGCCAAGAAGCAGTCCCATTTGCAGGATCACGCCGTCTGTACTTGCATTCAGGGCAACGATCGCATTGCTGAACAGCGTCTTGAAAATACCGAGTGCCACCACGATAAAGAAGCCCTGGAAAGAAAGAGCAAGAAGCTGTTTGATCCAGTTCTTACCGATAGAAGCCCATTCACCGCTGTCCATCATGGTTGCCATAGGGATAGGTGCAATGCTGAGATACATAAACACCTCGATGATACGGCTTGCAAGTGTGATAACGATAGCAACTATCAGTATCAGCACCCCAAGATGAACGATCAGGGAAATAAACCACACCGTCATCAGCTCACCCAAGCTCAGACCGCTGAGAGCCGACGGATTGATCGAGAGTGTGGAAGATAGATAATCTCCGGTCCCGAATAGTGTGGCAAGCCCATTGGAGCATACCGTTGTGCCAAACGAGAATAGTGCCGAAGCGATGTAATAGGTGTTGGCGACCAGTATTACACCGCACAAGGCTTTGATGATCCATTTAATGAAGATAGAATCATCGAAGTCCTTGAAGTTATTTCCTCGCAGTACCATCTGTATCAGTTCATTCAGCAGGATAACTGTCAGAATGAAACCGCCGATAGGCACTACGACATTGTTGCAAAGCGTTTCGATCGTTGTCCAGATCGTAGTACCGCCAGTACCTCCGCCGGTGAACTGTGACGGGTGCTGAGTTACGAAGTCATTGACAAGTCCACCGCTGCCGCCTGTTCCCGTTGTTTGCGAGAAAGTGTCGGTCAGTAGGTCGGAAATGCCGTCAAACTGAGACTGGATGCCGTCCTTAAATAAGTCTTTACACCAATCTTCCAGTGCATCGATCGCATCGCTGATAATTCCCATTATTCATCACCTCCAATCGTGGGAGTGACTAAAGGTCTGTCATATTTGACAAGCTGCCGAAGCTCCAGTTTGGAGGGCAGAAGGTCACGGCAGAAATAAGCAGAGCCGAAGTGATTGCCCTTAGTGGTACATTCCATGTTCTGCCGTGTATGATAGTCCACACGCCCGTCAAAGGAGAGCATCTGGATTTCGTTGTTGAAAATCTTATATCTCGCCTTGCCTTGAATACTGTTCACGGGCAGGAGCAGAGCGAAGGGCTTTTGGAAAGAAAATGCTCGTTTCAGTACATCATTCTTTTTGCTGAATGGGGGATTGGACACAAGAATGTCCCAATGTTCGGGTTCATACCTGAAAAAGTCCTGTCCCTCCTTTAAGCTGCTTCGCTCCACTTCATAGCCTTTCTCCGAAAGGAACTGATAGAAAGCGCTCCATTCCTCATCGAACGGACACCATATCTTCTTGTCTTTCGGAAGAAACTCCAGTAACGGTTCTACCGCATAAAATGGTGTGTAGACCTCATCTCCTGCACTTGTTCGGTTCGCTGTCAGATAACCGATGTTTATTCCCATTCTGTCTTATCGCCCATACCCACCACAGCCCACCGCTGAGCGACCTTTCATAATTCTATTGGAACGGCATCATTTATATAGCGTTCAGCCGAGGTTTACGCTTGTCTCTTTTCTTGATTAGCGTGTGTCAGATTACACCGCACCCGTCATCATACCCTCAAGAACAGGTACGAGAATGATAGCGAGGAGGATCAGACCAAGACCAGCCATAAGCTGCTTCATGCCCTGAGACTTCGCACCGGGGTTATCGTTGCCGTAACCTTCGAGGAGGTTTACGACACCCCAAAGCGAAACACCGCCGCCGATAAGGCAGATGACGCTTTTGAGTACGGTGCAGGCAGTAGTGATAAAGGACGAGGTATCGACCTCGCCGGTGCCTGCTGCGAATGCCTGAGTTGCACAGGTAGATGCCATGATGCCTGCAACAGTGCAGAACATCGTTGCCTTCTTTGCACCACGGGTGAGCTTAGAGAGCCACTTGTGCTTAGGTGCAGAGGTAGTGGTTGCTGTCTCCATAGCGGTAGCATCGACCGCAGAAATATTCAGTTCGTTCATAGGTAAAAAGTCTCCCTCAAAATAAAAAAAGTAGTGTCCGCAGCTTCAACCGTTTCTCTTTTATTCGGTTTCTTCACTGTCCGAGTTAAAATCCGACATATATCTCTTTTTCGTCGGTTTCCTCAGAATTTTGTGTATCAGCGGTTTCTGTTTCTGTTGCTGATACTGTTGTAACTTCCTGTCCGGCGGCCGTCATATCAACACCATACCCCGTGAACTTTTCCTGTCGAGACAGTCTCAAACGCATCGCCTTTTGGTCACTCACAAATTTTTCGATGTTGAACCCCATCTCAGGATTATCGTCCAAGAGCATTGGATATTGCTTATGACGGGTAATGTCAAACTTGTCCGAGAAGAACGGACGCACTCCTCGCACCTGTAAGATACATTTACCGCCGTCCATGACCGCCAGTTCGTCCTGACTTTTCAGTTCTTTGCCGAGCTTCTGATAGTTCATACCGTAGCTTTCACTCTGACCTCTGTTAGTAGAAGTATTAAAGGAGTCGATTGTCTCTTTTCCGAGACTTTCACTGATCTCCTTTAATGTTGACTTCTCCTTGCCGCCCAAAAACAGCATCGTATCACAGTTGCCTTCGATCGTGTCTGCATTGTCTTTGTAGATAGCCTTTAGCTGGCTCTTAGCTTGCAAGATGATACTTGCCGATATTTCACGGCTTCGGATAGTCGCAATGAGCTTCTCAAACTGCGGTATTTCGCCAATATTGGCGAACTCGTCTAACAAACAGCGTACATGATAGGTCAGCTTTCCACCTGGGGAATTATCTGCTTTGGTGCAGAGTAGGTTGAAAAGCTGGGAATACATGATCGCTACAAGGAAGTTGAATGTGGCATCTGTATCGGAGATAATGATGAAAAGCGCACTCAGCTCGTCACCGAGCTTGTCGAGGTGCAGCTCATCGTAGGAGGTGATCTCCAAAACCTCATCTATTGCAAAAGGCGCGAGTCGTGTCGAACAGCTAATTAGGATAGACTTAGCCGTTTTGCCGGCAGCGAGCTTATACGCCTTGAATTGTTTGAGTGCAAAAGCACCCAAGCGCCGTTGTTCGGCATCGGGTTCTGTTTCAAAAAGATCGGCATAGTCTGCCATTACTTCGGGATCACTATGCTCTGTACCGTTCAGCCAACACTCTACAATTTCAAATTCAAGGTCTATCGCATTCTTGAACTCCTCATCGTCCTCACGGCATTCCGAAGCGTTTATCATATCAATAAGCGTTTCAAAATTCCATTGTTCAGGATCATACATCGCAAAGATAAGAGCGATATATGCCGTGTACAGGAGCTTTTCGGCTTTTACCCAAAAGTCATCGCCGGACGGCTGCTGAGAGGAAGAAGTGTTTTTTATCAAGACCTCGACGAATTTCAGAATGTCTTTTTCACGGTTCTTTTCGCTGATGTACGCAAACGGGTTGTAGTGCATCGACTTTGCAAAATCAATGGTGTTGAACACCTTGATCTTATACGGCTCATAAACAATCTGTCTCTTGCCGTCCTTGTCCACTGTATACAGCACCTCGCCGTTTTTGCCGCGCGCTGGGCGGCCCCGTGCAAGCATTTTTCCGCACTCGACCAAAACCGTTCCCTTCGGATCGGTAACTACATAGGAGGAGTGCATTTGCATCAGGTTCGGCTTCACGAAAAAGCGCGTTTTACCTGAACCTGAACCGCCGATAACGAGGATATTTTTATTTCTCGCATACTTCGGTTCAGAGGGCTTGCCCATAGTCAGAGATTCCGTTTTCGTGAGAATGACGTTGTTATCGGGATTTGAGCAGTCCATATACGGCTCAATATCCTTTTCACCGCCCCATACGGCAGAGCCGTACTCCTCTCCCTGACGGAATTTCTTCTTGTTTTTCGACTTGACATAGAGGACTAACCTCATTACACCCGCAAGAACCAAGCCGAAAAGAAGATCAAACGGGTGTAAACTGGGAAAGATTCGTGCAAACGCCACACCGAGATTGCTCATAAAGGGCAGGAGCTTTTCCTGAAATCCATTGCCCTCAGCGGTTCGGTACGCAAAGCCGATCAGGTTGCCCACATAAGAGAAAGCTACATAGGGAACAGCCTTGATGATCAGCTTTTTGAGCTTTCTGGTGTTAAGCTGCAATACGCAGTCTTATCCTTTCCGCAGTTATCGGCACAAAAGTCTGCCGTAAAAATATCATCGCCCCTTGCCCGTGGAACGGGTGCGGACTTGAAGTAGTCATAGATCAACGTCTGTTCTCCTATGTGCGATTCTTCGCACGGTTTTTCTCTCTCTGTTTCTGTTTACGAGGTCTGTTTGCCACCTTCTGAGCCTGCTGGTGCATCTGCTCACGGGTAAACTCGCCGCGCTTCTGCGATTTGCCCTGTCCCTTGCCGAGATACTCCGAAAATGCTCTCTTGAAATTCTCCGTTTTAGCAGCGGAGAAGAAAACATGATAGGTAGGCGGCTGGGTGCTTTTATCTCTTTTCAGAGCAAAATCCACATCGTATTTTCGTGCGGTTTTCAGGAAATCACCGATATTCCGGTCTGAAACCTCAATGCTGTCGAGCTTGGACGGGGACTTCGCCTGCAACTGCTTGTAGGTCATTCGTCCCTTTTTCTCCGCCTTACCCGACATAAACTCCTGCAAGGCAGATTTCAGCACATCGGCGGTCAGTTTCTCCGCCTTGATCGAAATATCTATGGTTTTCTTAGCACCGCTTTCGTAGTCGGACGGCATTACGCATCACCGCCCGTGATCTCATAAACGGCATACGCCTCGGTCGAAAGCCAGTCATGAAGGGCTTTGAGTGCATTATCTGCTTCATCGGGCGTGTCATAGATACCCATAGGAATCTTGTTGCCAGCGGTATCCGTGCCGATCATTTCAAAATCGGGCTTGATCGTGCCGTTTTCCTCGTCAATTTCGGCATCATCCCAATTTGTTTCAACGCCGATCTTCACGATGTTGGCATAGTTCAGGAACTCGCCAAACTGCGTAACGATAGTCTTAGCCATTGTCCTCACCATCCTTTCCGTAAAGCTCTGAGAGCTTGTTGTGATACTCCTCCTGCGTTTCATCGAGATCGCAGAAAACGCAGCTCAGAAGATTATAGCTGACCTTATCACCGAGCATATCCATAACGATAGCTTCAAATTCGCTATGAAAACGGTTAAAAAGTCCGTCTATCTCCTGAAAAGAAGGATTATCGGGCATAGTTACACCTCCTCATTGGTCTGCTGCGGCTTCGGATTGAAATATCCGGTCTTGAGATATACTACCCTGTCAGGGCAGTAATAGCGATGCTGTTTGCCCTCACCGCAGGGGATCGCATAACCGAAGTCAAGAACTCCGGACAGAATACCATTTTTCAGCGTAGTAATACCGATACCGCTTGCCCGTGCGATCTCCGACAGAGGAACATTTCTTCCCGTAAACACAAGATCATGCTCACTGATTCTCTTTGCACCCATAGGAACACCTCCCTTCGTAATCAGACAGCCCGACCGTACATCTCTGCCACAGCATTGTCAGCCCATCGGCTTTCACAGCCTTCGTTGAAATGATATGTCAGGACTTCGTTGTAGAGGGCGCTGATGAAATATTTGCGGAAATTCTTGATATTATCGACCTTTGCCATATTCACAAGGACATTCTCGACCATGTAAATATTAGCCCTAAGCATCTTGGACTTTATCACGCTTCTGGGGAAATTCGTACCTCTGAGCGTGGTGTACGGCAGAGTAGAGCATATTTCGTCAACGATAAAGCCGACGATATTATCTGCTTCTGCATAGCCGTCCCGACCGTCAACGGTCAGCCAGTCTCCGAGATAGCCGTAGCCGATGTTCTGTTTCACGACTTCCGTATAATACTCAACTTCTTCTGCGTTATATCCCTCGTTCGACTTTTCAACATTTTCACCGTTGAAAACTTGTGGAATTGCCGCAGAAGGAATGATAGAGGATTTATCACTCCGTAATTGATTTTTCTGTAATGTATTGTTGTTATTATATTGTCCGTGGTTTTCAGACAGCGGAGTTTCAGCAGACGGAATGTCCGGATACAGGTTTTCCACCCTCTGTTTTTCCCCCTTAGAAGAAATAGGCTTTTCAGCCCGACCGCCTGCACGTATCGTGATTGCCTTGCGTCTGGTCTCAGCTTCAAGCTCGTCAGCCTGTTCTTTGGTGACAGGCACATCGAAAAAGCTGTAAACGTACTCAAAGCAGTTGTGAACGCTCTCATTGGAGAGAAGCTGTGTGCGTACAAGGTAACCCATATCTATGAGCTTGTTTACAGCGTTATGAACCGCAGTCCTGCCCTCTTTGCAGATCGCTTTCAGTCCCGACATAGAGAAATGCCAGTAGTCAGGCAGAGAACGCACTTTGAGCAGCAAGCCGAGGAGCTTATTGGGAATCGTCTTGTTCCGCAGGAGAGCAGTGCTTACCATAGTAAAGTTGCTGTCCTTTTTGACACGATTCAGAACGGCGTTATCCACCGTAAAGGTTTCAAGCTCATAGTCATACTGAGGGATAGAGGTATCCTTCGCTGAATACTCATAGAACTTGTAGACCGTCTGTATCCTGCCGGTCGGGTTCTCATTCGGCATCTTTACCACGACTTCAAGGTAGCCCCACTCTTTCAGATCATTGAGGGCGCTGTCGATAGCTGTCTCACCGTCAGGGCAGATTGCAATCAGCCCTGCCTTTGAGAAGTTCCACTCCGGCGGCAAGTCCATAACTCTGCCAAGCAGACCGATAGCAGGACAGCCGAGATTGGTAGACCGCACGAAGCAGTTGCTCAGAACGGCATATCCGCTGAATTTATGTATCTCGCAGACGGTATCGTCCACGGTTTTCTTTTTCCTGTTGCGCTTGTCCATTTCCGTTCCTCCTCAGCTCATCTGCCGTAAACAAATTCCATGTTGGGGATATACAGCTTATTTACCGCATAAACGCAGCCATACGGCTTATCCACTTTCAGGAGAAACTTTCTGCCGTTCAGCTCGGATACAGCCTTCTTGATCTCATCACGGGTAAACATTGACAGTTCATCGTGTTCAGCCAGTTCATCGACCGTGGAATAGTCCTTATCGACCTTGTTGAGCATGACGGTAAGAACCTGTTCACAGGCACTTTCCTCGAAATGATAGTCTATTCTCGGCAAGCTGATTTTCGTAGGATTAGGCATAGAAAGACCTCCTTGACATAATTCATCTGAAATAAAAAAATCGCTCCTCATTTCTGAGAAGCGATGTACGGTATTCAATTTTGGGCATAAAAATAGCGGACAGCGCTTCTGTTATGAAACACCGTCCGCTATTGTCCATTATTCAGTTTGCTTTGTCAACAGGCTTTCTACCGTTTTAGGGTTGTTTTCGGTATCTACCAAGTTTCTACCAACTTTTGTGCTGTTGGGTTTCTACCGAGTTTCTACCAAAAATCTTCTGATTTGCGATTTTTACGATTTCCCGTAATAGCGCGGTTTTTAACTTTTCTACCGCCAAAAGCCCCGATTTTTCGGTGATTTGGCATCACTTGACGATAAATGACGATAAGTGGCGATAAAGTGGTGATACTATAGCATATATATTCACAAAACGCAAGCATTGTAAATATATGTAACTGTGGGGTTAAAACAAAATGGGCAAAAATAACCATGCACCCATAAATCCAAGGCTACTGATATTCCTACTGTTTATCAACTCATTAATGCTTGGATTTATTAAAGTGTATTTTAAAAGCAATACACTTCTTAAGACAAAAGTCGTTGTCATATGGCTTTTGATAAAAGCGGTTATTATACTTTTTAATGTAGGCTACATTAAGAAGAACATATACAATATGACACACAATAAAGAATACCCGACAAGTTCTATTGCAGTGATACGCAACACTCATTTGATGAGCTGCATATGTACTTTTGTGGCGTTCCTTATTATAAAAGTTTGATAGGAGCTGATAAGAATGGTAAAAGTAAGCATTGAGGGTTTGTTCGAGGAAGTAGAAATGTTTGTAGAAAAGCTTGAAGAGGATGGATATGAGATTTATCAGGAAGAAGAAGGATTTTGTTTGAACCGCTATTCACCGTATATCTGTCGACATATAGGAATAATACTTGATGAGGATGAAGACGATGATGAAAGTTATGGAGATTTTTAGAAAGCACCGCAGAAATCACTATAGTGGCATGGGACAGTGTTTTTCATTGATAGAGCAACAGCTCTGTACAGAGGACTTGATAATCCATGACCCTAAGTCTAGTATCATAGAGGTGACGAAGGGGAAGATTTTGGTAGAGAAATAATGAAAGAGTTAGAAAAATTTATAATATTTGAGCCACTTGTAATTATCGAAATCATTTTGATTAATATCGATATTGATGTTACAAAGCCATTTGGCTTTGTGTTCAAAATCGTACTTTTTATATTAATTTTCTTGCTTTTTATTGCCATAATCACACTGTTCACAAGGGTTGTGTATTTTAGTGACGATAGCAAAAAAGTTGATAATAAGGTACACAGGAGCGTTACTTATAAATTAGCAAAGAAAAATTCAGAGAAAACTAAAAAAGATAAAGAGGAGTAAAAACAATGAGATTTTTCAAAAAACATTTCTTCTCAAAGCTTGCAAAACTGCACAAAAGGAATAACGATAGACCACAGATGTATAACCTAAATGGAATATCTTCTGACGGAAAAGTAGTGAAGCTTCCGTATATATCTGCCGATAAAGGTGGAGTTATCAGTATAAAAGGACTTCCTGTTGGAACGTATAAGTTCACTGAAGTTATAAATGATACACAACATTAATAAGTGTAAACCCGAGCGTGTGAAGAATTTCATACGCTCTTTTTATCTCAATGATTATTAATTTCAAAGGAGTGAGAAAAATGCAAAAAGAAATTGAAATAATCAAAGACGGCTTATCATACAGTGAGGAGCTTGAGTGCATTGCAAAACGTTTTGGTATGACGCAGGAGCAAACGCTTAAAGAGATAATTCATGAGATATACACAAGCTCAGTGACTTTTACAGGGCTACAAACAGCCATGGTATTGATAGGGGACTATGAGGAAAAAAGTAGTTTTGTTGAGTATGACGCTGACGGAAGAATTATATTTGATGATAACAGTTGCAGAGAGCTTGACTTATCTGATAGTGATACCGCTTTCTAAAATGCAGACAGAGGTATCTATGAAACAAAATCATGAATTTATTAATTTCAGACTATTAGTTTTTTGTTATGCATAAGTGTGTCACAGTGACACACAACTTAAAATCGCAAACCTGAGCGTGTGAAGAAATTCATACGCTCTTTTTATATAACCGAGAGGAGTAACCACAATGATTACTGAAACGCCAAAGAAATCTAAGTTTGATATCTTGGAAGAAATCATGATAGGATTTCAAGATGATTACGAAACAGACAATGCTCAGACCCATTGGGTGAAAACCTACAAAGGGCGGCGAGAGCGATTAATTCAGCTGCAAGAGGAAGAATGTGAACTACAAGCGAATGTAATTGATGACGCTCACGATCTAGGATTTGTTGAGGGCGTAAGATATGCGCTCAACATCATGGATATGACAGATACAGGCAAGAATAAAGCGCTTTTGGAGCGGCTCTTAAATATTCTTGAAAAATAAAAGAGGGGAAACTTAAATGGATAAGCACGATAAGTATGAAGCTGTAAAACAAGCATGGTTTGAAATCAATGAGCAGCTGAGGAACAATAAGCAGGAATACATTGATTATCTCAAATTTTCTGCAAAGATGTATAAGCAGCCGTATTCAGACGCTGTGCTAGTATATCAGCAGAATAGAAACGCAACAAAGATCGCTGAGTATAAGAAATGGGGACGTCTAGGGCGATATGTAAGACGTGGCTCTCACGGCGTTGCTGTTTTTGGCAAAAATCACACTTGCAGATATTTATATGACGTCACTCAGACAGGCGGCAAAGAGTTGCCTGAGATGTGGACACTTACTGACCGCAATACACCTGAGTTACTCAATACGATTAATAACCGATACAATATAAACGCAGGATCGGTCAAAGAATGTATCGAAGCAATGACAGCAAACAGTATTAATTCTGCGCCTATTGCTGAGTCAGTACAAAATGCAATATCTCAAATGGGACTTGACACAAAACAGGCTGAGATATACCGCCATTCACTGGATTCTGTTGTGCAGTTCGTTGTTTCTCAAAGATGTAATCTTTCAGGTAAAATAGATCTGCACGCCGATGTTGATGTAAGCGCTCTTGACCTTATCAAAAATGCAAGAGATATGATTCTTTTCAGCAGAGCTGTTCAGCACGCTGCCAAAGACACGCTGTTTGAAATTGAAAAAGAAGTTATCGCAATTGACCGCAAAAACGAAGCTCTTGACAATGCCAAAACCGCAAAGCAAGAAAGCACGTCTGATAGGGTTGACGATATACTCAAAGACCTTATAAGGCTTAAATTTTCGCAAGACCAGATACTTGCACTAAAGCAAGCGGTTGTGGCGGCTGCACAAAATGGCGAGCATAACATACGGCATTGGGTAAGCGTCCGATATTCGCCCGACGAACTGCGGCATATATCATCTTTATTATCTGATTACTATGCTCAGAGTGTCATTGAGCAAACACTCGATTCAAAGGGCATACTCAATGATTACTATACATATGTAAATGAGCTCAATGGTCGGCTGAAACTGTCAGATATGTTCTCTCAACATGACTATAGTGATGAACAAAAAGCCATGCTGCAGCAGGGCTTTTCTGAGGGAATTTCCATTACTGTTCTTAACGAGGTCGATGAACGGCTAACGGTAGACGAGATAAAAACATTCTTTGAGATGTTTCATCAGGCAGTTGACGGACAGATAGATCCACATGATGTTCAGATATATATTGATAAGACTGTAATAGAGCATTCAAAGCAGAACGTTCAAGCGGTTGAAGTCCAGGACAACTCTGTTGACACAATCTCAGCAGATGTTACTCAACAGGACAAAAAAATAGAACCATCAAGAATTATAGGTTTGGCTGAAAACCAGCTACGCCCTGCTGTTCCTAATAGCTCTACAAGCAGTATAACAGACTCCTCTGGAGTTGTCAAGAGTGAAAAAACATTTGCTGAACAGATAAATGATGTTTTAAATGGCGTATTCCCAAAATACTCAAATCTAAAGGTTTGTGATACACCACAAATTCTTGTGGATATCGGCTGTGATCGGCTTCCTATGTTGTATACGCAAAGGCATTTAAAAGACGCTCTACATGAAAAATCCCCGAACAATGCACATTGGCACGGCTTAACACTGGAACAGATATGTAATATCCCACATCTTTTAGAAAGCCCTGCCATAATAATGGACTCACTTTCTCCAAACAAAAGTGCTGATAAAAGTATAGTAATTTGTTTAAATAACGTTGATAATGATAATGCACCGATAATCGTAAGTGTTAAACCAAATGGGCAAGGCATTTATGAAATGGAAAATGTATCATCAAACTTTATCACAAGTATTTATGGAAAAGAAAATGGGTTTGCAAACTATGTTGAACGTGCTGCAAAATCAAATAATATTCTGTTTTGGGACAAAGAAAAAAGCCAAGCACTGTTCTCGTGTCAAAGGCTCCAATTGCCTGAGGCGATAAACAATCTTGACTCTAATATTATTATACACCAAAGTCGCAATATTGTCAAGGGTATGCAGCAGGAAAATAGTGCCGATATAAGTTCAAATGATGTTAAATCATTCACTACTTTATCCGAGCCTACGATAACCTGTGAATGGAGCGAAAGCAACTACTTTGAGGACGGCAAGACCTACAGTGTTGCAGAATTTGACACGCTCATGGAACAGGCTGACAGTGAAATGGTGGCAGGATCAAAGGCTGCAATAGAGAAGTACGGTTCAGCAAAAGCATGGTATGAAGCAGACGCTGATGACGAATTCTCACAGTTTATGGGCTATGATAAGGTCAAGTTTACTATCAATATGCCTGACGGACAAACGATCACTGAACGCCAGGACGCAGGTGACGGATACGGCGGCGTTATTGATTTTCTGAAAAGATACTCAATATACAGCTCGATCATACCTGAGCTTGAAGCTGCAAAAGCCGCACATATGGCAGACCTGGTCAATGAAGTGCCTACACCTACAAATGAAACACAGCCTGAAATAGACAAGCTTTTGGGCAGGCTTAAGCTTGATTGTGATTACTATCTGAAAACAGGTGCAGAAAAGCACTTGTGGGCAGAAACAGTTGAAAAACAGATAGCTAAGATCAATGAGCTGTATGAGAAAATGCCTGAAAACGCCTACTTCACCAGAGAACAGATTGATGATTATGAAAAGAAAATGCTGGCAATCAAAAATGGCGAAGTCGAAAAACCTATACCATATGAAACGCCTACAATTGCTAATAATGTTCTGTCTGAAGAAAAAAAGACAACACCGCCTGTTTCTGAAAGCACCCCTATATCTCCTACATCTGATGAACAGATTTCACTCTTTGAAACACCCCCTGCTTCTGAAACCGTCACTATACCTGATAAAGATGTCAAAACCGAAAAGGTAGAAAATCCAAAGAAAAATGTCAAGGCAAGCACATACCACTTTGACCCTGACAATGTTGTTGTGGGCGGAGCTGCTGCTCGATGTGACGCAAATATAGCTGCTATTGAAACATTGCTGAAAATAGAGAGTGAAAAGCGGCTTGCGACACCTGAAGAACAGAAGATAATGGCTAGATACTCAGGTTGGGGCGGAACTGCTCAGGCTTTTGTTGCGGATAATGAGAATGTTTCTGCTGACAGTTGGGGAGCAAGGCAGACTCGTTTAAGAGAACTTCTGACCGCAGATGAATATACCGCAGCAAGATCATCAACACTGACAAGCTTCTATACGCCGCCAGAAGTCATAGACAGCGTATATCTTGCTTTGGAAAGATTTCAATTTGAGGGTGGAAACATTCTCGAGCCTAGCATGGGCGTTGGAAACTTTTTTGCAAAAATGCCTGATGAAATGAGGGCAGAGTCAAAACTTTACGGAGTTGAGCTTGACAGCATTTCAGGACGAATAGCCAAGCAGCTCTACCCAGAGGATAATATCCAGATAAAAGGGTTTGAAAAAACAACATTCAAGAATAACAGCTTTGACGTGGTCATAGGTAATATACCTTTTGGAGATTATGGCATTGCAGACAAAGCCTATGACAAATACCACTTCAAAATCCATGACTATTTCGCTGCAAAAGCAGTAGATAAGGTGAAGCCTGGAGGAATTGTTGCCATTGTGACTTCAAAATTCACAATGGACAAGAAAAATGATAAAGCAAGAAAGTATCTTGCCGAACGCTGTGACCTTTTAGGCGCAGTAAGACTTCCCTCTGGAACGTTTAAAGACGCAGACAGTGTTACAACAGATATTATCTTTCTGAAAAAAAGAACAACAATGACCTCTGTTATACCAGACTGGGTACACGTTTCAGAAACAGCCAATGGCATTCCTTGCAATCAATATTTTGTGGACAATCCCGATATGGTACTTGGTACTATGGCGTGGGACGAGCGTATGCGAGGAAAATATGGTGCAGACAGCAAGGTAACGACCTGCTATGCAAATAGTGACACTCCCCTTGCACAGCAGCTCATAAATGCCATATCAAAAATAGACGGCGTTATTGATACTGTGGAAACTGAGCTTGACAATGGGACAGCTGAGATACTCCCTGCTGATCCAACTGTCAGGAACTTCACCCATACCATTGTTGACGGAGATCTTTATTTCCGTGAAAATGAAATAATGGTCAAGGTCACAGAAACAGGCAAATCGCTTGAACGCATGAAAGGGCTTCATACTCTAAGGCAATCAACTATGGAGCTTATCAATGCCCAGGCTGACGGCTGCACTGATGAACAGCTTGCAGAGCTTCAGAAGAAGCTCAACAGCACATATGACAATTTCAGAACAAAGTTCGGAAACATTACGGACAGCGCCAATTCACGCTGCTTTTCTAATGATGATGACTACAATACTTTAGCAGCACTTGAAGTTGTCAACGTGGAAAATAAGACAGTTGAAAAGGCTGCAATATTCACAAAGAGAACGATACTTCCAGATATTCCAGTTTCAAAAGTTGATACAGCACTAGAAGCACTTCAAGTGTCTATGGACAGATTGGGAAAGGTCAACATTCTCTATATGTCTCAGCTAACAGACACAACCCCTGAAGCAGTAATAGCTGATCTTGGTGACGAAATATTCAGAGATCCTGCCAAAATAAAAGATAATGACCCATATTCAGGCTATATAGAGTCATCTGAATACCTATCTGGAAATATTCGTGACAAGTTGAGAATAGCAAGAGAATATGCGGAACATATAGATGACAGCTATAACAAAAATGTAGAAGCTCTTCTAAAAGTCGTACCAAAAGACCTTGAAGCAAGTGAGATATATGTAAGGATCGGTGCTAACTGGATCGATGTTGCAGACTACAACAAGTTTCTAAATGAATATGCAAAAGCAAATACATTCTTTTACCCAGTCTCAAGAACAACGCTAGGCGAATATAAAATAGAAGGGAAAAACGCAGATCACTCCATCGCTGCAACCGAAACATTCGGAACATCAAGGATGAACAGCTATCAGATATTTGAAAATCTTCTTAATCAGCGTGATGTCTTGGTTCGTGACAGACGAGAGAGTGACGAAAAAGTATGGTACGAGATAAATACAAAAGAAACACAGCTGGCAAAAGAAAAGGCTCGTTTGATGAAAGAAGCGTTCAGAAATTGGCTGTGGAAAGATATGGGCAGGCGTGAAAAATACGTTGCAAAGTACAACTATCTGTTCAATTCCATAAGGGGCAGAGAGTATGACGGCTCACATCAAACCTTTCCAGGCATGAACACATCAATAACGCTGCGGAAACATCAATCAAATGCTATAATGCGTGCAAAGCTTGGTGGAAACACGCTCTTTGCACATGAAGTTGGTGCAGGAAAAAGCTTTGAAATGGTTGCAACTGTAATGGAGAAGAAACGTCTTGGTCTTATAAACAAAGCCTGCATAGTTGTACCAAAGCACCTTACGCTGCAAATGGCGAGTGAGTGGCTGCGGCTATATCCAAATGCAAAACTACTTGTGGCAAAACCTGAAGACTTTACCAAAGCCAATAGAAAGCGTTTTATTGCAAGATGTGTTACTGGTGACTATGATGCCGTGATAATGTCATTTACTCAGTTTGAAAGAATACCTATGTCAGACGAGTACAAAGAGCAGTTCATGCAAAAAGAACTTCACGATATCATGAGTGCGATATCAGAAACAGGAAAGAGGGATAAATCATCAGTAAAAGCCCTTGAACGTCAGAAGAAAAACATAGAGGAAAGGCTTGAAAAGCTGCTTTCTTCTCCAAAAGACTCATCATTGTGTTTTGAAAAACTCGGCTTTGACTATCTAGTGTGCGATGAAGCACATAACTATAAGAACTGCTTTGTTTCTACAAAAATGTCAAATGTGGCAGGCGTACAAACAACAGCAGCACAAAAATCAGAGGATATGCTGATGAAAACTCAGTACCTCAACAATAAGTACGGCTGCAACAATATACTTTTTGCTACAGGAACGCCTATAAGCAATTCAATGGTCGAGTTTTATGTCATGCAGCGTTATCTCAGACCAGATCTTCTTGAAAAAGCAGGATTGCAGAATTTTGATGATTGGGCGAGTACATTCGGTGAGGTGGTATCACAGCTTGAAATCAAGCCTGCGGGCAACGGCTTTCAGATGAAGAACCGTTTCAGCAAGTTTGTGAATATTCCTGAGCTTATGCAGATGTATAAGGAATTCGCTGATATTCAAACAGCGGATATGCTGAAACTTCCTGTGCCAAAGCTTGAAACAGGCAAGCCGATAGTAGTGACCTCAAAGCCTGACGAACGTCAAAAAGCATACATGAAAGAGCTTGCCACACGTTCTGAAACGATACACAGCGGTACTGTCGACCCACGGCAGGACAATATGCTGAAAATAACTCATGAAGCACGCTTGCTCGGTCTTGACACTAGATGTATTTTCAAAGACGCTCAGCCTGCACCAGACAGCAAAGTGATGAAGCTTATCGATAACCTCGAAAAGAACTACAGAAAAACTATGACAGAAAAAGGCGTGCAGATAGTATTCTGTGATATAGCGATCAACGAGGACGAAACACACTTCTCTGTGTACAAAGCTATAAAACAAGCGCTTATCGAGCGTGGAATACCAGAAAAAGAGATTTGCTTTGCAGGCGACGCAAAGACAGATAGGGCAAGAGATGAGATGTTCAAAAGCCTTCGCAAAGGAGAAAAACGTTTTATCATCGCAAGTACTTCAAAGCTTGGAACGGGCGCTAACATTCAAGATAGGATCTGTGCAATCCATCACCTTGACATACCGTGGAAACCATCTGACCTCACTCAGCAGGATGGACGTGGCATAAGGCAAGGTAATAGATTTTCACACGTCGGAATCTACCACTATCTTACCGAAGAGACGTTTGACGCATATATGATGGGTATTATAACAAACAAGGCAAAATTCATAAATCAGATCTTGACCTCAAAAAGCCCTGCAAGAGTTTCAGAAGATGTTGACGAAATGGTACTTACATACTCTGAAATGCAGGCTATAGCGAGCGGTAATCCTATGATAAAAGAGAAAATACAGCTTGACAATGATGTTGCAATGCTGAAAACCCTTGAAGCAGAACACAAGAAGTCAATTTATAAAATGCAGGAGTTGGCAGAGAAAACTTTGCCGAAGCAGATAACACATTACTCTGAACTTCTCGCAAAATCCAAGAGTGATATGTCTAAATATCAGGAACATCAGGCGTTAAACAAGGAGTTTGAAATGACAATAGGCGGTGTCAGATACGATAAGAGAGAAAATGCAGGAGAACAAATTGCCGTGGCAATGGCAAAATGTACTGCCACAGGTGAGCCTATAGAGCTTGGAACGTATCGTGGCTTTAAAATCACAATAGAACGAAATCCGTCAGCAAATACATTTTTTGAGCTTGATACGCCTTGTATTGCTGTTCTCCACGGAGAGCTTACTTATTCATGTGACGTTGCCACAGATAATGGCGTGGGAAATGTCAGAAGAATTGAAAATCTTGCAGGAATACAGATAAATCAGAAGCTGTGTTCTCTTGAAGAACAGCTTGAAAAAGCAAACAAGGATCTTTCAGAAGCTCAGCAAAATATGCTCAAACCATTTGAACATGGACAAGAATTAGCCGAAAAGACAAAACGTCTTGAATATGTCAATGCACAGCTCAGCGGAAATTCTCAGAATAAAAACCACACTCCTGAAAGTGCTATAGAATTTAGGTTTCATAACAATAAATATCAGGCATTGATCGGCACTAAAGACAAATCAGAATGGTGCGATGTAGTATCAAAGGGCGGCAAGCTCATCGCTTCATCAGATACAAAGATCTATAATCTGTCTGAAAAAGAAAGCGACCAGTTTCGCAGCTATGTTTTTAACGGTGACAAAACTGTCACAAGCAAGAATAATTCCTTACTGGAAAAACTTAAGCCAAAGGCGCTTAAATTATAAAACATTGAGAGGAGGTGAGGGTATATGATAGACAGAAGATACGAATCAGGCAAAAGCTTTGTCATGTACTCTAAAGAGGAGCTTGAAGCCGCTCGGCGAACAGATATGGTCACATTTCTCGAAAGCCACGAGGGTTTCAGCTTTAAATCGTCAGGCGGTTGGTATATAGGGATAGAGCATGACAGTCTTAAGATCAATCCAGACCGCTATACCTGGCACTGGTATTCAAGAGATCTTTACGGAAAAGGTGCTATCGACTGGCTCTGCAAGGTCGATGGATACGATTTTAAAGAAGCTGTTTCTCGTCTAATAGGCAACACCAGTATACGAGCTTCTCCTGAAATGAGAAAAGCAGTAATCAGTGAACATCACTATCAGAAAAAAACTAAAAAGGCAGAATTTAAAGCTCCGCCGCCCATGCAGGGCAAATGGCGAGAGCTTTTCGCTTATCTTAACATAACGAGAAAGCTTCCAGCTGACATAATAAATTATTGTGTCAGCAATAAGCTCATATACCTCGATGTTAAAAAGCGAGCTATTTTCTGCGGCTACGATAAGTTTGGCTCAATGAAGTTTGCAGAAGCAAAGATCACAAACACATACAACAAATACTATCCGCAGAACATTGAAGGCAGCATGAAAGAATACAGCTTTTATATCCCTGCTAAACCAAGTGCGTATGGTTATGACCCTACAAAGCTTTATGTGTTTGAAGCACCCATAGACCTTTTATCTCACGGAGCTTTAATGCAGCTTTCAATGAAAAAACAGTGTGCAGCAGTTGGAATGTCTGAAATGTATCGTCCTGATTGTTGGCTTGGAATAAACAGGGTATCACTATCAGGCTGCTCTGATATAGCACTTAAACAAAGACTATCTGATGATCCTCGGATCAAACAGATAGTCTTTTGTCTTGATAATGATGAAAGAGGACGTCAAGCAACAGAAAAGCTAATGTCTGACTATTCTGCAAATTACACTGTAAAAGTGAGCATACCGCCTTACGGCAAAGATTGGAACGATACGCTGAAATTTATTGTAACGTCGAAAAACAAAAAACAAAATACGGAGGAATAATTATGAAAAAAACAATTGAGAAAATCAAAGGAAAAGGCATAAAGCTTAGCGCACGAATTTTCGGAGCAATGACGGCTTGTTTTTCAACGATCGTGGCAGCTTATGCTGACGTTGAAGACACAGAAGCAGGCGGAGTATGGTCTAACATAGCAGCGTGGATAAAAAAAAATAAGGATGGTTTGTCCATTGTTGCAGAGTCACTTATTGGTTTGTGTGTTGTAGGCGTAGTTATATGCCTCAGCACAAGCGGCAAACAAGGTGTCGCTAATGTAAAAACGTGGCTCATCGCTTTAGTTTCTGCCATTATTTTGCTTGTTTTCGCAGACCAATTCTTGCAGAGTATGGGCGTGGGTTAAATCAAAAGGACACACATTTGTGTGTGTCCGTAAAAACGCTTATCTATAGTGTTTCTACGAGCATACACAAACAAAAAGCACACGAAAGGAGCATAATTTTGAAGTACATGAAAACAAAAAAGGTGTGGTATCAACTCATATTTATAGCTGCCATAGTAACAAGTGGCTTTGGAAGCTTGGAGGTATGGGCAGCCGAACGATCAGGATATACTGGCTGTTCTTCAAGTATTCTAAAAATGGTAACTGTCCGAAATCAGTTTCGTGATCTGTTACGGAATATCGAATTTAACATTCTGAGTTTTCTTGCAGATGTAATTGACTTTTTTGATAAAGCTATCAGCGCCCTGCTCAAGCTCAACTTTTTTGATTATCTGTCAGATGAATTCAGCTTTGGTAAAATGGGAACTGTCATAATAGCAGTAATGAGCCTTGCGCTCGTTTTAGGAGCTTGTGCATTAGTAGTTTACCACAATAAGATCCGTGTATCTGACTTTCTTATGAGCATACTCGTTTCATCTATACTTCTTGTGGCATTTCCTACATTTATATCTTCCTGCAACTCTCTCCGCAGCAAAGGTGTTGATGTAGCTCAAAACATTAAGATAAACGATCAATCTGAGCAAGCAAGTGTAAACAGTGACGGAACAGTTGCTATAGGAACACTCGGAAAAGATCTTTTAGCTTCAGGAATATATGACGTCGAGAACAGCGTTGACCTGAAGAAAAAAATGAATTACCTTGACACTGTAGGAAGTTCTGGAAATATAAAAGATATCGAGATAACTGGTGGTATTGCGCCTGATGATGATAAACCATGGACTACCTATTATATCACTGATGTAAATGATGTATACCCTGCCCAGAAAAAATTTAATGACCTGACAACAGAAAACATGATGTCCCTGCTCGGTCTTGAAGATGAATATAATATTCTAAAAAATGCAGACGGCGAACTTATACTTAGCGCTGATTATGGCGCAAATATGCAGGTTTACTGTTCTGTATACAGCACATCAGGCTCAATATACGGAAGCGTTCTGTCTGAAAAAGATTATGAAACATTTTTATCAGCTTCTATTGGGGACGCTTGTCCTTATGGTGCTACACTTGGAGATCTGCATTATCCAGACGGCAGCAGGATAACAAATGTCATTAACTATAATACATATCTTCGTGACCTTATAGCAAACCACCCTGCTGTAGCTGCCGCAGGCAAAACGCAGGAAGTTGGAGCAAACGCACACACTGTTGAAGAAGCGCTTGATATCATAAAAAATGATGTCATAAGAAATCTTAACATAGCTGCAAACACAAGGACTGCTAAAGAAGCAGAGCCTGTTAATGCAACATATCAAGCTTTTCCGCTCTTTGATGAAGAAGAATATGACAATCTTAATTCTTTAGAACAAGTTATAAGAAGAAATATTACTAGCGGATACACATATGACAGCTTGTACTATTATCACATAGACTTCTGGTCAACATTCGTACTTATGATAGCAGTAGCTATTTGTCTTATCTTCAGCGGAATAAAAATAGCAACTACCCTTTTTGAGATAATGTTCTCACAGCTAATAACACCTTTTATAATAGCAACTGATCTTAATGGCTCAGGACGTGCAAAAAAGGCGATTCAGAATATGCTGCTTTCAAATATTATTCTTATGATAGTTGTAATACTTTTAAGAATATATATTGCAGTTATATGGGGCGTAAAATCTTCTGAATATGGTGATAATTTTGCAGTAATGCTTATTGTAATAATAGCAGGAGCAAAATTTGTTATAGACGGACCTGAGATACTGACTAAGCTGTTCGGCATTGATGCAGGCGTTAAGTCAGGTGCAGCCACAATGATGGCTATCAACCAATCAATGCAAATGGGCAGTTATGCCACAATGGGACTTGCTCGTGCAGGAAGCAGCGTTGTACATGGGGCAGGAAGTGTTGCAAAGCATACCGCAAGCAGCGCAGCAGGAGCAGTAAAAGGCTTTGCAGGCGGCGTATATGGTGGTATACACGGCGGTGATACTACCCCTGGAAAAATAGGAAAGGCTTTAGGCGGAGCGGCTGCTGGAACTGTAACAGGTGCTGTCGGTGGAGCTTTTGGTCATACTAATGCAGGAGCAAAGGCAGCTTATGCAGCAACAAATCCAAGCTCAATAAAAGATACATTCTCAAATGCAAAAGACAACATTGCCAATAACGTAAAAGAGTCTGTAGGAGAGGGCTTTTCATCAGGCGGCGCAGGCAGCGCTTCAAAGGGTGCTGACGGAAAGGACGGCTTAAATGGCACTAACGGCATGAATGGAGCTAAAGGCGACAGAGGTGTGCAAGGCGCAGCAGGCAAAGACGGCACAAATGGAACTGACGCAAGAGCCGATAACAACAGTGGAAACAGCAACAATAACAGCAATAATAACGGCACATCTCAGCCTGCCCGTGGCAGTGGCTTTGACGTTTCAAAAGCTGCAACAAACAATAATAACAGCAAATCCGACACATCAAAAGGAAATGGATTTAAGGACAAGGGAGGCAAGTAACATATGGGAGTAGTACCTAAAAAGACAAAAGCGGAACAGCGTATCTTCCGCCATATCAACCTTACAAAAATAGTCGGATTGATAGTAACACTAATGGTGTCATCACAGTTAGCCAATATCATGGTAAGTCCCAAACTAGGCATTCCATTTATCATATTCTGTAGTGTGATATTTCTCATAATGAGCGGAAAAAGCCCCTCTGATCCATGCAAAAGCTTTGCTGAAGCATGGCTTGAGTGGCTCAGTTTCCTAATGACAAATAAAACTCTGCATAAGCACCAAGGAGGAGAGATCAATGATGAGGAGATCATCGACGCCGAAAAGCACGAATAACAAGGTCAATGGTAAAGGTTTTTCAAAAAGAAAAGCACATAAGAAAGCTGCCGAAGACCAATCGAGTATAATGTCACGTCTTTCATTTGAAAGCATTGAAAACGGCATTGTGACGCTTAAGGTCAAAGGAAAATCACTTAAAATGGGTGTTCTTGCCGTATCAGGCATGGATATATTCGATCTTAACGATTATGACCGCAATACAGTTTTCAATAATTTTGCCAAGGCAACTTTATCTATAGGCACTGATCACAAATACGTTTTCACTTCAAAAACTCCGTATCTTGCTAATCAGAAAGCCTATATAAAGTATAAAATGCAAAAAAGCATCAATAGGTATTCAGAATATCTGCTCAACGAACAGCATGATATATTTGAAGATTTTGAGGTAAGCCATTATGACCGAATGGCTTATCTTTTTATCTATTCTGATGACGAGAAGAAAATATATACTGGCGCTCAGAGGTTTATAAACCACATGAGAGATGTTGATGTATCATGGTGTTCAACCGAAGAAATAATCGTTACGCTCAATAAGCTTATCTGTCTGAATACAGAAAATCAGCAGTTGTCCGAAAATGGAGATCTTAATGAAACTATCCTGCCTGAAACAATAATATTTAAGCCAAACTATTACAAGATAAATGATGTGTTTGCTCAGACAGTGGTAGTGTACGATTATGCAGCTGAGATAGATGACCTTAGACTTGCTCAGATAGTTACACAATCGAATGATACGATAGTATGGGACGTTAATGTGGCTGATAAAGAAACTGTATTAGATGAACTTAGTTCTTCCCTGCGAGAGTTAGAGTCACGAGGAGGTATAATTCAGGACGCCACAGAAAAGCTCGATACAAGCACTGAATATCAGAAGCTAGAAATGATATACCAGAACATAAAAAATGGCAATGAGCAGATATACTATGTAACACTCAGATTTATTGTAAGTGATACCGATCTAAACTCACTGAATAAACGGACACAGGAACTGATCCACGAGCTTGAACTCAGCGGTTTGGCGGCGTATGTTCCAACAAATATAATGCAGCATGAGTTTTTATCCACCATTGATAAGAGCAATACAATAAAAACTCCTTTCCCAGTGTTTGATACCTTGTCACGTCAGTTTCCGTTTTACTATCAATCACATATAGACGATACAGGGCTTTTCTTTGGCTTCACGGAAACAGGCGGTCTTAATATTCTCAATACCTTTAAACGGACTAAAAGTCGTAATTCCTTTGACCTTTTGGCAATAGGACTTAAAGGCGGCGGTAAATCAGTAACGCTGAAATCAATGCTTGAAGACCAGCTGCTTATAGGCAATAAAGTAATGGTACTTGATATCGAAAGCGAGTATCAACCTATGGCAAAGGTCTATGATGGTCAAACCATAAAGATAAACAGCAATTCAAGGATAAATCCTCTGCAAATATGTAAAGTTGTAGACTCACGAGTTGATGATGAGATATCACCAGAGGACGAAGCAAGAGAAAATTTTGCTTCTGAAATGTCAAGAATACGCACATTTATGTCAATGTATATGCCAGAAATAGATATGTACACTATGGAAATCTTTATGGATCTTGTAACTGAATGTCTGTCAGACAAGAGTATTTTCCCTGAAACAGATGTTACATATCTTGATCCGAAACAGTTTCCGTCTTTTACAGATGTAAACAACAAGCTTCACGAAAAGCTCAGCAACAGGACAGGTATGCCAGAAAGAAAATATGAAGCGTACAGCAATATTCAGGTGTATATAAAACAGCTTTGCGGTAAAGGTGCATATGCAGGAATGTTTGACGGAGCGACTAATGTTGATGTAAAAAACAATGACCTGACAATCTTTGATGTTAAGAGCATAAGTGAAATGGCTGAGAATGTATACAACGCTCAGCTTTTTAATATTCTCACTATTATGTGGTCAACGATATGCAAAAACATAGGCTACAATCAAAACCTTATCAATCCATGGGATAAAAGAAATGTTGTGTGTCTTATTGACGAAGCTCACAGATTTATCTCAGTGAAATATCCACAGGTAACAGAGTTTATTGAAAAACTTGTTCGCCGCACAAGAAAATATTTTGCAGGATTATGGTTTGCAACTCAATCAATATTAGACTTTATTCCTGACGGAAACATCACAGCAGCAGGCTCTATAAAAGTCATTTTCTCCCTAGTTCAATACCGATTGGTGCTTAAACAATCGCCTGAAAGCATTGAGATATTGCACCAAGCCTTTCCGCAATTCTCATATACCGAGCTTAAAGAAAGCACAGCATTTGAGCCTGGTCAAATGCTGTTGTCATTAGGAGCAGGCAGGGACAAGCTGCATTGCAGAAGAATTGTTGGTGCAAGACAGCTTCTCTATATGGGCAATGCAGAGGACAGAATAGAGATAATCCACAACTGCTTTTCTCACTATTACAACGAATATTCTAAGCAGGAATATGGACTTATGTTGAGAAAAATGGACTCTGATTATTTCAGGAAATGCTTCCTTGCAGAAACATATTCCTACCTTAGAATGGAGCAAAACATAAGTCATTATATTGACGCAGTTATAGTTCAAATGGTGGATAATCTTATCAAAGAACTTCTTCAAGCTGCAGGAACGGAGGCGGCACGATGAAAGTAGTAAGTCCTAAAAGCAGCAGTAAAATATATATAATATTTACTGTTGTGACAGTGTTGTTAGCAGCATTTTTTCTCACATCGAACAGATGGATGCAATCAATTACATACAAAAGCAAAAGCGATAATTATAATCAGACGCTAACTCTTAATTGCTACAATATAAAGATAACAGACGCTTCTTACCACGATAATATTTGCGAATTTGTTTTAAAATGCCGCCTTTCTAGCAGTGATACTAGGGCAACATATCCCGAAATTAAGACGATAAGATTTGATGATGATCTAACAGAGTATAAGTTCACAGTCAGCGAAAAATATGATGATTATTCAAGAAAAGTAACAGTGAAAGACCCTCCGTCCGACTTCAAGATAATGCGTGTTGTTGTCAGATCTGCTCTGCCAGATACAAAATATGCAGACGCATATGATGAATTTGGAGAGAAGATACCTGCACACACTGAGAAAGGAAAAGGGTACATTAGAACGATAACTATTGACCGAAAAGATATGCAGAAAAGTGCAATAAAAATTGTCCCAGGCAATACTGAAAGCCGTACACAAACGAGTACAGCAAGCAGTATTTCAAGCACAACAAAGCCAAAAACCACAACAGCACAAGCTGTCGCTGTGACTACAAAGGCTACATCACAAACAACACATAACGTCAGCGAAAAGGCGGCAGAAGAGTCACAAACAAGCACAACTACTTCAACCAAACATCAAGCTGCAACAGCAGAAAACAACACAAGACCGCAGGAGACAAGACGATATGATGAGCCTGCATATGCCCCAGAACAGACTACTGGCGCAACACATAATGAGCCTGCTCAAACACTTGCTCCATCTGCAAAGCTGACAGAGCAAGTAACAACTACAACAACGCAGCCTAGAGTCTATTCTATAAAGCTTGCTACAGATTTTGAGTATAATGACGTTCAGCTTAAAGTGGGAGGACGCACTCAACTTCGTGCAGAGATCGAGCCTGACAATGCCATTAATAAGAACGTAAAATGGGAGAGTAACCGTCCTGATATTGCAACAGTTGACAGTAACGGCAATGTAACAGCCGTATCAAAAGGCAAAGCTATCATAACCGCAACAACAGAAGATAAGGGCTTAAAGGCAAGCTGTATGATAACAGTTAGCCAATAATGAAAAGAGGTAATCAGAATGACTTTTAATAATTCTTCAAACAAAGTAAGAGTAATAGGTTTTATCGTTTCTGATATAAAAAACTTAAGTGCCTATGCTATCGAATTTCTTATCGCAGTGCCTAGAAAGGCTAAAAAAGGCGAGCAGAGCTTTAACGATGTTTTCACTGTATACGTTAATGAGGAAAGCACAATTTCCTTTGCAAGAAATCATTTGCGCAAAGGCAGCGTGATAGTAGTTAAGGGAGAACTGAGGACTTTTAAAGATAATAACGTGAAAATATGCAGCAGTGATATAACCATCTCGTCACAGAACAAGTGAGGTAAAGTGCTATGGAAAATATACTTTTTGAGTACCCTGTCAATAACGAAAACAGTTCTTTTGATGATGAATTTCAAGTTCAAAAAGCAAGAACTAACAAGATAAAATACACTGTTATAATCGCAGTTTTTTGTGCATTGGTAATGTATTTTTTATCTGCACTTTTTGCAAAAGCAGCACTGCTTTTTTATTTACTTACAGCGTTTTTTACTATCCTTGCAATGGTAACAGGAAAGATGTTTGTGAAATATCCAAGGCATTTTCTTTATATAAAGGCAACGGAAAATGAACTGCAGCTTGCTTACTATAAAGATAAAAAAGAGGATTACCACTTCCAATATAACAGCATTGAAGAGATAAAGTTTGCAGACAAAAATTTCACTGCTGTATATATAAAAGAAGAAGGACGTAAACCATATTACTTTGAATTAAATAAGTGGACACCTGAGCAAGGCTTTTTCCTTTACACCATACCGCAAATTCTCCCTAACGTGTTCAAGGGCAACAGCAAAGAGATAGCAAAAAAATATGGTGATGAAGCTGATTTCTACAATGAAGTATATAAGGAGAGTAATTGAAAATGGATATAATCATACGCAATATTCCTGAGAATATGATAGATAAACTAGACAATATAGCAAAAGCTGAGGACTTATCACGGAACGCATTACTTACAAAACTAATATCAGATTTTGTGAAAAGCAATGACGATTTTGTTGTAAATATTCTTCCGCCTATCGTTCGTGCGTTAGTAAATCAGGAGCTTGACCGCCTTTCAGAGGGTGCAAATTCCACTATAAATAATGTGCATATTGCAGCGCAAAAAATTATAAATACAACAGAAAAAATCGAAAATCTTCTTACAGAAACGATAACAAATTCTGAAGAAAACTCAATTACAAATGAAGAAATTCTCAGGATGCTTGAAATTTCGGACAAAGAAAGTTCATAAATAAGCCTGTTTTGTTTACACAACAGAAATATATACAGATTATTACAGCATGAAAATTATATAATTCGTATATAAAGAGGTAAATAGAGGAAGTTTTCGTATATAAATCATATATAAATTTTGATTTGCAATATATATAAAATATATAAATTACAATTATATACAAAAAATCGTATATAAATCGTATATAGAAAAAGACCCGATGATATCACAGTATCCCACCTGAAACCTCGGTTCTACCGAGGTTTCCAGCAGGCACGATATCGTGCCTTTATGCTCTTGACCCACACCTCTAACTTAGATATCACAAAATAAAATCAAACTACACGGAAAGGTTGGATGAAAAAATGAAAAGCAAACCTATCAATAAACTGCTGTCTTTTTCAGAACTACATTATCAAAGGTTTTTAAAGATAATGGAGCTGAACGGAATTAAAACATACAGCAATTGTCTTGCGTTTCTTATAGACAGTGCCTACAATAACATCAAACAAACACCAAACGATGAATGTTTGAAAAACATTCAAGATAACATTGAGAAGCTGCTGACGATTGCAAAAGAAAATAACAGCATGATATATCAGGAACGTGACGGAATTAATACGCTTCTGCACTTCTACGAAGTGCAGGAATTCCACTCAGCTGACAAGCGTCTGAGTGACAGCGAACCGCATGACGTCATGTCACGATCAAATGACAACTACAAGAGCATCGTACATCAGCGCTCAGTTGATAAGGGTGCAGACTCCCTGCAAGACGAACAGAGTGACTAATAATGACACCAGGAATATTTCACAAATGCAAATTCGTATACAAGTGGCGAATAAGCGGTGACGGTGGCAACAAGATATTCGATTTTCTGGACTATATGCTCCGCCCTGAAGCTTTTGAGCCGAACAAACACGCCAACGAAATGGAGTATGTATATTCAGAATTTGTGCCAAACGAGAAAAGTCAGGCTCAAAACATAAAAGCTGAACGCTCATTAGGTGCTTTCACAAGCACACAAGATAGTCTGACTCCTGCCGATATAGACAAGATACGTCAGCTTGAAGCTGTCAGCCGCTCTGAGGGCTGTCCGAAATATGCAGGAGTTATCTCATTTGATAACGCATATCTGCGGCAGAATAATTTCATAGTCGGCAATCAGCTCAACCGCCAGGCACTTATTGAAGCCGCACGAAAAGGCATTAACAAAATGATAGACAAATCAGAAAAGCTAGATGCAAGTAACTGCTACTGGGTCGGCAGCATTCACGTCAATACAGGTAATGTACATATCCATTATCAGCTTCTTGAATATCACCGACTTGAAGATAGACGCATTACATACAAAAACAAAGGTCAAGACGATATCGAGCAGAAAGCTTTCAACGCTTTGAAAACTGAAATGACGCACTTCATTGACAAAAGTGCCGCCGCTGCTAACCTTACTGAATTTCAAAGAAACGTGCTTGCACCTCATATCAAGTCCGAGTTTGCAAGCAGTATTCAAAAAATAAACGCACTTATCGACAAGCTTCCTGATGACCTAAAAAACAGCGGCAAGCAGTGGTGGTATGCAAAACAAAATGATGTGACAAAAAACGAGATTGACAGTTGTATCAGATCTGTCATATCAGAAAATCAAACTTTGCAAATAATGTTTGACACATATCTTCATAAGCTCGACAGCACACAAGCAATGTTCCGAAACAGATACGGACAAAATTCAAGGTGGGCTGAGTATAAAGAACATCAGCTTCATGATCCGTCAGGTTTTTACTCCAGAGTAGGAAACTCATTTCTTTCTATCTGCCGAGAATACTACAACACAAAGAATGTCAATTTTGAACCACCTGAGGATCTGCAATCCCATATAAATCTTGATAATACTTCTTACTTTCCAAAAACGAAAACGTATCTGTCTGAAAAAGAAAGCGAAGGCTTTTCTGAGAAAAATGAGCCTGACTACAACAACGGTATTTCCTCGCAGAAATCAAATGTGTATCTGTCTGAAAATAAAAAAGATGATTTAGAGGATGCTATGCCTTATGACTCTTTAGAAAACTCTGATATCCCTGATGATTTGGAAATGTACCTATCTTCAAGAAATTATGATGAGTTGTATGAACCAAATGCTCCTGACTACAGCACGGATATTTTTCCGCAAGAGCCTGAAGCGTATCTGTCTGAAAATGATAAAAGCGATCAGGCAGTGGAACGTCTACGCATAGATTGGAGCAAGAACTATAAGCTTGCTCTCGACTATATGTACGGAAATGAACAGAACAAATCAGCAGTCATAAAAAAAGACCCCGAAAAAGCTTTTGAAATACTCTCAATAGAAAGCAAAAGCGGAAATATTATCGCAACATATGACATAGGCAAGCTTTATGACAGCCAAATGCTAAAATCCAATGACGGCGATACACTAAGTCAGCAATATTACAGCAAAGCCTTTGAAGATTTTCACAAGCTGCTGTCCATAGTAAGCATGAGTGATGACAAACGTGATAATTGGACAAAGTCCTATCTCAACTATCGCATAGGTAAAATGTATGAATATGGTCTTGGCGTTACTCAAGACTATAACTCAGCCATAGAGCATTATAAGCTGTCTGAAAATAAATATGCTTATTTTGCTCTCGGAAACATATACAAATACGGCTCTGGTGTTGAAACAGACTATGCCAAAGCATTTGACTATTATATGCGCTCACTAAGCAGCAAAGGCGGAATGCCCTTCGCAAGTTATGCCGTAGGACAAGCTTATGAACTGGGTCAAGGAGTAGAAAAAGACCTATCAAGTGCGCATAATTTTTACGCTGAAGCTTTAACAGGTTTAGAGAAAGTATTCACTAAAAACCATGACGATAATATCAGCTACAAGATAGGTATGATGTATCTGAATGGCAAAGGAACGGATATAGACCTTGAATGTGCTGAAAAATATCTGCTGCTCTCGGCGGACTCCAATAACTATAAAGCACAATATATGCTCGGTAAGCTCTATCAGAGCGACAGCAAAAAAGATCTTCAAAAGGCTGAAAAAGTTCTTATAAATGGTGCTGAAAACACACAGGATAAAGCAGGATTGTGTGAATATAGTCTTGGCAAGCTGTATCTTTCACAAGAGAGATATGACAAGGCGGCATCATACTTGGAACGTTCAGCAGCAAAAGATAATTACTATGCAGCATACACTTTCGGAAAACTGTATCAAGAGCAATTTAACGATAATACACAGGCTGAGAAATACCTTATTCAAGCTGCCGATCACAAAGACGATACTATGGGTATAGCAGCTTATCGCCTCGGCAAGCTGTATCTGTCTGAAAATAACAGACGAAAAGCATTGCAGTATTTCACGAATGCCGCTGACAAAGATAGCATACCTGGAATGTATGCTGCAGGGAAAATTCTTCTTGATAGCAGAAAATCAGCAGAAGTTTCAAAAGGAATACGCTACCTTTCATCAGCCGCCGATAAGGACTTTGAGCCTGCGATATACACTCTAGGCAAATACTATAGCTCATTCAATAATACAAAAGCTAAAGAATACCTTAAGCGTTCTGCGTTTGAATACAACGATCCAAATGCACAGTATATTCTTGGAAAAGTGTATCTGTCTGAAAATAAAAACGAAATGGCTGAAAAGTGCTTCCGTCAGTGCGCTTTAAACGGCAACAACAGTGGACAGCTCGCTTATGGTTTAATGCTGCTTCGTGACGGTCAAAAGAAAGCAGCATATCAATGGCTGAGAAAGTCAGCACGCTCAGGCAATGACACTGCTAAAAAGATAATAAGCGGTAAAAAAGCGGATATACCATTTGAATTCAGACTAGCAGGCTGTATGCAGGCGCAGAGGACACTTCTTCATAAATCATCAAGTATGCTGCGCAACGCCCTTAAATCTGAGGAAGCAAAAACCGCACGTCTTATGAGAGAATTTGAGATCGAGCAGGAAATGGCGAAAGCAAAAGAACAATATCATAGCATATAAAGGGGAACTAATATGGATCTTGAAAAACTTAAGCGCATAAAAAATCTTATCATCGCAAAAATACTTTTTGTATTTGGTTGGATCTATGATCTTGCTATGCGTATTTTAAATGCGGTGAATAAAACACCTATTGAAAAAGACAAAGACCGCCGAAATGTCAGAATAAAACAATTTGCAATAGCTACATCGATACTATATGTGATCTTTAACAGCATTTTTATTTACATCTTTAAAAGTATGCGCAGGGTAAGCCTTAACGGACGCTCTGGTGAATACACAAGCACTCACTTTATGCCGTGGAACATCATTGTTCCGTCAGGATTTATGATGTTCATTTTTGAGATTATCCTGACAATGGCAGTAGGATTGTGTATAACAGTAAAGCTCCATACTCTGTGGCGTATGAAGAATGACAGCAAGGACATCAAGGGCGATAATAAATTCATGGAAGATAACGAGCTTCTTGAACACTTTCAGGCAGTCCCTATGGATAATATCAATTCAGCAGAACAAGCTGGTATGCTCATTGGTGAAAGCAATGGTATGTACTATGTTGAAACTGGTACATACAACACAATGATAGTAGGCGCTCCTCGTTCAGGTAAAGGCGAATGCTATGTGCTGCCAAGTATGCGGCTTATGGCTAACTCAAAAAATAAGCCCTCGCTTATCATAAACGATATGAAAGGCGAGTTGCTTGAACTGACATATGAAGATTTTGCAAATAACGGATATAAGATAGTCACTCTTAATCTTATCGATACGGACCGATCTGATTGTTGGAATCCTCTACAACTTATCATTGACGAATATCTCGCTGCAAAACGGAGCGGAAGCAACGATCTTTCACAAACCTCTAAGCTTGTCAGCTCGTTTGCCCACTGTCTTACAGACGATGTACAAAGTGAAGCAATATGGACAGACTCTGCAAGGTCACTTTTAAGCGCCTTGATATACTATTTTCTTGATAAAGGCTATGAAAAAGGTGATATGTCAAACGTTAATATGTACAGCATAACAACATTCTTCACTGAATTTGGCGTATATAATACAGTGATCGAGGACGAAAGCGGCAATAAGAAAATGGTCAATGCTCTCGATGAACTGTTCAATGCGCTGCCTGTGGGCTGTCTTGCAAGAACATCCTATTCAACGTCAAAGTTCTCCCAGGGCGATACACGTTCTTCAATATACACTGTTCTCTCCGCAGACCTTGAGATCTTCATGACGGATATGGGTGTTCAAAAGCTGACATCTAAAAATGAAATAAACTTTGCTGACCTTATCAATGAAGATCAGCCTTGCATAATATATATGCTTGTGCCGTATGAGGAAAAATCACGTTATGTAATAGCTTCAATGTTTGCAGACCAATCCTTTATGTACCTTGCAAAGCAGGCAAGAAAATACCAGGGCGGCAAATTGCCACGAAAAATAGAGTATATCTACGATGAGTTTGGTCAAATGACAAAGCTTCCTGACCTCAGCAGCAAAATGAATGCTTCTCCAGGAGCTAACATTCTGTTCAATCTCTTTCTGCAGGACTATGGTCAGCTCAAAAAGTATGATAAAGAAGAGGACGGCATAAAGGGCGCTTGCAATATTCAGATATACATACTCTCTCTTAACGGAAACACGAACAAGGCTTTTTCTGAAATGATAGGAAATGAAACTATAAACTATCTTACATTCAGCGGCAGCCTATATGGCTTTATCGATCACCAAGGCGAACACGTTGACCGCAAGGCTCTGCTCGATACCACACAGCTGTCTAAGCTTCCTTTTGGCACTGCCATAGTTAAGAAAATGCGTTGTGAGCCAATACGAACTAATATCACACCTTATCACCTTATCGAGAATAAGCCGCCAAGAATACCTGTCGAAAATCTGCCTATAAGAAACCATAACATAAACCTCTCTGCTGTGCTTTACCCATATGATGAGCTTTGGGACAGTTTGGGCGTTATAGGCAATCAGTATAGACTTGATAAGCTGAAAAATAATGCAGAAAGTGCTATGAACAAATACTATATGCAGCTTAATGATATTGAGAAAATAAAGGCTGCCGGCGGAGCAGTTTCTGAGCTTATGTATAAAGCTGCATTAGAACTTGAAAAACAGGCAAGTCAGGCGCAGCGTCAGGTCATAGAGTATCAGCAGCATATCCAACAGCTCAAAGAATTTCGTAATAATGAAACACGAAAAATATTTGCCAAGGCTTATTCAGACAATGGCTTTCAAGAGGAAGATGACGGCTTTGATGAAAGCACAGACGAGCTTTATCTCCCCGATGACTTCCCTGCTTCTCAAAGCGAACTCCCATATGTAGATATATCTGCACTGCTCTATAAGGTCAATGGACTTGCAGGAGATGAGCTTAGCAGCCTTATTGAAAAGAAAAACTATGCCGCTGCAAGGGGCTACATAAAGAAAATACAGAAACGTCCTGATATACGCAGCAATTTTGTTGTCGATGAATGGGCGGCACTGGAACAATACATTAATAATGAGGAATTGAAAAATGCGAATACCTAACAGCTTTGTTACACGTTTTACACAGGCATCAGACTTGAAGCTTGCCTGTGTATTCTATAGTCTTATCCACAAGAATACAAAAAGAAATCTGCTTGGCTATGAGATCACAGTCAAGCAGACAACTCTTGTGTCACTATGCGGCTTTTCAGTATCCACTGTTAAGCGTGCGGCAAGCTCACTGCTCAAGAGTGGATTTATCAAGTCACAGAAGCGCCAGACAAATGCTCCTGGAAAGCTTGGCACATATACATACACTATTGAAGCCGTATCTACAGCTTCTAAATATTTTACCATCGATAAAAAGCTTATGAGCAGATTGAATGGAAATGAATTCAGAGTTTATGCAGTGTGCTGTAAGCTGGCTGACAGCTCGCACAAGAGTTTTTTCCAAAGCTATAATGATCTATCTAAGCTTCTTGGCATGAGCCGTCAGGACGTTCTCAGGACGATAGAAAAGCTTGTAAAAGGCAAATTCATTCGTAAGAAAAAAATCAGAACTCGTGTAGGTGATTTTACAGACAACACATATACTGTCTGCATATATGTTCCTCACAGCAGAATAAAAAAAGCCCCCCGCCGCTCAAGCAGGAGGCAGAGCATTCATTGCTTTACAATGAACACAACCATCAAAAACACAAGTTCATTGTATAACAAAAAATCGGATTTGTCAATAGGTTTTAAGAAAAAAATGCGGCTTTCGGAGATTTTTTCTTAAAAAGGGGTAGTGGGTAAAATGAACTGTCTATAACTGACCCATTCTTGATTATCTGTCTGAAATCAAATAATTGATTTTGGTTTATATACTTAGTTATTATCAAAGTTATTGATGAGTATTTGTTTTTTTTATGTGAAATTCGCTTTTTCTTTCAGACAGATATCAATTCAAGCTGTCAAAATACCTGTTTTTGTAATATAATTAATTTATTTTATCAAAAAAGGGGATCATTATGACTATCGAAGAACTAATTGACGAAAAAACAAAACTTGAAAAACTTGTGATACAGCTTGCAGGAGAAAACCAACAGCTTAAAGACAAGTTGTCGGCTAAAAAAGCTAGTGACACTCCGTTCGCCGATCTGCTTGAAACGTGGCTGCACAACAAAAAAATGACTGTAAAAGCCAACACATATGAAGCTTACTGCACCCAGGTCAATCGCCACATTGTGCCGTATTTTCGCAGCAAGGGTACAATGCTTTCTCAGCTCACGCCAGCAGTGCTTGAAGAATATTATTTCACAAAGCTTCAATCAGGCTTATCAGGCTCAACCATCAGGAAACATCATTCAAACATCAAGATGGCGCTGAAATTTGCCGTAAAGAACGGATTGACAGACCAAAATGCCGCACTTCTTGCAGAACTTCCCTCCTGTGACAAGTTCTGTGGTAACTTTCTCAACACAGAGCAATTTGATCTTGTTCTCAGCAAAATAAAACACACTGCAATTTACACACCTGTGTTTATAGCAGGAACAATGGGGCTTAGGCGCAGTGAAGTTTTGGGGCTGCGTTGGTCGGATATCAATTTTGAGCAGCGCACTATGTGCATTCAACATACTGTGGTCAAATGCGTCAAAAACCATAAAACTACGCTTATATTTTCAGACGTGCCTAAAACAAGGTCAAGCCGCCGCACACTTCCGCTGCCTGACAGTGTATACAGCTACTTGAAATGGCTCAAGCACAAGCAGTGCTTGTCTTATGCAGCTAACAGGAGCAGCTATTCACGGCAATATTTACAATACATATGCGTTGATAGCAAGGGCATTCTTATACAGCCTGATGAGCTTTCTGTCCGTTACATCAGACTAATGAACGAAATGCACCTCAGATGCCGCTTTCACGATCTTCGCCACACTTGCGCTTCCCTGCTCGTTCAACATGGCGTTCCCATGAAAGCCGTATCTGCATGGCTTGGACACAGCAGTTTAGCAGTGACGAGCGATATCTACACTCACTTAACATTTCAAGAGAAGCTTAACGTTGCTAACACTATTGAAGATTACATGAAAGATATGAATGTGTCACCGTGACACATTCATAATTTTTCACATTGTACATAACATAAATAAAAAGACCTCCCAGAGCATAAACGCCCTGAGAAGTCTTAACAATGTTGACAATCAACTCAAATTGTGCTATATTAAAAATAGATGAGGCAACACAACTTACTAAGTTGGTTGTCTGTGATTATTTAAAATAACCGTTTAGTTTGACAGGCTAGCACGGTTATTTTTTTTGCTCTTTTATAATGTTGCCCAAAACCCAAACAAGCAAAATGGTCAGTGCTAAAATTGGTACATCCACTTGGCAATTACCCCCTTTCCTTTAGTATCTGAAAGCAGGTCTGCTTTTTATTTCCTCATCCAAGTAATATTATACTACAAAATTTTCTTGCCGTCAAACTTTGAAACGAACAAAAACCGATTTTTTTATTATTTTTTGAAAAAATGCGATAAATCGACCTTTTTTCACTAATTTTCCACTTTAGGCTAAAATTTTAATATATCACACAAAAAAATAAAAGTCAAATTTTTCACTAACAATTTTAAAAAAGTTTTTTTCACTATTAAAAAGACAAAAAACATGTTATCTTTTATCTTTATTTCTATAAATATAAAATAAAAAATATGAGTTTAACACATAAATACTCAAAACTTAACTATTTTAGTAAAGAACGTCCTGGTGTGTCATCGTGACACATAGGGAGTTTTTATTTGCAATCAAACACTTGCATAGTATATCAACATACGAAATCGCTATATGAATTAAAATGTAAATCTTATCACTTCTGCATCTTTTAATTTTTGTTTCCATTTGGCAAAAAATTCCGATCTGTAAAAGCCTTCGTTTTTCCACGTTTCGTAAGCCTTAGTACAAAACGGAGAATTGCTACGAAGAGGGTCTGTTGAATTCTTATATTCATCGGAAATCTCATAATAATATTCTTTTAAATCTATAATTGCAGGAGTTGCGTAATACGAATAAACCAAATCATACTTTAATTCAATTTTTAAAACATCAAAGGAAAAATCGAACAAGACATCACTAAACCATAAAGACAGCTTTTCATCTTCAATATTTAAGTGGCGGTGGCAGTTACAACAAGTGTTGTAGCATAAATAGTCCTTGTCATTATACTTTAAATTGCCTTTATCATCATAGAACTCAGATATAAATACGTTCATATCATACCCGAAATTATCATGAAGATATTCATACAAATATGAAATCACCGGATTTGATTTATTCATAACCATTATGTCTTTTAAGGGCAGGATAGAAAAGTTTTCAAAAGGAAAAAAATCATTAGAAACATCGTCTATATAATATTCATAACAAGATATTTTAAACACAACAGGAGTTTCTTCCCAGCAAAGAGGACACTTGATATTCGTAATACATAGATACAAATATTGATTAATAATATCTATATTATTACCAAAGACCTTATCAAACTCTTGTAATTCAAAAGTATTTATACCCTGAACTTCTTTTCCATGATAGTAAGATTCCTTATAGTACGGTATCCATTCGCATAATGCATTTAGATGTTTTCGATCAGCACACCACTTTTTGATGTTAGCATCCCAGACAGCACCTCTGGATTTGACAATATCATATTGAAATTCAGGAACCTCAAGAATAACCATAAGAAACAACTCCATTTTTGGAAAAATACTTTTTCGAAAAAGTTTCTAAAATGACAAGACCAAGAATATGTGTCACGGTGACACACTAGGGGGCATTTGCATTTATATATAAAATATATATTTTTCGCCATTAATTTCCGCAAAAGTATTGACAAATTGACAAAATGGTGGTATAATTAATATACAGAGGAAATTTAGAGGGCATAAAAAATCGCACCCTCTAAGGCTTATAAACTCTTGGCGGAGATTATAAGCCCAGCAGCACAGATGTTACAGCAACTGTGGAGCTTTCAGAGAATGCTATCCTCGTGCTCTATTATAGCACGTTGGAAATAGATTGTCAAGGGCTTTTCACGATGTCAAACATCTGAAAAGCTCTTTTTGCTTTTAGCTGCTGATTCAACTCGTCAAAAATGCAGCTTGAAAATCGAATATCGTAAGTCCTCAAATAAGATTGAGATGAGGTCAACTGATGTGAAACATAAGCACAACAAGACATTGAGTTGTCTTTAAGTCGCTTTGAGCCATGACGTTCGTTACTGTTCAATCACGCCGATCAGGCATTCTTAACATTTCAGAACATGAACACGAGCCAGCCAGTAACAGTTATGCTAACTGCAAGCCTATGTGCCGACGCCACTATGGATTAACATCAGATGATTCGCCCAAGCTCCACAATGTGCAGCTGCCTTGACAAGGTCTAAGAGCGAAACGAAACAAATGTCACAAAACATATCCTAGCTTGTTACTACAAGCTTTCATATATGCTCAGCAAGGATACTTAAAGATACTTGCTGAGGAAAGTCCACATTTTTATATCCTGTGGATTTTCCTTTGTGAGTATCAAAAATGATTGGTGCGCCAGAAGGGACTCGAACCCCCGACCTACTGGTTCGTAGCCAGTCACTCTATCCAGCTGAGCTACTGGCGCATTCAACTCTAATATTATATCATATGCAATCCCCTTTGTCAATGAGTTAATGGAATTTTACTATTTATTTTACAAAACATTCACATCGCCTCTTGCCACTTCACACCTTTATCCTCCCTTTAAATGCCATTGTTTTTCACACTTTTTGTCAATCAAGTGTTTGTAATCATTTGTAATACTTTTTCGGCAAACTGCTCTGTTTTTAACCGGAATTTTTGTAGATTATTTATCATTCTATGCCCTTGACTTATATTCTGATTGTGGTATAATAGTAAATGTTCAATATTATGTTGTGATAAAAGAAGTCGACCACAATATATAGTGGTTGAGCAGGATAGAATGAAAGGAAGAGTATAGGTGAAGATAATAAAAAGAAGCGGCGCTGAGAATACGTTCGATAAGGAAAAAATAGAAAATGCCGTTGCGAAAGCTAATATCACTGTGGAGGAAAAGGATAGGCTCTCTGAGGGAGAAATAGGAGAGATAGCACAGAATATAGAGGACAAATGCTCTGAAATGAATAGGGCTATGGACGTTGAAACTATTCAGGACTGGGTGGAAGCCGATATCATGCGCCACGGCAAGTATACAGTGGCAAAGCATTATATCACCTACCGCTATGAGCGTTCTATCGTCAGACAGGCTAATACTACTGACAAGCAGATACTTTCTCTTCTTAACTTCGAGAACGAGGAAGTCAAGCAGGAAAATTCCAATAAGAACCCTACCGTCAATTCAGTTCAGAGGGATTATATGGCTGGTGAAGTGAGCAAGGATATCACAAGAAGATTTTTGCTTCCTGACGATATAGTTGAAGCTCACGAAAAAGGTCTGATACATTTCCACGACGCCGATTATTTCGCTCAGCATATGCACAACTGCTGTCTTGTAAATCTTGAGGATATGCTCCAGAACGGCACTGTCATAAGCGAGGTCATGATAGAAAAGCCACACAGCTTCTCTACAGCCTGCAATATCGCTACACAATCTATCGCTCAGATAGCTTCTTCACAGTATGGCGGACAGAGCATCACTCTTTCCCACCTTGCTCCGTTCGTTCAGATATCCCGTGATAAATACCGCCGTGAGGTAAAAAAAGAGTTCGCAGAGCTTAATATCCCTGCCGACGAGGATACTATAAATAAGGTAGCCGAAATGAGAGTAAAGGCTGAGATAGTTCAGGGCGTTCAGATGATACAGTATCAGGTCATTACTCTTATGACAACAAATGGTCAAGCACCTTTCGTTACTGTTTTCATGTACCTTGACGAAGTCCCTGAGGGGCAGACAAGAGATGACCTTGCGGCTATCATAGAGGAAATGCTCAGACAGCGTATCCAAGGCGTAAAGAACGAAAAGGGCGTTTATATAACACCTGCGTTCCCTAAGCTAATATATGTCCTTGAAGAGGACAACATAAGAGAAGGCTCAAAATATTGGGAGCTTACAAAGCTTGCTGCAAAGTGTACCGCAAAGAGAATGGTGCCTGACTATATAAGCGAAAAGAAAATGAAGGAGCTTAAGGTAGACAAGAATGGCAATGGTCAGTGCTACCCTTGCATGGGCTGCAGAAGCTTCCTTACAACATATCTTGACGAAAACGGCAAGCCTAAATATTACGGCAGATTCAATCAGGGCGTTGTTACAATAAACCTTGTGGACGTTGCCTGCTCGTCATATAAGGATATGGATAAGTTCTGGAAGATATTTGATGAAAGACTTGAGCTTTGCAGACGTGCGCTTATGCTCCGTCACGAAAGACTTAAAGGCACTCCGTCAGACGTTGCGCCTATCCTTTGGCAGAACGGTGCATTGGCAAGGCTTAAAAAGGGCGAAACAATCGACAAGCTCCTGTTCGGCGGATATTCCACCATATCACTTGGCTATGCAGGTCTTTGCGAATGCGTAAGATACATGACAGGCAAGTCACACACAGACCCTTCAGCAACGCCTTTTGCACTTGAAGTTATGCAGCACCTTAATGACGCCTGCGCAAAGTGGAGAGCAGAAACAAACATAGATTTCAGCCTTTACGGCACGCCATTGGAGTCCACAACATACAAATTTGCAAGATGTTTGCAGAAGCGTTTCGGTGTTATCGAGGGTGTAACAGACAGAAACTACATCACAAACAGCTATCATATCCATGTTACCGAGAACATCGACGCATTTGACAAGCTCACCTTTGAGTCACAGTTCCAGGCTCTCTCACCGGGAGGAGCTATCAGCTATGTGGAAGTGCCGAATATGCAGAACAACATAGAGGCTGTTCTTGCAGTTATGCAGCATATTTACGACAACATCATGTATGCCGAGCTTAACACAAAGAGCGACTACTGTCAGAAGTGCGGTTTTGACGGTGAGATAAAGATAGTAGAAGATGACGGCAAGCTTGTATGGGAGTGTCCGAACTGCGGCAACAGAGATCAGAACACTCTGAACGTTGCAAGGCGCACCTGCGGCTACATCGGCACGCAGTTCTGGAATCAGGGCAGGACTCAAGAGATAAAGGAAAGAGTTTTGCATTTGTGATTTTCATGAAAACCCAAAAATTTTTTCAGCCAAAATCGCAAAATTTTGAACATTATAGCCGTTAAAACCCAAAAGTTCAAAAGTCAAAACTCGTCAAAAAAATGAACATTATAGCAAGGAAAACTCAAAAACTCAAAACTGCAAAATCCGAAAATAATGAACATTATTACTGACATAAAACAGCAAACAGCATATGACTATCGGGGCAATACAAAATCGTATTGCCCTGCGTTGTATGTATGAAAGGAGCGGAAAATGAATTATTGTGAGATAAAGAAAACCGATATCGCCAATGGCTCAGGAGTGAGGGTCACGCTGTTCGTATCAGGCTGCAGACACCACTGCAAGGGCTGTTTTCAACCTGACACTTGGAACTTTGACTACGGCAAGCCTTTCACAGATACCACCGCAGACGAGATACTTAACGCCCTCTCAAGGGGCTATATAAAAGGACTTACTCTCTTAGGCGGCGAGCCTATGGAGCCTGAGAACCAGCCTGAGCTTACAAAACTCCTCCGCCGTGTGAAAACAGAACTTCCCGACAAGGACGTGTGGTGCTACACAGGCTGTACCCTTGAAACTGACCTGCTTGCAGGCTCAAAATCCCCATACAGAACGCAGTACACAGACGAAATGCTGAGCCTTATCGACTACCTCGTTGACGGCGAATTTGTTCTCGAAAAGAAAAACATCTCACTGAAATTCAGAGGATCTGAAAATCAGAGGATACTTCATAAAAAAGACGGGGTTTGGGTGAACAGCGAAGATATATAGTAATAAAGATATTGGAAAAGCGACCATGTTTTGCATATGGCCGCTTTTTTATTTGCAGTCCAGACAAACGGACAGTTGATGTGTTATAATATAGTCAAATAAAGAAAAATGGAGGAATATATCAATGAGTTCCATAAACCTTGAAAACCTGACTATGCCCGAATCGACAAGCTACGTCTATCTATTTAGAAATTGCTATGAACTTGAAAGTGTAAAGCTTCCCAAAAACGCAACGATTATTCATTCTTTGATCTTTGACGGATGCTACAATCTAAAAAATGTAGACATACCTGACACAGTAACTACTATTGGCTTTTGTGCATTTCAGGATTGCGGCATTGAAAGCATCACTCTCCCAAGCTCGCTGACAACTATCGGTGAAGAAGCTTTTGGAAAATGCACCAACCTTGAAAGTATAACCATACCCGATTCTGTAACAATAATTGACGAAGGCGCATTTAAAGGTTGCACCAAACTAAAGAATATAACTCTTTCAAGCTCACTGACAACTATCAGCAAAGAAGCGTTTTGTAATTGCACCGAGCTTGAAAGTATAATTATACCTGATTCTGTAATAAGCATTGACAATGCCGCATTTAAGGGTTGCACCAAGCTAAAGAACATAATTCTCCCAAGCTTATTGACAGCTATCGGCTTTGAGGCGTTTAGTGACTGCACCAGTCTTGAAAGTATAAATATACCAGATGGAGTAATTTCTATATGGGAAAAGGCTTTTAAGAACTGCACAAGCCTCAAAAACATAAAAATACCTGATTCAGTAGAGGACATTGGCTTCTATGCCTTTAAAGGCTGCAAAAATCTTAAAGACATAACTATCCCAAATAGCGTTACGCTCATAGACCTGAGCGTATTTGAAAACTGCGAAAGCCTTGAACACATAAAACTGCCTGAGAGGGTAACTGAGATACGCAATAGTGCGTTTGAGGGTTGTAGAAGTCTTAAAAACATCACTCTGCCTGACACAATTACAGCCATAGGCGAACATGCTTTCAGCGAATGTACGAGCCTTGAAGACATAAAAATACCTGAGTCTGCAAAGGACATTAGATGCAATGCCTTTAGTGGGTGCAAGAAACTTACAGACATAACTGTCCCAAATGGTACGCTTGTCATATGCGACAGCGAATTTGAAAATTGTGAAAGTCTAAAACAAGTAAAGCTACCTGACTCAGTAAAGAAAATAACCAATTGTGCGTTCTCAGGTTGCCGAAGCCTTAAAAACATTACCCTGCCTAATGCGTTAATAAGCATAGGGTGTTATGCTTTCGATGAATGTACAAGCCTTGAAAGCATCGAGATACCATATGGGACAACTGATATTGAATATTATGCATTTCATCAGTGTAAAAGTCTTAAAAGCATAACTCTTCCTGATTCATTATATTACATTGGCGCACACGCATTCAACAATTGCGAAAGCCTTGGACACATAAAGCTGCCTGATTCAATAGATAATATATACAATAATACTTTCGCAGGCTGCAGTAGTCTTGAATACATCACCATTCCCGACGCAGTCAAAAGCATAGGCAGTTATGCTTTCAGCGAATGTAAAAGTCTTGAAAACCTTGAGATACCATATGGCGTAACAGATATAGGCTTCATGGCATTTTATAACTGCAAAAATCTTAAAAACATAACTATCCCGACTTCATTAAATTACATCAATTCATATGCATTCAGCGAATGTGAAAGCCTCGAGACCGTGACCATAATATCAGACTGCACCAGCAAGATCATAGACGTAAGAGAACTTGATCTTGACACCATGGATCAGCGGATATTCCTCTACTTCTGATTACTCCGCCTTGACAAAGCGTTGCTGATAAGATATAACGAAATTATTGCAATACAATTATAGAAGAATGGAGTACCTGATATGGGAAAAATAACAAAGAACAGCAGATGTGCAACAGTTGTTGATTGACCAAGACGAAACGTTTATAAAACAGCTTGAATACTTAAACAGTGACCAATTTCAAAAAGAAACAGATAGAGGTTATTTAAGAAGAAATCTCCATTTCTTTATGGCGATAGTTTTGCAGGGCATTCAATCACCTACAGACAAAAAGTACATTGAAAATTTTCTTTATATAATGTATCCAAATCCTACACCAATAGAAACAAAGCTAGGAGCATGGCGGCAAAATGCAGGTAATTTTGTTGGCAAAAGCAGAAAACTTACAATAAATAAAGCTTTACTATCAATATCTAAAGATACCGAAATGGACGTTTTTAGAACGGGTGATTGGGTCAATTTTAAAGACAGCAGTGGAAAAGCTATCTTTAGGGACGCCAATAATAACATCATATTTATTGACGGAGAAGCTGACGCTAAACAGAAAATGAGACAAGTAGCAGAATTTCTAATAGATGGCACTCAAATCACATCTGGCGGAGGTTTTTCACTTATGGTAGATACATATTCACTGTTAAAAGCAAACAAACAGCTCATTTTAAACGGCGCACCTGGCACAGGAAAGACCTTTTCCGCAAGAAACGAGATCGCCGACAAGCTGTTGGGACAAAACGCCGATAAAAATATCCAAATGGAAATGGTGCAGTTCCACCCCTCATATGACTACACTGACTTTATCGAGGGCATAAGACCAAACCTTGCAAACGAAAGCATAGGCTACACATTAAAAAACGGCTCTTTCAAGTCATTTTGCAGAAAGGCCGGCGTAATAGAGCGTATACAGGCTTCAGGCAAAAAGGTGACGGAAGATGCCATAAAAGAGTTTCTCTCTGGCGAGGACAAGTCTATCGTTGACTTCTGGATAAACAAGATAAACGAGGAGGGCTTTGATGCTGAAAACATAAAGCCAGCCGACCTCCCTCCTTTCCTTTTTATCATTGACGAGATAAACAGAGCGGAAATATCAAAAGTCCTTGGTGAAACCATGTTCTGCTTGGACGCAGACTACAGAGGAGAAAAAGGCAGGATAGCTACGCAGTATTCTGCACTGGCAACTGACGAAACATTCTATGTAAAGGATAATGATAAGTTCTTTATCCCCTCCAACGTGTATATCATAGGCACAATGAACGATATCGACAGAAGCGTAGAGGTCTTTGACTTTGCTTTAAGAAGAAGATTTGCTTGGCATGAAGTCACCGCAGAAGCCGTAATGGATAAGGTCTTAAAGGCAATGGGCGTAGATAATGCGCTTGGCAATGATTATGATGATTATGTATCAAAGATAACAGCCCTCAATAATTCCATTGATAACACCCTTAAACTTAACAGACATTATCACCTTGGTCCGTCATATTTTGCAAAGATACTGCTGTATCTTGACGGAAATGGCTACAAAAAAGCAAGAGAAGAAGTGTGGGATAACCACCTCTCTCAGATATTGTATGAGTATGTAAAGGGCAAGAGAACTGAAAGCGAAGTAGCGAAAATAGGTGAGAATTTTAAGGCTTGATCGGAGGAACAAAATAGATAATCATATAACGATCAGTCTTAAAGATAACCAAAGCTATGATAAAGCGTATTCATTGGTCTATGATGATGAGGCAACTGATGAAAAGGAAATACCCGAAAGCTATTGGGAGGATATCAAGCAGGTCAGCGACCTAAATCAGATAAAGGGCAGTAATATCATCACCATACCTTCTCAAAGCCGAAACAGAAACAAAGAGATATTTTCACGAGTAAATGACAAGCTTTTCACCTACAATTGGGTGGGTGTGCTGTCCTGCAGAAGCAAAGGTGAAGAAAGTGAAGCTAACTACCGAATAGAGATAAGGTCACGCTTTGACAAGGACGATAAACAGTATTTCCTGCTCTATCTATTGTGCAGTGTGTGCGGTATAAATGTTTTTGACCTGAGCGTAAACAGCGAATCAGAAAGCGACTATACTGCCATAATGGTGCTTCTGTTTCTTATGAAGCTTATGGAAGCCTACGAAGACGGAATATACAAAGAGTATGTGCGAAAGAGATACAACGAGTATGACTTCAAGGGCGTTATGGATATCAACAGGCACATAAAGATAAACAATCCCTTTTTAGGAAAGACCGCATATTCCACTAGAGAATATTCCTACGACAACGATATTCTATGCCTCATACGCCAAACTCTCGACTATATCAAAGACTATTTTCCCGACATTTTGAAAGGCTATCTCAACAACAACGTTATCCTCAACGAGATAATAGACGCCATAGAAAATGCAACGCCCTCATATCGAATGAACGTGAACTATTCCGACTCCATGAAGTGCAGAAGAGAGATAACCCACCCTATGTATCAAAAATACGAGGACGTAAGAAAGCTCGCATTGATGATATTGCAGGAATCAGGTCAGAACGTGTTTGACGATAAAGAAGAAGACACCTTTGGCATACTCATTGATATCTCATGGCTGTGGGAGGAGTTTATCGCTGTCAAGCTGTTGAACGAATATAGCTATGAACATTTGCTTACCGACAATTCCAAAGGAAGCCTGCAATGGTCTAATAAAGAATATTGGTATCCTGACTACATAGAAAAGGGCAAATCCGATTCCAAAAGAAACGTATTTGACGCAAAATACAAGTTCTGGGAATGGAATAAAGACGCTGATATCCACCAGCTATTGTCATATCTTTTCCTGACAGGCGGTGACACCTGCGGAATAATCTATCCCTCTCATGAAGAACATTGTGTTTTTAGTTTTAAGAAAATTAATTCATTTTCATCATTTTATAAAGCCGTTCCTACGATATACAAGCTTCCCCTTTTTATTCCGTCAAGCGAATATGATGACTATGGAGAATATTACAAAAAAATCAATATATCCATACAAGCATGGAAGCAAAGCTTCTCAGCACAGATAGCCACATCTTAATAAAACAAAACCGCTCCCCGTGACATCACGAAGAGCGGTTTTTTTATACAAATTGTAGGGGGACGGCGTCCTCGACGTCCCATTTATTGACCATGTGTCATGCTCTTGACCTTACTTTTCAGACTTTGTAAAGAATATCGCCTTTATAAGCTGGATAACTAGCATAGAGCCAAAGCTTAGAATGTATATCCATGCAAACTGCATACCTGTCATGTCTGCTATCTTGAAAAGTCCTTTAAGCGGTGGAACAAGCAGAACGGAGTTTAAAAATACCATTCCAAGACCGAACGCCATAAGACCGAACTTGTTGTTGAAAAAGTCCTTTGAGAAGATAACAGGACCTTTTTTCTTGCAGGAGAATCCGTGGAACAATCTTGCAGAGCAAAGCACCGCGAATGCCATCGTCATACCAAGAGCTGCGCTTGTCTTGTTTCCCATAAGAAAAGCCGAAGCTACTGCTATCGCTATAACTACGCCATACAATGCTATCTCGCCCAGGAAAGGACGTGTGAGTATAGATTCATTTGCGTTTCTTGGCTTGCGTTTCATGACCTCTTCGGAGTGAGGTTCAAGACCCAAACCGATAGCAGGAAGCGAGTCTGTAAGCAGATTAATAAACAGCAAATGTATTGCCGCAAACGGAACAGGAAGTCCAAGCAGTGAGTTGAAAAGCACCACAAGAATTGCCGCAAAGTTGCCCGAAAGCAGGAAGAGTATAGCCTTTTTAATGTTCTCGTAAATGTTTCTGCCGTTTCTTATGGCCTTGACTATAGTTGCAAAGTTATCGTCTGCAAGCACCATTGAGGCAGCGTCCTTTGAAACCTCAGTTCCTGTGATGCCCATTGCAACGCCCACATCAGCCTGCTTTAACGCAGGTGCGTCGTTCACACCGTCGCCTGTCATGGAAACTATACAGCCGTTTGCCTGCCAAGCCTTTACGATCCTTATTTTATGCTCAGGTGTAACACGAGCGTAAACAGCCTTGTCCTTTACAAAGTCAACAAGCTCTTCGTCTGAATAAGCGTCAAGCTCGTGACCCTCAACAGCCTTTGAGTTGTCGTCAAGAATACCTATCTCACGGGCAATAGCCGAAGCCGTAACGATATGGTCGCCTGTTATCATGACCGGCTTTATGCCTGCCTTGCGGCATTCCGCAACAGCCGCCTTTGATTCCTCTCTCGGAGGATCCATCATAGCAATAAGACCGACAAACTCCAATCCGTCCTCGTCCTCTGGACATACGGTATCTTTGTCGAATTTTTTCTCTGCAAATGCAAGTATACGCAGACCTTTTTCCGAAAGCTCTGCCACACGCTGGGTTATAACAGCCTTTTCCTCGTCGCTTGAAGTTATTCTGTTTATAAGAACGTCAGCCGCACCCTTTACATATAGCACCTTCTCGCCGTCGATAACGTGCAGAGTTGACATAAGTTTTCTGTCTGAATCAAATGGTATCTCAGAAATTCTAGGGAGATCTTCCCTCACCTTGTCAGTGTCGATGCCAAGCTTTGTGCCAAAATTGATAAGAGCCGTTTCAGTCGGGTCGCCTATCTCAACGCCGTCCTTACAGCTTGAATCGTTGCAAAGGATCATGGCTCTTGTCATAGTCTTGACCTTTTCATCATCAAGATCAACAGCGTCAGTGTCGATTATCCTGCCGTCTACCATTATTTTTCTAACTGTCATCTTGTTCTGTGTCAGTGTACCGGTCTTGTCAGAGCATATTACAGAAACACTGCCCAAGCCCTCAACAGCTTGAAGCTTTCTTATGATAGCGTTTTCCTTTGACATTTTCTGTGTGCCGAAAGAAAGCACAATAGTAACGATAGAGCTGAGAGCCTCAGGAATAGCCGCAACAGCAAGTGCGATAGCGAACATGAACGAATCCATAAGCTCGCCGCCACGAAGCATACTAAGTCCGAACACTACTGCACAGACAATAAGTATAGCAATGGAAAGCTTCTTGCCAAACTCGTCAAGCGTGTTCTGGAGAGGCGTTTTTCTCTCTGATGCGTTTTGGATAAGCGAGGCTATCTTGCCCACCTCAGTGTCCATACCAACCTCAGTGACAAGCATTTTTCCTCTGCCGTATGTGACAAAAGAACCTGAATAAACCATATTTGCACGCTCAGCCAAAGGCTTTTCGCCCTCTATATCGCTCATATCCTTGTCGATATTAACGCTCTCGCCTGTGAGTGCCGACTCGTTCACCTGTACAGAAGCGCACTCTACGAGTCGTCCGTCTGCACATATCTGGTCGCCTGCTTCGATAAGAAGAATGTCGCCCACTGCGATCTCCTCAGATGGGATAATGACCTTTTCGCCGTTACGAAGCGCCTTAGCCGTCGGTGCAGAAAGCTTTTTAAGGTTCGTCAGTGACTTTTCAGCCTTGACGGTCTGAACTGTACCCAAAATAGCGTTCATTGTGATAACAACGAGAATTACCGCACAGCTCTCAACGTCTTTCATGAAAGCTGAAACTATCGCAGCAATAATGAGTATAAGCACAAGAAAGTCCTTATACTGCTCTAAAAAAATCATGGGAATGGACTTTTTCTTGCCCTCCGTGATAACATTTCGTCCGAACTTTTCGCAGTTTTTCACTGCCTGCTCAGTTGAAAGACCATTTTCACCTGATGAAAACTCAGTGTAAAGCTGGTCAAGTTTTTTCTGATACTGCTTCATAAAATACCACCTTTTTTATTTTTTCCTGTAAATATTGCCGATATACCCTTCAAAGCCTCCTTTTCTCATAGGCTCAGAAAAATAAACGCATAAAAAATCGGCAAGACGTTTATTGGGTAAACTGCGCCTGTGGCAATTTAATCAATAAAAGTCTCGCCGTTTAGATATGCAGCGGTCCCTCATCGGAACGTATTGACGCAAACATAAACGGATCTCTCCGCCAGCTACTCTCTTTTACTATGAGGTTATTATAACCTATATTTTTGATTTTGTCAATAGTTTTTTATATATTTTATTGTACATTTGCAACTCATTTGCTTGATCTCATTTTCAAACACTGCCCTTGATTATTATTCCAAAAGGTGCTATAATAGCATTGGTGATAATAATGAAAAGGAAAATACTTGTAGGTCTGCTTACCGCCGTTATCTTTTTGGCTTGCGCCCTTGTGATAAATATAACTCCAAAGGTGGAGAAAGGTTCAGTTGCGCTGACCTGTGACGGAAGCAAATATGAGCTTCCCGGCACTGAAAAGACACGATACTGCAACGGCAAGAGCGAGAGCCTTTCCGCTGAAGAGAGCTTTGAAGATCTGCTCTCCTCTGTACCGTCATTTAATATAAAGGCAGATATAGATAAGGACGGCAATGTTACCCTTAAAACCCCTATGTCCGTAGAAGTCACAGGGGACAGGCTCGGTGACGTGCTTTACACTGTCTACAGCTATGACGGAAAGGTGCTTGCCAAGGAGTCCAAAAAGCTGGAGCTTCCAAAAGAGGATATTGACGGCTGTCTTGTGAAAATAAAAATTACATGGGGCAAGAAAGACACAAGCTATCTTGAAGAAGATTACTGGTTTGCCGCAATGTACAATACCGAAAGATAAACATAACATCAAAATGTAGGGGCGACCTCTGGTCGCTCACTTTCTTTCTGTAAACTTTCAGACAACAAAACGTCGGACGAATTTGAAAACGTCCGACGTTTTGTTTTTTAACATATTTGAAATCCTATTATGCCCACCATACAAATAACGCTGCCGATAAATCTCAGCTTTGTGATAGGCTCTTTTCTTATGAGCGCTATAACAAACAGCGAACACAGTATCATAGGCTGGATAAATGACGCACTCGCAAGGCTCACTGCAATAACAGCGTTCTCCGCAAGCAGACCTGCCACATTCGGGATCTTTGTAAGCACGACCACCCATGCGCCCTTTTGATTTTTCTTGAATATCTCCAAAGGCTTCGCCCTTGGCAGAAGTATGATAGCCATAAGTATAAGCGCAAAGAACAGCGCCATGGTCGAGGATATGTAATTCTCCGACGCTCTTACAACTATGCCGTAGCCGTATCTTGCCAAAAGATAGAACACCAGAGGAACAACTATCCTGCGGTAATTTATATTGCCGCTGTCCGTTCTGCCTGATTTTGCGATAAAAACAAGTCCTGCAACAGTAAGCACGATAAAAAGAAACTTGAAAATGCTCGGTTTTTCACCAAGGAAAATATCCGTTGCATAGGACATGAAAAGGGTGATACCAAGCCAAGCCTTAAGCTCAAAGGCTGATATTTCATCAAGGATAATAGCTGAAAGCTTAAATTCAAGGATCTTCGACAAGCACAGCAGACCTATCGCCGCAAATGACTGCCAGCTAAGCGTAATAGTCCTGTCGAGGAAAGGCAGACAGCAAGCCATGAAAACAGCCGTTGCCGCCGCCATTAAGAATCCAAGCTCATCGCCGTTGAATTTTGCCGTTGAAACGGCGTACTTGTCGCTAAGGGAACATATTGTGTAGCATACAACTACAAGTATAAGCAAAAACATTATTTTTCATTTTCCTTACTATATGATTTTCTAAAACCTGTATGCTGTGAAACATACAAAATAACGGGCGACCCAAAGCCGCCCCTACGCAAAGCCGATTTATCAGTTCTTTTTATTCTTCACAAGCCATACTACCGCCAAAATACCAAGTATCACTGAGAACAGAGTAGCAATGGCTAGGCATATCCAGCTTGCATACTGACTTTGTATAAATTCGTTCTGCGATTGGCTTCCTATAAGGGTATCTACCCCCGATTGCGAGCCTAACGCTGAGAACAGTATTATAAATGCCATTCTCACATTCATTACGCAGGCTATAACGCTGTAAATATGCACTATACCCTGAAAAAGACACACTCCGCAGTCGTCCTTTACATAGCTTTTCACTCCAAGCACCGCACATACCACCGACACTGCCGTGTAAATGACAAACGCCGCAAAAAGCACTATCGTTGGCACTTTTGCCCCCTCGGTTTTCACTATCATGCTCATAAGTCCTGCCATAAAGCCCATGAACACAGCCGCTGCCGCAAGCCCTGCAACAGACCATTTTCTGTATAAAAGCTCTGACTTTTTTATCTGCTCTTTCTTTATCTGCTTAGGCATTTTCTTCCTCCGCCTTCTTGCTTTCAAGTTCCTCCTCAGATATCTTGAAGCGTATCCTGTCTATTTTCTGCTCGTCCTCCATTTTCACCGTCATCTCAAAAGGCGGACAGCTTATAACTTCATTCTGCTCAGGAAGTCTGTCAAGCATATCCATTATCCAGCCACCGAGAGATGTTCTTTCGGTTTCGATAGTGTCCTCCGGCAGACCTATCCTCTCAAGAAAATCCGATACCGAAAGCTCCGCTGACGCTTCGTAAACACCGTCGCTTATTTTCACAAGGGAGGTATCCTCCTCGTCGCTTTCATCATAGATCTCGCCCACAAGCTCCTCTATGATATCCTCAAGGGTACAAATGCCCTCAGTACCGCCATATTGGTCGAGCACCACAGCCATATGCACCTTTTTGCGCTGCATCTGCTTCAGGATCTCAGAGATCTTGCGGTTTTCGGTTATGTAAAGTGGCTTGTTCATTATAAGGCTTATGTCCGTCTTCCCCTTGAGATACATTTCAAAAAAGTCAGACTGGTGGATAAGTCCCACAATGTGGTCTAAGTCCTTGTCATACACGGGGAGCCTTGAAAACTTTGTCTGCACAAAGCGTTTTTTTATGCTCTCCATATCCTCATGAAGCTCAACACCCTCGATATTTACTCTCGGCACAAGTATCTCGCTTATGGTTATCTCGTCAAAATCAAGTGCCGAACGCACAAGCTCCGACTCCTGCTCTTCAAGTACGCCCTCGTCCTGAATCTCGTCTATGATATATTTAAGCTCTTCCTCAGTAACAGACGGCTCGCTGTTCTTGTTACCCACAAGCTTTGAAACACCGCTTTTTATGCCCATAAAAATGGCCGTAATAGGCGTGATGATGAACATGAATGCGGAAAGCGGAGCCGCCATAAGAATAGAAAACCGCTCAGAATTTTCCTTTGCAAGGCTCTTAGGCAAGATCTCACCAAAAATAAGCACAAGCACCGTCATGACTACAGTAGCCAGACCCACGCTTCCCTTGCCGAACTTCTCCGTAAAAAGCACCGTTGCAATAGAAGATGAAGAAATGTTCACCACGTTGTTTCCAACAAGTATAGCAGTGAGTGCCTTGTCAAAATTATCGCATATGTTCATTGCCTTCTTTGCAGACTTGTTTCCGTCGTCTGCAAGTTTTTTAAGCCTTATCCTGTTGCACGAAGAAAACGCTGTCTCCGTTGCAGAACAAATAGCAGACAGCATAAGAAGCACAGCGATGATAACAACTTTCATAAAATAAAATTATCCTTTCAGGTCAGAATATAAATTTGCTACCCTAGTTATAAAAATAGCACTAAAGGCAGTCATGAAAACTGACTACATATAGTTATCATAACATATTTTTTAACCAATTGCAACAGTATTGTTGAAAAAACGATGTAAAAGAGTTATAATATTCTTTGTGTTCATAATATTCATATGCACAAAAGGAGATAACAGAAATGGCAAAGAAAGATAAGGACATTTTCGACAAAATAATAGACTGGAAGATATTCGGCTGGTTCAGACCCTTTTACGTCAAAAACAAAGAAATGCTTTTGTATCTGTTTTTCGGCGTACTCACCACCGCAGTCAGCTTTGTGACCGCAGGCATCTCAAAAGTGCTTTTGGAGCAGGCAGGCATAGGCAAGGGCGGTGTTTCCACCACAAGCACCGTCATATCATGGATATGTGCAGTAACATTCGCATATGTCACAAACAGGATATGGGTTTTCGAGTCTGAAGCAGAGGGCAAAAAGGCGATAATCTCCGAAGCTGCTTCATTTTACGGTGGAAGGATATTCACTCTTCTCGTAGAAATGTTCATGATGTGGCTCGGCTACTCACTTCTCAGCTTCAACTATTGGGTAACAAAGATAGTGGCAAACGTTGTTGTGCTGATACTTAACTATGTCATCAGCAAGCTTGTGGTATTCAGAAAGAAATAAGCATACAAAATCACAACATAATGTGGGCGAACACTGTTCGCCACTACCCCAAAATAACACATACATAAAAAGCTGTCGGCAAAAAATGCTGACAGCTTTTCTTTTGCCCCAGTTGCCACGTTGCAACTGATCAATCTCTGTACATAAGCGTGACCGCCATTCCGTTTATCACGCCCACTACAACTCCGCACACAATGAAAAACACCTTGATAGGCAGGTCAAGCAGAAGCGAGATAAGCCCGAACACGATAACGAACGCCATTGCTCCGCCTATCTGCACAAGAAACTTTCTCTTCACAAGCACAGGAAAACGCTCCGCAAGCTTTGCGGTCTTGTTACCCTTGCGGTCAATTATCCTGTAAATAAGCTGAGTCAGTGCCATTGGTATTCCGATAAATAAAATTGCTGTTATAAGTTTGTCCATTTTAAATTCCTCCATTTTTCACTTAAATTATAGCTTTTTGTATCAAAAAAGGCTGCCCAAGACGCAGTTCGTCCGTGGGCAGCCTCATTGCTGCATATAAAATTTCTTTTATCAACAATTAAAGAACTCTTACGCCAACAACGCCCTCTATAGCCTTGAAAGCGTCAGCGTCAACGTCGCCTGTAACATCGAGCATTGTGTAAGCCCAGTCTTTCTTAGACTTGTTTACAAGGTTCTCGATATTTGCGCCCTTGTCAGATACAACAGATGTGATCTGTGCAATAAGTGCAGGAACGTTCTTGTGAAGCACACAAACAAGGTGGTCGCCTGTTTTAGCAAGCTCTGCATTAGGGAAGTTTACAGAATTCTTGATAGTTCCCTTCTCGATATAGTCGATAAGCTCGTGAGCCGCCATTGTTGCGCAGTTGTCCTCAGACTCAGGTGTGGAAGCGCCAAGGTGTGGAAGAACGATAACGTTCTCTTCGCCAAGAACAACATCATCTGCAAAGTCTGTTACATACTTTGCTACCTTGCCGTCCTTGATAGCCTTTACAACAGCCGCACTGTTGATAAGCTCGCCTCTTGCAAGGTTGATAAGACGAACGCCGTCCTTCATCATTGCTATCTGAGCTTCGTCGATAGTGTTCTTTGTGTCAGGTGTATAAGGAACGTGGATAGTGATATAATCGCCGTTCTTGTAAATATCATTGATATCAGCAGTTACCTTTACAGCAGGCTCAAGCTGGATAGCTGCGTTTACTGAAAGGAATGGGTCGTAGCCGATAACGTCCATGCCAAGTGCAACGGCTGCGTTTGCGATCTTTCCGCCGATAGCACCAAGACCGATAACACCAAGTGTCTTGCCCAATATCTCAGGACCTGCGAACTTAGACTTGCCGCCCTCAACTGTCTTTGGAGCGTCAGGAGTGCCCTTGAGTGATGCAGCCCATGCAGCAGCTTCTGTTATCTTTCTTGAAGCAAGAAGAAGCGCACAAATAGCAAGTTCCTTAACAGCGTTTGAGTTTGCGCCAGGTGTGTTGAATACAACGATTCCCTGCTCTGCGCACTTCTCAACCGGGATATTGTTTACGCCAGCACCTGCTCTTGCAATAGCAAGCAGGCTCTCAGGCATTTCCATATCGTGCATCTTTGCTGAACGTACCATTATAGCGGTAGGATTTTCAGCATTGTCGCTTACTGTGTACTTAGCCTTGTCAAAGATATCAGTACCGCAGGCAGCGATCTTATTTAATGTCTTTATCTCATACATTGTAAATTACCCTCTCTTATAATAAGGTTACGCTTATGCGTTCTCAGCCTCGAACTTCTTCATGAACTCAACGAGCTTTTCAACGCCCTCGATAGGCATTGCATTGTAGATAGAAGCTCTCATACCGCCAACAGTTCTGTGACCCTTGAGGTTTACAAAGCCTGCTGCTGTAGCCTCAGCAACGAACTTCTTGTCAAGCTCAGCGTCGCCCGTTACAAATGGAACGTTCATAAGAGATCTGTCCTCAGGAACTACTGTACCCTTAAAGAGCTTGCTCTGGTCAAGATAATCATAAAGTATCTTAGCCTTCTTCTCGTTGTGAGCCTTCATAGCCTCAAGACCGCCCATTTTCTTTATCCACTTGAATACCTTGCCGCAGATATAAATGCCGTAGCAAGGAGGTGTATTGTAAAGAGAGTCAGCGTCAGCCTGAGTTTTCCACTTGAGCATTGTAGGTGTTCCCTCGAGAACATCGTCAGTGATAAGATCTTCTCTGATGATAGCGATAACAACGCCGGCAGGACCAACGTTCTTCTGAACGCCGCCGTAAATAACGCCGTACTTTGTTACGTCAACAGGCTCAGACAGGAAGCAGGAAGAAACGTCTGCAACAAGTGTGTGACCCTTTGTGTTAGGCAGAGTCTTGTACTTTGTACCATAGATAGTATTGTTTTCGCAGATATAAACATAGTCAGCGTCCTCCGGGATATCCAGATCTGAACAATCAGGGATATAAGAGAAAGTCTTGTCAGCAGAAGAAGCCACAGCAACAGCCTCGCCGTATTTCTGAGCCTCCTGATAAGCTTTCTTAGCCCACTGACCTGTGATTATGTAAGCCGCTTTCTTGTTCTTCATAAGGTTCATAGGAACGGCTGCAAACTGCTGAGAAGCACCGCCCTGAAGGAACAGCACCTTGTAGTTATCAGGTATACCCATAAGATCTCTGATGTCCTTTTCAGCTTCCTTGATGATGTCATCGAACGCCTTGGAACGGTGGCTCATCTCCATTACGCTCATACCTGTGCCCTTATAATCGAGCATTTCATCGGCAGCTTCCTTAAGCACTTCTTCAGGGAGTACAGCAGGACCTGCGCTGAAGTTATATACTCTACCCATTGTTAAACCCTCCATATAAATTAGTTTCATTATTTATAAAGACTATAAATATATAAATTAATAATATTATTATATGCCTTTTATAAAAAAAAGTCAAGGGCTGTCATATAAAAATACTCACTCGTCATAAGTTTTTGTACATATCAGCACATAAAACAGCCCTGAAAACGTGCATTTTTACACCTTACCTATGCCGTTATATATAATAAGCACTGAAAAGCATGAAAAATCAGAATAATACTAAAACGTTAAAAAGAGGTTAAAATTTTTGGTATTCCTTGAAATCTCCATATTTGTGTAGTATAATGTAATCAATAAAATGCGACAGTTGTAAAAAAGTCGGGGAACAATTGTCACTCTCAGGGAAAGAGGATATATATGCAAAAGATATTTTATGTTTCAAGAAATGAGGACAAAGCCCATGATGGAAAAGCCCCGGATATGGACAGATTTCAGCGAGTTGAAAAGCTCAACAGTCTGATCGCGGCAGGCTGGGCTATAAAGGAAATGAAAAGCGAAAACAGCAGCACATTCTTTGTGCTTGAGAAAGCAGACTAGACTTAAAATGGCGGTATAAGACCGTACCCTGCCAATAACGCAGACACGACGTCCCGCCAGCAAGTTCGCCAGATCTTTCAACAAATTTATAGGACGGCAGCCCCACCGTCCTTTTTTATGTGCAGATAAATTTTGCGAAAACGTTTTATGGGTATTGCAATTCAAAGAGAAATATTGTATAATTAATGTAATCGTTTTAGCAAAAACAAATGATACTATACATAATTATAAAGGAGTAAAAAACTATGGCTTATGTAATCGGCGTAGACTGCGGCACAAGCGGCACTAAGACGGTGCTTTTTGACGAAAAGGGTACCGTTATCTCTTCTGTAACTATTGAATATCCTATGTATCAGCCTAAAAACGGCTATGCAGAGCAAGACCCTGCTGATTGGGCAAACGCAATGATAAACACTATCAAGGCTGTTATGACCAAAAGCGGCGTAAATAAAGAGGACGTTGCAGGTGTTGGTATCTCTGGACAGATGCACGGACTTGTTATGCTGGATAAGGACGACAACGTTCTTAGAAAGTCCATAATATGGTGCGATCAGAGAACTGCCGCAGAAGTTGAAGAAATGAACGAAAAGCTAGGCAGAGAAAAGCTCATCAAGATAACAGCAAATCCTGCCCTCACAGGCTGGACGGCTGCGAAAATTCTGTGGGTAAAGAACAACGAGCCTGATATATATGAAAAGTGCAGACACATTCTTCTTCCAAAGGACTATCTGAGATTTATCCTCACTGGCGAATATGCAACAGAGGTTTCCGACGCAAGCGGTATGCAGCTTCTTGACGTGCCAAACCGCTGCTGGTCAAAGGAAGTCTGCGATACGCTTGGCATTGATATGTCAATGCTGGGCAAGGTTTACGAGTCATGCGAGGTAACAGGCAAGGTCACGAAGAAAATGGCTGAACTTACAGGACTTAAAGAGGGTACTATAGTAGTAGGCGGAGCAGGCGACAATGCCGCTGCGGCTATCGGAACAGGCGTTGCAGAGGACGGCAAGGCGTTCACAACTATCGGAACATCAGGCGTCGTATTTGCACACACTTCTTCTATCTCTATCGACCCAAAGGGCAGAGTTCACACCTGCTGTGCAGCAGTGCCGAACGCATGGCACGTTATGGGTGTTACACAAGGCGCAGGACTTTCGCTGAAATGGTTTAGGGATAATTTCTGCAATGCAGAGAAAGAAACAGCAAAGTGCATGGGCGTGGACGAATATTATCTCATGGATAAGGAAGCAGAGAAAGTGCCTGTTGGTGCAAACAGACTTCTCTATCTGCCATATCTCATGGGCGAAAGAACGCCGCATCTTGACCCTGACGCAAGAGGAGTATTCTTCGGACTTTCCGCAATGCACACAAAGCGTGATATGCTGAGAGCAGTAATGGAGGGCGTATCATACTCCCTGAGAGATTGCGTTGAGGTATTCAGAGAAATGGATATCAACGTATCTGACATGATGGCTTGCGGAGGCGGCGGAAGCTCACCGCTGTGGAGATCAATGCTCGCAGATCTTTACAACTGCCCTGTAAAAACAGCCTCATCGAAAGAAGGTCCAGCCCTTGGCGTAGCACTTCTTGCAGCAACAGGCGCAGGCATTTACTCATCAGTACCAGAAGCTTGTAAGGCAGTAGTAAAGACCGACAAGGTACAGCAGCCTGAAGCAGAGCGAGTACCTGAGTATGAGAAATACTACAAGCTTTACACAGAGATCTATCCTGCACTGAAAGCAGAATTTGCAAAGCTTGCGAAAATGTAATATAAAACCAAAAGCTCCGATTTGCCGTCGGAGCTTTTTTTGTGTTAAAATATTTTGACAACTAAGAAACGGCTCTCCACAATAGCGGAAAGCCGTTTTTACATATTGGTCGGAGTGACCGGATTTGAACCGACGACCTCTACCACCCCAAGCCCACGCACGAAGTGCGCAGGGCTTTTTTTATGCCCGAAGCATTAAATGTTGAGGGTGCAGGGCGCATAATGCTGTGCTGTGCGCCCTGCCTGCCCCCTGCCTGAGTGGCGGTCGCCAAAGTTTTGAACGCAGTGAAAAACTTTGTGTGACATCGCCACGTGCCCACCTCTGGGGTGCAGGTCTGCACACTGTCGCAAGTCTGTGCGTACCCTGTGCCCTGAGTATGTATAATCGGAGCAACTAACAAGCACCGCTTCTCCACTTTATTCCGTAGTGTTCAGCACTTTGTATTCTCGCCGATTAGGCGACGGCTTGAAGTGTGGATTGTGATTTGTTATCCGTCTTTGTCTTGGTTTATCTTGATGATGATTTGCCCTAGTTTCACAAGCGTTTCATTCTGCTGTTTCAAAAGTTCTGCCTGCTCCTTGTTCCTCTTAGTAATTTCGTTTACAGTTTTGCAAAGGCAAAGAAATTTGCAGATTAAATAGACTATAAGTGCGAGTATTAACAGATTTATTATTAAACGTGTGGCAAGAATTAATTTTACTGTATCATCTAAAACACTAATTATACTATATACACTATTCAACTTTATCACTCCTTTATTTTTACAACAGCACTGTTATTGTTCTGCTGTGCTATATTGTATTTACTGTTGCTGTCTGCTTTGTAGCCTATTCCCCTTTTGTCATTCGTCAGTCCTGCTATATAATCAATACTCACTTTATAAAATTTTGCTAACTGTATAACTTTTTCAAATGGGATAGGATATTCACCTGTTTCCCACCTACTATATTGCTTTTGAGAAGTGTCAAGAATTTTCGCTATCATGCTTTGATTTAGTTCCATATCCTCTCTTAAATCTCTAAGTCTTTGATAATAATTAATAAAAATCACCTCACTTATTTGTTTATTTATACAAATTATATCATAGTACATAATTGTTCTATTGACAATAGTACAAAAATGGGGTATATTATATATGTCGATAGTACATTATTGTACTAAAACAATGATAATCGTAAGTGTCCCATGGAATTTTTTTAAATTAAATTTATTTGAGTGAAGCGAAAAGAAATTTAAGTTAAAAAAATAGGCAATGGAATTCATGAGCAAAGCGAATGAAGTCGCTTGCCGTTCCGCCCCAGCGCTAGCAGGGGCAAAAGGGACACGAAAAAGAAACACAAATGAAAAGGCACGAGGAAAAGCCGAAAAACCTCAGAAAGGAAAAAAAACATGAAAACAACTATTGTAGGTTGGACAAAAAAGAAAGCATTTAACGGAGTAATCGAGGGCAAGCAGATAAACAGCCCCGAAAAGGTTGTATTTCAGCTTCTGCAGGAAGTTGATAACCCCGACTGTCATGGGAAAATGGTCGATACTCTGAAAATACCGACCGAAAATGCAATCAGACTTAACGGAAATTCTGAGGATTTCAATAAGCTTCTCGGCTGTGATGTAATGCTGAACTATCAGATTTTTAACGGACGTTCTCAGCTTGTTGATATCACCGTTATCAATGCAGACGGAACACTTCACCGCAACACAAAATAATTAGCGGTGAAACCGCTGTTATAAAAATTTAATAAGAAAGGAGTTTTGCTAATAATGGAAGCTGTAACAACAATGCTGAGTAATGCCGTTACTGTTTTTGGTTCTTGTTGGGACGCTATGACAAGCAATGTACCTATTGCAATTCTTGTAGGTCTGTCTCTTCTCGGCTCAGGTGCAGGACTTTTCGCAAAGTTCAGACACGCTGTATAAGCAAAACCATTTACATAAGCGGAGTAATTCAAATTGCTCCGCTTAATTTTTTTGAAAGGAAGTTGATAAATTGAGAAAAAAGATTAAGCAAGTGTTGTGTATGTTCTCTGCACTTGTCGTGTTGATATGTTGTGCCGTTCCTGCGTTCGCTTCTGATATCGTCACTTCTTACACCACATGGAATGATACTATCAAACAGAATGTTTTTTCTTGTATTCCTGATAGTGACAAAACCGATTATTATACTGTTATTGCTGCCCCTAACGGCAGTGCTTTTACGTATACTATTATATTTTGTAAATCTAGTACATCTGTGACGTATTTCGGTAATAATCTTCATTGCTATGTTTCAAAGTCTAATTATAATGCGTTTGCGTGTGTCCTCGTTACCTCAGAAAACAAACCTATCTATGATGATACTGCTACTCGTTGGTGTTCTGAAAATGGCGATTACTACGACCATGACCCTTACGATTATTCAGGCGGTCAAGCCAAGGTAATATATAGTAACGTTCCTGTTTTAAATTGGGAAGATAAGAAAACACCTGTATGGGAAGACCCTAACGCTGTTCTTGCTCCGTTTACTGTTACATATACACCCGAACTTTCATTGAATATGCAAAATAAAATTTACTATCCGTCAAAGGGCGGTGCTAATGCTGATGAAAATGGACTTGTAGCAGCTGAAAATAATAATATAAACCTTGATATAAAGCTTACACCTGAGTTTTTAAAAACGTTCAATGAAAAAGACTTAGGAAAAGCTTACGGCTCTGGCACTTATGCCGTTTTATGTTTTCTTTCAAAAAATCTTCTTAACGCTGGTGATGATTTGCAACGTTTTTTTGATGAAGATGTTGTGCTTTATGCAATGAACCATGACGGCAATTACTACAAGGGACAAGATGATGAAAAAATCAAGTCTGACGGCTCTGCTTCTGACGATTTGAACAGTAATGATACTGTTGATACTTTTGAGCCGTATTTAACATTATATCAAGGTCGAACACCTATTTATACTATTCCGCGTGACGGCAAACTTTCTGTAGCTTTTGACCTCACTTCTATTGATTATAAAACACATGGTCTTACTGATGATAGCAAGCTTTATGTTAATGTTATCGGTGTATTTGTAAAGAATAACGGTCATGTTACTCCTCAGAATGGTGAAGAAACTGAGGACACAACATCTTCAACTTGGCTCGGCTCGTATGCCTATCAAGAAGATTTCACAAACCTCAAGTCATGTGAAAAGATTGATGATTTTGTAAAGTCCGTTGATGAAGAAACAGGCAAGCCCGAAACATTCAAGGCTTATCGTGTTTATTCTGTTATTTCAGACCCTTTCTCTTATGAGAAGTTTCCTGATTATGTACCAAAAGTATATAAAGACAAGGACGGAAATACTTACAATCCCTCGACTACAAAGCTTAAAGACTTGTGTAATATACCGCCGTCAAAGGTCACTGACGTTGACCTTGCTAAGGGTTCAGATGGTGTTATAAATGATGGTTCATATATGCAACCTGATGATTATAACAAGTATCTTGATAAAAAGAAAATCAATGCTAATTTCGGCTCTGTTGATTTCACGGATATAAAGTCCATTTTCAGTACAACGGGCACATATTGGGACTTTCTTACTGCCGCTCTTTCTTGTTTGCCGTCATGGTTTTATGCTGTGTTCTCTGCATGGTTTGTGCTGTTCTTAGCTATTGCGCTTATCAAGCTTGTTTTACCTACGTGAGGTGAATTATGGATATAATACATGGTATTGAATTAGTTTTTAAATTTCTGATGAACTGTATGTCTTATACGTTTCCATTTGGAAAATACAGCTTTACTCTCGGTTCGGCTATTATAGGCGGTATGCTTTTATCAATCAGCTTGACGTTATTATATTTTATGCTTAGAAAGTAGGTTTATTATGTTAGTAAATATTGTTTTAGTCGTCCTCGTTGCTCTTATGGTCCTTTCTCTTGTATGGCTCGTTAGGAGGTAGAAAAATGCTTAACTTGGTTTTGTTTATACTCGTTGTCTGCTTTATGGTTTGTACTATAAGCGGTGTTATAGGTTTCTTCACTGACCTTAGAAACTTTAAAGCTGAACATGAGTTCAGCGGAAACAGAAAACAGCTTATTGAGTTTTTGATGTTCGGTGAAGATGTTGAAATAAAAGCCGTTCCTGCGGTTGAAACTGATGATTGTGAGGTGAACGATAATGAAAGTACACATAGTGTTTGATGAAAATAATCCATTTTTTCAGCTTTTGAAGTCAATGGGCTGTGATCTCTCTCAAGAAGTAATGAATAGATATGATGCTTTGCTCCTCGGCATGGCATTTATATTCGCTGTGGTTATGCTCTGTATCTTCTGCAAGTTCTTTTATAATGTGATGATACGCATGACACGTTGTGCAAGTGCTGTGTAGGTGATTTGTTATGATTATATTTGACTACATAAAACAAATACCGCCCTTTATCACATATGAGGTTTATGACCACCTTTTCGGTGCATACTTCAATAATTCCGCTATTTTTCAAGGTTGGGGCATTCACCTTTATACTGGTAAATTTGGCACTGGTAAAACGTCAACCCTTGCTCAGATAGCATATAACTATTGCGTGCGTTATCCTCAGTTGTCGATACTTACAAATATTAATCTTCAAAACTTCCCTGAGTGGACGAATATATATAAGCTTAATTCCGCTCAAGATATCCTGCACGCTCCTAAAAATTGCATTGTTGTTATTGATGAAATAGGTACTATTTTTAATTCTCGTGATTTCTCAGGTGGTAAAAGAGCCGTTCCTAAACCGCTTTTTCAACACCTCTGTCAATGTAGAAAGCGCAAAATGATGATACTTGCTACAGTGCAACGATTTAATCTACTTGATAAACAGATACGAGATATAACGGCTACAGTGTCAACGTGCCGTGCTACATTCCGTCACCCTTATACACGTCTTATCAAGGTCAAAACCTATGATATAGACGAGTATGAAGCTTATACGGAAAATAAGTCATATATGCCGAAAAAGCTTTACAGCCGTTTGTATTTGCAGACTAATCAGAGCCGACAGCTATATGATACTTCTCAGCTTGTAGATAATATGCTTGATAAGGAGTATATCAGCGACACGGAAATACTTGCTAATCGTGGAGTTGATGTCACAAGTGACATAATGCACGATAGAAAGACAAGCAGAAGCCTGCGAAAAAGGCGTGGCGTATAGCCACGAGCGACCGCAGGGGCGAGCGCTTGCGCCGCCCTGCGGTGCGTGTGGCTATTACTTGATATTAGCCACAAAAAGCACTCACCTAATAAATGGGAGTTGATATAAATGCCCCTAAAAACGTCCTCTAAAGAGGTCAAGTGCAATACAAAGATAAAGGAATATCGTGACGGCAGTTACACTATAACACGTTCTGACCGACATATATTTAAAGACCCTGCATTTGAGTATCACTGCAAGCATGAGCATAGTATTGACGAACGTTCAAGACAAGAGCAACTTAAAACGGCTCGTGAAAATTACATATGTTATTTTGAGTATGAGGACGAAAACGGAAACATAATGTTTGATATGCTTGATACTCGTAAGTTTAAAGATAAGCAGTCACAAAGCGGTGAAGTTCGTTCCGATAGTGTTCAAAGAGCAAAGCAAAGTATCTTTGATATTGTTTATCAAAATGATTGGAAATACTTCCTTACTATTACCTTTAATGGTGATAACCTTGACCGCACAAACCCTAAAGAAGTCATAAAGCCTTTGAAAAAATGGCTTGAAAATGCAGTTAGTAGAAAAGGGCTTAAATATATCTTAGTTCCTGAGTATCACAAAAAAGGCGGTATTCATTGCCACGCTCTTATAAACGATTGTGATTTTAAATTCGTTGATAGTGGTACACGTCTTGTTAAGGGTCATGACAAGCCCCTTAAAATAGATACTATAAAGCGCCTGCATATATGTGATAAGCTTGGTTGTGATATATCTGATTTGCCTGTTGTTTATAATGTTTCTGATTGGAAATATGGATTTTCAACCGCTATTCAGACTTACGGGCAGATGTCAAACCTAGCTTTTTACGTCACAAAGTATATTACTAAGGACGTGAAGAAAATCTTCGGTAAATTCTTCTGGAGTAGCAAGAACATAATCCGCAAAACTAAAGAGATCTATTGCAATTCAGACTTTAAAGATGATTTACCGATAGTTTCTCCCCCTCGTGCTAATGTCTGTTATCAGTATGAAAGTAGTCTTACCTTTTCAAGTCAGGTTGAAAAGAACTGCAATGATATACTTCAATATCTTAAAGAGAATGGAAATGATGATGTCCTATGATTTTTAAAGAATGGTTTGAGATGTTCTATAACGCATACTGCGTTGATGTGATAGCCTATGATTGCTATAAGGACTATTACTATATAAATCAAAAACACTTCGGTTATATAGCCGATATGGAGCTTTCAGAGGTCAAGCCTATTGATATTCAGAACTGTTTAAAATCTACGCTTACATACAGTAACGAACGTCAACGCCGTGCATACTTTCTGTTAAAACGTGTATTCCGTGAAGCTATAGTTAATGGTTATTGTGACAAAAACCCTTGCGACTATGTTAAACCTCCAAAACGTATAAAAAAAGAAGCTGAATATTTCAGCCCCGATAATCTCGTTCACCTTTTTGATGATGATAGTAGAGTTTGCAGAATGTTTCAGCTTGACTTGTGGACAGGTCTCCGCCGTGGTGAACTTCTCGCCCTTAGTTGGGATAACATTGACCTTGATAACAGATATCTTAAAGTCTGTCAGACACTCGTACATACTTCATGCGGTGATAGGATTGTACAGACCACAAAATCTCGTCGTGATAGGCTTATCCCCTTGCATAGTAATGCTATTGCTATACTTAATCAGATACGCTCTCAGGACGTCTCAGACGGCTTTCTGTTCGTTTCACCTACAACGCATACAGTAATATCCCTTAGACGTTATAACAGGCTCTACAGAGCGTTCTATGAGCAACAGAAAACAAAGTACCCTGATTTACAGTATCTCACCCCGCACAAGCTTAGACATAGCTATGCAACGTATCTTATTCAGTGCGGTGCAGATATTGAAACCCTCAGAGCATTGCTCGGACACGTTGATATAACAACTACTCAGCGTTATGTACATAGCAATTTCAACCAAATGTGCAAAGCTGTGAATAATCTCAAATTTGAATAAAGGAGTTTTTAAAATGAAAGAGTTTAATTTTTGGTGTAAAGAAAATACTGATCATGGCGAATGTGCCAATAAGCTATGCGATTATGATAACTGTTGCTGTTATGCCCACTGTGAGGAATGTATATTTTATCTTACAGATTCTCCTGCTTGTGAGAATTGCTCTGTACCTTGTTATGATGATTAATATTTACTTGTGTATGTTTTTTGCTTCTTTTTTTCGTTCAAAAGCATTCGGGTGGTAAAGTCGAACTCGCTGTGGGCAGAACTTTTGAACGAATGGGCTACACGTTCGACATCTGAGTAACTATGCACAAGTCTTGCTGTCTGCTCCTGTCGTTCGCTATATGCAAAAGCAGGAAGAAGATTAATCTTCTTCCTGCATATCCTTTTCGAGTAGTTCAATTATAAGGGCGTTCAGGCTCTTGCCCTTGCGTTCTGCATGGGCTTTGTAGACTTCACGCTTGCCCTTTGGCACTCGTACCTTGATATCGTCAAGCTTTTCTCTGTATTTTGCATTAGCTTTTAGTTGTGCTTTTGATGTTGCCATTTTTATCACCTCTGTGCTAATCATTATATCATATTTCGATAAATGTGTACATATACAATTTAAACATAAATGTACACATTTATTTGTACAAAATGCGTATTGATATATGTACCCATTTATGCTATAATATATATAGTGAAAGAGATAAAGGTAACTTTCACAGCGGAGGAAATTGAAAGGAGTGAGGATAATGCAGAATATGCCTACAGCTACAGAACTTGCGATAAAGTATGCAAAGCGTGAACAGCTCAGAATTATAATAGACAAGGCTCAGAATATTCATGCTGATTGCGAATATGAAGCTTTATCAAAACTGATTAACGAACTCAAACAAATGCTTGAAGAAGCATAAAAAATGTAGTCGGCTATCCGTCAAAACACACCGACTACATAATCACACACAAACTCGGATATCCTCCGCTTTGTAAATCCGAGTATAACACAAATTTTACTAAATGTCAAGTTGAAAGGATTGTTGAAAATGACTATTGAACATATGAAAAATATCGCAAAAGAAAAAATGAACAAAGAAATAGCATTTCTTTTTGATAAGTTGACTACAGGCTCTGAGGTTCGTGCTACTTTGTTTGCGTTTTTTCTTGTTGACCTTTTTTCTATTGATGAATATCGGTATTATCTTGAACTTATCCGCCAAGCTGAAAAATTTTAAGGAAAGCGTATAATACCGTAGAAAGGTTGATTAAAATGAATGAATTTGATACTATTGATAATTATTATATTCTTGCTTTTGCGTATCGTGTTTATGATGCAAAATGGGTAAAGGAAGGTCTTATTTTAGAGAATAACCCTTATGATGTCACTGTACAAGAAAATGAAGAAAAACTAAGTAGGATATGCTTTCAGCTTATGTATGCAATGAATTCATATTATGAAAAAGGTATGATTAGTCTTACTGCTATATCCGAATATGATATTTATAAATCGGCTTATAGCTATACTCTTGGTTTAATCAAAAGAAAATCATCGTCTTTAATTTGGTCGAAGTCCGCTCTTGAAAACTTTGCTTCCGAATTACATGAAAAAATTATTGCACTTGAAAATCTTTAGCACTATTCAACTAAAAAACGGCTCTCCACAATAGCGGAAAGCCGTTTTTACATATTGGTCGGAGTGACCTGATTTGAACCGACGACCTCTACCACCCCAAACACAAATAGAAAATTTTAGGATAATAACCGCCGTATTTTGTTTAAATATCGGCGGTTTTATTGTGCATAGAAATATTACAAAAAGTTTAGTTTGTTAGTGCGGTATTTTAACAAATTATACATTGACAAGAAATATTACAAGTATTTACGCCATTTTCATAATGTTATATAATATAACTGTAGTCAAGAGAACTACAACAAATTATTAATTGATTTTGGAGGTATGACAAGATGTATATTGTCAAAGGTTTTAAGAAAAACAGTGGAGTTATCAAGGAAACTGGCAGAAAGTGGGAAAACTACACACTCTTTTGTCTTAAGGAAAGTAAGGACGAGAGTGTGACAGGATATGAAACACATATTGCTAAAGTGTCAACAAAGGTCTTGCAGGAAACTTTCCCTAACTCTGCGGCTATCATTGATAGCCATGTAAATATTAATTATGGCGTTCGTACTTTTGGCGGTGCTGAAAAGCTTGTTGTCGAAAGTATAGACATAATCAAGTAAGAAAGGAGTTTAAGAGTATGCCTATTACAGTTCTTACAGGTGAAACATCAACTATTACTTCTGGTGTTTCAACAATCACTGACCTTGTATCACAGGTTTGGACACTTATGACAAGCAATCCGCTTGTTATGGTCTTTGTAGGTGCATCACTCCTCGGTGTTGCAATCGGCGTTATCAGAAAGCTTACACATAAGTAAGCCGTATATCTCGCTTGTGCGGGGCGGTCAATCCGCTCCGCATTTTTATTTTAGAAAGGAGAAAAAATATGAAAACAAAACTTCGGCGGTTTGTGTCAATCCTCTCCGCCATGGTTCTTATGGTCTGCTGTGCCGTTCCTGCGTTTGCTGATGATATCGGCTCTTCTTACACTACATGGAATGATACCATTAAACAAAATGTTTTTTCGTGTATTCCTGAGAGTGATAAAACCGATTACTATACTGTTATTGCCGCCCCTAACGGCAGTGGTTTTACTTATACTATTATATTTTGTAAATCTAGTACTTCTGTGACTTATTTCGGCAGTAATCTTCATTGCTATGTATCAAAGGCTGATTATAATGCGTTTGCGTGTGTTCTCGTTACCTCAGAAAATAAACCTCTCTATGATGATACAGCTACCGGTTGGCGGTCTGAAAATGGCGATTACTTCGACCATGAGCCTTATGATTATTCAGGCGGTCAAGCCAAGGTAATATATAGTAACGTTCCTGTTTTAAATTGGGAAGATAAGAAAACACCTGCATGGAAAGACCCTAACGCCCCACCAGTTCCCTTTACTGTCGATTATTCCCCTGCTCTCTCTGAGGGCATGAGCCGCAAGGGAACTCTTGTCGCTCCTGGTGCAAGCAACAACGGACAGGAAATTGAAAGCAATGGTCTTAACGTCCGTGTCACACTAACGGACGAATTTTTAAAACTCCGTGACAGCTATGATGAACTTAAAGATTATACATATGAATTTGTATGTTATATTACTACTTCCCCCCCTGAAAAGTCGTCTTATGAAGAAAGCGTTAAAAACGCTGTTTATACTTCATTGGACTATGGCAAATATATGTATACTACAAGCGGCGTTGTTGATGATGTTACGGACGATAATAAAGAGCCTACAGAATGGATAAAGGCAGAGGGCATAAATGCTGGCTATATAATTGGCAAGGGTGGCGAGGTTAAGAATGTTACTATCAATCTTGAAAACCTCGACAGCTCACAGTTTACCGCCGATACAAAGCTTTATATCGTGGTATATGGTCGCTTGACTTCTCTTTCAGTGCCGACCCCTGATTACTTCGACCTCGACAATCAAGGTTATCTTTGCAATCAAGGTTCTTTGAATACAAAGCAGATTGTAACAGTAAATGCCGACCCCGAAACAGGCGAGGGAATAGATGTTGTAATGCCTGATTACTATTGTGTAACGTCAACGGCGTTCAATTATAAGGACTATCCCGAATACAAGCCGAAAATATTTAAGAATGGTGCTGAAATGGATACAAACAAGCCGTTTACTGATTATCTTGATAAGAAGTTGACCCCTGATTATATGTATGATTATGATATGGATAAAAAGGGCGAAAGTGGTCTTGCTCCTGACGATTTCAAGAAATATGAGGAACAAAAAAATCTTGATAAAAATTTCGGTTCGTTTGATTTTGGTTTGGATAGTATTAAATCAGTGTTTGACGGCTCGTCCGACTTCTTCAAGTTTTTAACTGCAAGTATAGGTATCTTGCCCACAACGTTCTTAACTATCCTTATCGCTTTCTTTGTTGTCATGTTGGCAATTTGCGTTGTTAAATGGGTATTGAAGTAGGGGGTGCAATATGGATTGGTTTTCACTCATGAAGTCGCTTTTTGTTTCAATTCAACACTTAATGTGTTTGCGTATTCGTTTCGGTGAATTTAGTTTTACAGTAGGTGCAATGATTGTTGGATTGTTTGTTATATCCTGCTCCGTTGCTCTGCTAAAATATCTTTTTCACAATACATAAGGAGTTGTTAAAATGGTTGCAATATTAAAATTATTCGTTCTTTCACTAATAGTCATTTTGGCTATTAGTGCATTTCTCGGCGTGGTGGCGTTCTTTATGGACTTGCACGCCTTTAAATCTGAAAAAGACTTGTCGCTCCCTCGAAAAAGGCTAATAGAAGCTTTATATGAGGAACAGGAGTTAAAAAAGCAATCGGCTGAACAGCCGCAGGACACACCACAGAGCGACAAGCAAGAGCCTGAGAAAGAGGGGTGGTAAATGTGTTATATGATGTTCAAAACGCTTGCTATCAGCTTTTAAGACTTCTTGGCTGTGACTTAGCCGCTATTGACGTTATCAAAACGTGGAAACAATTCGGCGTGTTGTGCTTGGAATTTGTCTTTGCCTGCATTATGCTGTTTCTGCTGTGGAAAATGCTATACAATGCTATGATACGATTTTTCAATCCTCGGAGGTGATAGCCGTGTGGACTATTCTTGCTTTGTACATTATTTCTGTTATACTTTATTTTATTTTTAATTGGGGTGATAAATAAATGGTTCTTTTCGATTACTTCGTACGCCTGCCGTCCTTGGCGGCTTATGTAGCTTATGATAAGGCTACAAGCCTTTATTTCAACTGGTCGCAAATATTCAACGGTTGGGGTATACACTTATTTGTTGGCAAATTCGGAGCAGGTAAAACCTCTCTTATGGTCGCTGAAGCTTATGAACTCTGTCGCAAATATCCGCAGCTGCATATATTAACAAATATCAATATCAAAAACTTCCCCGATTATACGGAGATACTCCCCTTGAACACTGCACAAGATATTCTCAACGCCCCTAAAAATACGCTTGTGCTTATTGATGAGATAGGCACTATATTCAATAGCCGTGACTTTTCGGGCGGTAAATGTGCCGTTCCTAAACCGCTATTTCAGCATTTGTGCCAATGCCGTAAACGGCGTATGATGATATATGCAACTGTGCAACGTTTCAACTTGCTTGACAAACAAATAAGGGACATCACCGCAGACGTTACCGCTTGCCATACGCATTTCAAACATCCTTTTTGCCGTATACAGACAGGTTACACATATGACATTGAGGAATACGAGTTATATTCTGAAAATAAGGCTTATACGCCTGCACAGATGTACAATAGAACATATCTACAGACAAATAAACGCCGTCAGCTCTACGATACATCACAGCTTGTCACGAATATGTTACAAAAAGAGTATTTGTCTGATGAAGAGATACTCGCCAATCGTGAGGGCATAGAGCCTAACACACAGCCACTTGACCGAAAGCAAAAGAAATCTATTCGCAAGCGGAAAAATGCTTGGTAAAGAAACAACTCGCAGTGGTTGCCGTGAGGCTCACTGCGAGTTGTTGTTGTCTTTGTTGTTAATCATCAGCAGATTGCTATTAACTGTGTTCTGCTGTATCTGTCTTAATAATTCCGTTTGTTTCTCTTCTTCTCGTCTTATCGCTTTGCTGTTTCCTGCTATTTCAAATATAGCACATATCAACAGTATCACAATGACTATTTTCACGATAAGTATAACAACGCTTATTGACGTCATAGCCTCCAACGCTGTGAATATTTCTTCCATACTCTCACCCCTCGTCCGTATGTGTTTTTATTATAATGTGGCTGTCCTCTGCTGATTTTATCTCATCAGTGATAACCTTTTTGAGATATCCCGCTTTTGACAAACCTAACTCTTTTGCACGGTCATTAATCATCTGATTAAACCCCTTTGGAGCATAAAACTGTATCTTTTCGAGATTTTCTGCGTTCCATTTTGCATTAGCTTTCTTCTTGGCTTCTGATACCGCCATTACCTCACCACCTTTTCTACATTATACTATATCTATTGTAATTTGTCAACCATAATATACACTATATCCAGTTAATAATTATTTAATAAATACTTTACACTATATCCATTGCATATGGACTAGATATAGTGTATACTTAATATAGACAAAAAGATAACTACAATTAAATCGGTGAATGACGACAGCCTGAAATGGAAAAGTCTCGAAAGGTAGGTAGTAGCCGTGAAAGTGAGCATAATAGGTAGCACTCTATTCTTAGAGCTTCGGCACTAAAGAAGCCACCGGGTAAGGATTTGTTTTTCTTATTGTCTATCTTTAATCAAATTTGAAAGGAGTGAGGATAATGCAGAACATGCCTACAGCTACAGAAACTGCGATAAAGTATGCAAAGCGTGAACAGCTTAGAATTATAATAGACAAGGCTCTGAACATTCATGCTGATTGCGAATATGAGGCTTTATCAAAGCTGATTAACGAACTCAAACAAATGCTTGAAGAAGCATAAAAAAAATGTAGTCGACAATCCGTCAAAATACGCCGACTACATACTCACACACAAACTCGGATATCCTCTTGAAAGGATTGTTGAAAATGACTATTTCAAACTACTATGTCCGTGAGTATCTTCACCTTTATCGTGAATATCGGAAAGCTCTTAATTTATCTGACCTTTTTCTTTTGTATGGCAAAATAAAATATACTCTTGGCGAGTTGCGGAGAGATTCTTCTCTTGATATTCAATTTCACTTTGCTCTTGATGATAGGTTCTTTAAGCTTTCCTGCCGTACTTGTGAAAAGTTCGGTGAACTTTATTATCAGATTGGTTTCTGATTTTTCTATCTAAACTGAAATGAGGCGATATTATGACAACCTTTGCGATTTTATTTATCTTTTATATACTATTTTTTCATGATGATAATGATTGATATATGTATGTATCTATCATGCGGACGGCTGGGGGTGAATTGCGGATTGTTGGAATTGTTGGAATGTTGGAAACAACAGCTTTCAGGTTTTCAACATTTCAATGATTTCAATGATTCGCAAGAGGGGAACGCCGTTCAAGATTCCCCCTTTTCACTTCCCTCTCGGCGTTCTGCTATACTCTCATGAAGTCGGGGTTAGTATTACCCCCGACTTCGTCACACGTCACAAAGTATTAAAAATAGCGTAAATACGCCGTTAATCTTGTGACCGATTTTGTTACAAACTTCGTCACAAAGGTGGTGATTAATTGTCTGAGTTCACTTGTAAATCAACGTTCTGCGTTATAAACAACCCTCGCTATGATATTACATACAAGCACAATGAAGAGGGTGAGATAATCAAAGACGAGAACGGCAAGGCGGTTATATTAAAACAAGAGCCTACGGAGTATCATTCATTGACAGAACAACAGATATGTGATGATGTTCTTAATAAGTGGGTCGGTGATGATGATAAGCGAACAGGTGCGGTTTTATTTTGCGTGTCCGCCCTCGGTCTTGAACATCTGCATTGCGTGTTTGAAAGTGAAAAGACGTTCCGTCCGCTGTCTGCCTTGAAAAAGCTTTTTCCTAAAGTACATATTGAAATAACCAAAGGAAACAAAAAGCAAGTCGAGGACTATATAAACAAGGTCGGCAAGTTCGAGGAAAAGGGCGAAAAGATAATCGCAAAATCGCAGGTCGGTGAGATAAAAGGCTGTCAAGGCAAGCGAAACGATTTGATTTCAATGTCTGATATCCGTGACTTGATTTATAGCGGACAAACTCCAAACGATATATATAGGCAATATCCGCAGGCTATCAAGTCCAAAACTGCAACCGAAGAATTATTCTATTTGTACCGAAAGGACAACACGCCCCCCGAACGTGATGTTAAAGTGCATTGGCTTTTCGGTGGCACAGGTTGCGGAAAATCTTACACATATATTGAGTTATGTGAAAAGCATGGTGATGTAAATATCTATCGTGTTACCGACTATGACCACCCTTTTGACGGCTACCAAGGCGAACCGATACTCATTCTTGATGAGTTCCGAGGGCGTATCTCATACAGTTACTTGCTCACCCTGCTTGATAAGTATCGCTCTCAGGTATCTGCACGATATAGCAATAAAATGACGTTATGGACGGAAGTATATATAACTTCTCCGTTCCTGCCTACTGAACTATATCAGAAAACCGCTGAACGTAATGACGGCATAGACAAGCTCGAACAGCTTACAAGGCGTATTGATGATATAGTGTATTGTTTCAAATATCCTGCCGAGAACAACAGCGGTACATTTTATTGTAAATACAACGTTGATTTTGACCTGCATTGTGATAGTTACGCTATCCGTGAGCAGTGTTCACACGTTCGTCATGAGGTTTCACAAATGGGCTTGTTCACACTTATGGACGGCTTGACGTCAAAATTTGTTGAAAATAAATCGCAAAGTTAGTGTCACGAGGAAAATTTTTAAACTCTGAAAGGAGCAAAGCGACTGTAAGAGGTTGAAAATTTAGGCAATGGAACTTGTGAACGCAGTGAACAAGGTCGCTTGCCGTTCCGCCACAGCGTTAGCCGTGGCATAAGTGACACGATAAAGAAAAACCAACGTAAAAGCCAACTCAAAAGCCGAAAAAAGCAAAACAAGCCAAACAAAATAAAGTAAAAATATTTAACGTAAGAAAACGGCAATTTTACAAAGCCGTAAAAATATGGTATAAATAAATCAGGAGGTACACCATGAAGCAAAAAGAAATTTGCAAGGAAGAAATCAACCTGTTCTATTTGTGGCTCTGTGGCACGATAGGCAAGGAGAAAGGAGAGGATAAAAGGATTGTGTATCTGTGTTGCCCTGCTGAGCGTGACACGCTCCTCAGAACGTTTCTTGAAGAATACAACGCACAGCACCGCTACAGTGCATTTAAAAAGGCTTTCAAGCCTACCTCACGCATTATTACAACAAAAAGAGTGTAGCCATTATAAGCCCATGTACGCCAATACATGGAATGACTACACCCAAATAACACCCACGCAAAAGGAGTTATTACCATGATATTTAAAGAATTTTATTACAAGGACTTTCGCCCCTCTTATTTAGAGGGCGTTGTCCGTTACCCTGAGCAAACTGATTATGTTATTGAGCAGAATTGCAAGCCCATTAACGGCAAGGAACTTTCTGAAATCGGTCTTTCTGACCTCAATAATCTTATCAAGCAATGTGATGATACATATTGCATTGACCGTGTTAAAAAGCTTCGTAGCGTTCTTAAACGTATCATGCGTTATGCGTATGCTTGTCGTTATACGCCTATTGACCTTTCAGCCTTTGAACTTAGGCGGTGCAGAAAACGCCCTGAAACTGTTCAACAGCTTTCATTTACGGTAGAGCAAGCCGCCTTTCTGACTTCTGGTGATAGCACAATAATGAAGATGTTCCGTTTTGAGTGCTTGACAGGTCTACGCCGTGAAGAAATACTCGCCCTACGTTGGGAAAACGTTGATTTAAAGGCTCGCCGTATTTTCGTCTGTCAAACTGTTGTTGTTTTAAAAGGCTGTGCAAGGCTTGTGAATGATACCAAAAACCACAAGTTTCGTTATGTTGAACTTAACGAAACAGCGTATAAACTTCTTCTTTCACTGCCTGTGACCTGTGATTTTGTGTTCGGTAATCCACGCTCAAAAAATTTTCTCAGCCCTCGCCGTTATCATGAGGAATATAACACAATGTTTATTCGCAAGAACGAGGAATGGAAAAAGACCCATGCTGACGGCTTACCGCACCTTACACCGCACAAGTTCCGTCACACGTTCGCAAGTCTGTTGACCGCTAACGGAACGGATGTCAAGACAGTTGCCGACTTACTCGGACACACAAAGCTTGACACCACAAATATTTATTTGCATAGTTATGATGATTTACGCCGACAGGCGGTCGATAAGATACAATTAGATAATTAATTTAACAACCGCACTGAGGGCTATTGGTCGGAGTGACCGGATTTGAACCGACGACCTCTACCACCCCAAGGTAGCGCGCTACCAATCTGCGCCACACCCCGATATCGTATATATTATACCCGATTTGGATACAATAGTCAAGAGTTTTCAGCCAAAATAAAAAAATTGCAAAAAAGGTATTGACATTCACATTCATTTGTGATATAATAAATAAGCACTCAGGAAAGAGCAGTAAAAAAACAGTAAAACATCGCGGGATGGAGCAGTTCGGTAGCTCGTCGGGCTCATAACCCGAAGGTCGTTGGTTCAAATCCAGCTCCCGCAACCAATAGTTCCCACGACCGAAGTTAATGTACTTTGTATGTTAATTTCGGTCGTGTTTTTTATATCTATACGAGAAATGAGCAGGCGTATAGCTTTATCGTCTGGGCTGTCATGCAGAGCCTTGAGCCAAAGAGAAATCTGATCTGTAGTGTAGTCCTTTGGCATTTCCGTCTTCTTCAATGCCTCTATCTCAGAACGGAGCTGGTTCATCTTCGCACCGATATCCTCGATAACATCAGCTGGGAGGACACCACTTGACATGTTGGTCATCAAGGTGTCATACTGCTTCTGCTTCTCCGATATTTTAGATGCAACTATCTTTTTGAAATCAGCGGCTCTCTCAGGCTCTCCGCACTTGTACTTTCGCATAGCAGTAGCAATGGCCTTTTGATTTTCTTCGTTGAGCAGGGTGCGAAGATATGTCTTAGCGGCGTCATCAACGATATCCATAGATATCATAGGTGCACCGCACTTCTTTGAACAACGATAGTAGTGATATACGTGTCCTTTCTTCGTTGATATGTGTGCGTGCATTTTCGCACCGCATGAGCAGTAGACTAACCCACTGCATAGATATGATGTCTTTGGTCCACTCTGTTTTCTGCTATCCATAATCTTCTGCACCTCGTCAAATGTTGCCTTGTCGATTATCATCGGCAAGGCATTTTCTATTCTTATAGCATTAGGTTTAGACCTGCGCTTGGATCTATCCTTTTCCTCGTCAACGCAGTATATATATGTTCCTGTGTATTTCTCGTTTCGTAGTATCTCATATACTGCAGAATACTTCAAGGGCTTTCCACGCTTGCCCACAATGCCCACTGCCGCCATTTCTGCGATAATGTCCTTAGTTCCCTCGTGATTTTTCACCGCCGCAAAGATCTTGCGGACATATTCCGCTTCATAGGGGTTTATAACATACTTCTGATCAACAATGTCATATCCAAACGGCGGATAGCCGCCATTGTGAAGACCTTTCAGGGCTATTTCACGTTCTCCCTTTTTCGTTTCATTTGCAAGGTTATCTATATAGTATTCTGACATAGACCACATCAGCGCACGCATTATCTTGCTCTCCGGGCCGAAGCCGAAGTCCTGACCAACGGCTATCAGTGTAATACCCATTTTCTGCAGGCGAGCGTCAAGATTAACGTGTTCGCCCAGTGATCTAGCCACACGATCGTATTTGTGAATAAGAATAGTATCGAAAGTACCCTTATTGCAATCTCTCAACATTTTTTGATACTGCGCACGGCTTGCCGTCATTGACCCCTTGCCGCTGATAGCCTCGTCTGCATATACGGCTACGATATTATATCCCTTAGTGGCGGCGTACTGTCTGCACGCCCTGAGCTGGGCTTCAATGCTATCCTCAGACTGCTTGTCCGACGAGTATCTTGCATATATAACTGCATTGCTCATAGTGTTCTCCTTAAGACTTCAATAACTCTTTTTTCTTAATATCGTACTCTTCCTGCGTTATAGCTCCGCAATCGAGCAGGCTTTTGTATTCCTTTATCTGCTCAGGGATAGATATAACTTTTTCATCAGCAGGCTTTGCATTCTGTTGTCTATTATACTGTTCAATTTCGCCCAGCATGGCCATGACCTGCTGGGCGTTTTTATATGCAGCACGATACGCCGCCGTGTCCTTGGCAAGTCCTTTTACGTCGAAATGAACATATCTTACTTGAGCGTCAGGATCTATAACCACTTTAATTTTCAGCATATTTGCAAGCTGCTTAGAGCTGTTCTTAGCAGTGCTTGCACCGACTATAGCACCCGCAGTTCCTGCAAGTATACCGCCGACAACCGCACGCTTGACACCGTTTCCGCCCATTGTTACAGTTTCATCGTCTTCAAGAAGCTCATAGCTCACAAGCTGGTTATACTTATAATCAGCACCACTGGCAAAAGAAAATCGGTGTGCTGCCTTATTTATTCTAAAATACTTATCAATCACATTATCCTTGTCATTATGTGAAGAAGCTTTCGGCACAGCTTTTCTCTGTGGCTCTGGAAGATCTCCATAAAGAGCGTTACGCACGTCCTTTATGGTTATTTCTATCTTAGGCTTGTTGATGCCTGAACGTTTCAAGCAATCATCACATATATAACCATCTCTAATTCGTTTGTTTTTTGAAAATAAGCCAAGATTACAATGGCATATATTACATTTATTCATATCGATACACACCTTTCTAAGGCTCTATAGTTCTTAAAGGTTCGACCATTATTCTTATAGATTATCGATAGCGTACTGAGCTTCTTCTGGGGTAAAGCCTTCACCATATTCAGATGTCAACTGCTCATATATGCGATCTGTTGACATAGACATATTATCTTGATAGCTATGTGCTTTTTGCAGAGCATTCGCATAGTAATCTGCATTAACATTGTCAACAGCATATTGAGCTTCACTTTCAGTGAATTGCTCACCACTATCCGAAATCAACTGGTCATATAGTCTTGACCTCGATAGGTACTGAGTATCCACATATGATTGTGCTTTTTGTAAGGCGTTATAATTATAATCTGCGTTTAAGTTCTCTAACGCATAATTGGCAGCATCATCAGAGAAGCCCTCACCATATTCAGATGTCAGCTGGTCATATAGCCGAGCACGTGACATATGCATGCTATCGCTATAAGTTTGTGCCTTTCTTAACGCATTACGATAATCAGCTGATATTCGTTCTGCTGTGGTGGTAGGCTCTGTGGTAGTAGTTGTAGTAGTCGTTGTTGTGGTGGTAGTGGTAGTAGTTGTTGTGGTTGTTTTCTTTGTGGTCGTTGTTTTTCTTGTTGTAGTCGCCTTCGGACTTGTTACGGTAGCCTTTTCACTTACTGTTGTGGTTTCCGTGGTAGTGGAAGCTGTTGTAGATGCCGCTGGTGGCTCAACTGTGGTCTTATAGCAGCCAGACATCATTAATGAAGCGGATATCAGTGCGACTAAAATAACAGTTTTCTTCATTTTTGTTACTCCTTTATAAAAAAATGCGCCTCAAAAAAGTTGGGCTATTCTTTTTCAAAAATTTATATGGTATGTCATATATATAGGAGGTGCATTCTATATATATGAATACTAAAAATTATAAAATCGAATTAAAAAAAATAATGCACGAGAAGCACATTAATGGAAAGCAACTTGCAGAGCTTGCCGAGATAAGTGAGGGGGAAATAAGCAAGATATTGACCGGCAAAGCAAACCCTACAATTGAAGTTATTGCACGTTTGGTTATTGTGCTCAAATGCGAGCTGCAAGATTTGGTAAAAATACTGAAATAAATTTATTATAGTAAATTTTGCTGAATTTATTGCCGAAATATGTTATAACCAGCATAAGGGGATTTAAACATATTTTTTCAAAAAATGAAAAAGAAAGGGGTGAGCAGCATGACCAACGCTGAGCGTAAGGAGCTGCAGGACAAGCTGGCAGAGATGATTTATTCTCTGCTTTTTGAAAGCAACAAGTCCGACGAATAGGGTACTGCCTACATACAGGCAGGCGAATAAGCACTTCACATTTTGTGGAGTGCTTATTTTTTTACTTTGGCTTTTTACTGCCGTTTTCCCTTTTCCATGCTAAGAAACTAACATAGTCATAAAGATCTAAGAGTTCATCATCGGATAGTGTATTAAGAACACTTTGTATATTTTCCAAAACTCTTATCTTATTAGAAGAAAAAGCTTTAGTGCTTTGAGAAACGGCTTTCAACGTTTGCCCTGGTTTATAACCGAAAAGATAATTCGCATCACATTGAAGCGCCTTTGTTAAGATCATTATGGTCTCGTCATTCGGCTTGCTTTTATTGGTTTCAAAATTGCTTATCATTCTATTTCCGATACCAGTCAATTTTTCAAGATCGCCCTGAGTAAGGCCAAGTTCCTCACGGCGTTCTTTTATTTTGTCGCCTATCACTTTAGCACCTCCTTTAATTAATATTATATCACAAAATCCTAAAATATCAAGATTATTTTCTAATTTAATTTGATAATTCCAATAATTTTGGTACTATGCACAAAAACACATGGTATTTTTTGTTGCGATTTTTCCAATTAAATTAGAAAAAATCTATTGACATTCTAATTTTATTGGATTATAATATAGTTAATCCAATAAGATTGGAATTAAAAAAGGAGGAATGGTTATGAATAAGCCAACAATCGTTGCAGTTAATGTAAAGAAGTTGCTTAAGGCCAAGCAGATGTCACAGAAAGAATTTGCCACAGTAACAGGTTATGACTATAAGAAGCTCAACAATAAGCTCAATGGCTATGAGAGCATATATCCAGAAGATATCGTATTCTTCTATAGTGCACTTGGCTGTGATGTGAACAAGCTTTTTGAACCGGTCGAAGAAACTGCATAATAACGTTTTGTTGACTTCAACAAAACGATAAAAAGAGGTGATACCAATGTCAAAATCAACAGACCATGATTTCAATGAGATAGTATATGACAGTGTTCTTCCTGAGATTGCAAGAGCGTTCTGCTCTTTAAAAAAGAAGTCTCAGGAAATAAGCTTGCCGGTCAGACCCCAGAGAACTGGGAAGCAATTGCACGCATAAAGTCAGCGGCACTGAAACGTACTATCGCAGAGTTTATTGAAAAGCAGATATCATAGGAGTGATACCAATGACAAACCATAAGATAAAAGACTATCATAAGAACCGCCTTGCATTCGAGGTCATAGTCAAGAACTACGAGATGCTTTGCACCGTTCTGATAGTGCTGAACAAAGAATATCCGAAGACTTTCTATCCGAAAGCCTGTCGCAAGTGGATAGATGATTTTGCAGACAACTGCAAAATCGCCAACGAGTGGGACAAGGACGGTGTATATGCCTATAAAATGCAGCGGGCGTGCGAGAATAGCGGCATAGATCTGAACATGGTAATAACGTTCGTTGAACGGAATTGCAAAGAGTTCAATCTCCAGAACAGGGCTATTCTGGCGGACAACATCAAGCTGGCGCTTGTGCAGACCGCCACAGAGTATGGCGTGGGCGGCAAGCGTATGAAAGCCATTCAGAACGCCATGTTGGAAACTTTCATTGACAATCCTAGGGAGCAGGTCAAGGCGCTGGGTATAGATGACTATATCGAAGAATGCACCGTTGGTCAGGTCGATATCCGCAAGTTCAGAGTCGATAACAAGGTCAGAACTACCCTGCAGGAGCAGAAAGAAACCTCAGCAGGCTTGGAAGCGTTCCGGCGCTGGTCAGCTGAAAATGTGAAAAAGGAGCAGTAAAGTGAAAGAAACGATTGATATTCCTATAAGCGTTACATATCGCATCGAGGACGGCAAGATCATAGAAACCCGCCGCAAGGTCAAGAAGATACCGATTGACGTTATCGCAAGCATTCTTTACCGCCATTTCAAGCAGAAAGAGAGGGATAAGAAGTGCTGCACATCATGAAGATAGACGCTATTATCGGTGAAAGAACAAACGTTGAGATAGAAAGAGCCATTAATAAGGCTCAGCTTGTCGGTGACAAGCTATGGCATGGAGATCTGAGCAAAGAAGACCTCGTAAGCTACTATGTGGCGCAGACCATAGAGAAGCATTTGGTGGCTGATATCGAGGAGCGTATCAAAGAGTTGGAGGGTGACGGAGATGTACGCAAAGAGTGATACCCGCAGTTCACTGATATCGCAAGCCGTCATCAGAATAGCAACGGATATGGGGATTGAAAGCTATGTCCGAGAGATACGCCACGGCTATTCTATATGTGCCGGTGAATTCGTTATCGTTGACATGGCGGACAATACCAGCGTTAAGATGATCATATCAGATTATGACGGTTATTATCAGCAAATCAAAAGAAACCTGAGAAAATGGAGGAAAAATTATGACAAAAAAAGACGTAGTCCTTGCAATCAGTGAAGATGTCAAGGCGGTTGATTACCTGGCAATGAGAGAGCAGAGAGACAAGCATAACAAGCTCGTTACCCGTCGAAAGCGTGAAGATCGCAGAGAGTGCTTCGCAATGGCCTTGCTGACTATCTTCTTTGCTTTCATGATAATAGTAGTAATGCTCGGTCTTGGGCAGGTATGGGAGATGATTTACTGATGTATGATTTCAACAACGCAGTCAGACTTAACCGCATAGGTGGTGAATATGTCATCACTGTGGACGGAAAGCCGTTGGAAACGTCACTCAGCTCTAATCAGCGCCGAAATCCCCTTATAGCTGTCAGCAGATATGCGTCAGCAATAGACGAATACCTCAGAGGGAACGTCAAGAAGTATCTTGCTGAAAACGAGCTGAACGTAGTCACGGGCTGTAATGTCTGCATGGAGTGTACAGACTGCAAGTTCTATCACCTCAACAACGCTGAAAGCAACTGCCGCCTAGGTGACAACAATGAGTAAGACAGTATACGTCGATAATACTATCTATCGAAAAGAATCTAAGCAGTTTCCTAACGTCAAGTATCGTTTCAACCTTGCCAACGTCGTGATACATAGTATGTATACCATGTATCTTAAGAGCCGTGGCATACCGAAGACCATAGGGCTTACAGACAAGCAGCGTTTTGATTTTGAAAAACGAATTCAATCTCTTATCGACAACGGGTCTATCGTAGTGACAGAAGTCGAAGCAGGAACGAAAGGAAAATGAAAATGAGTACCATAGGAATAATACTGTTATCCATAGCGACGCTTATCGTTGCGGATATCGTGATGTACATAGTACTTGGTGCCATTGAAAAGCACTGGGAGAAAAAGTTTAAGGAGGATAAAGATGACGAGAGATGAAATAATTCTTGCAGCAAAATGCTGCATAGTAGACAACTGTGGAGCTTGTCCGTTTATAAATAGGGGTAATTGCATTACTGATTTTATGAAGAATGTTCTTGAATGCATAAAAAATGAGCCTGTGCTGTCTGCCAACAGTACAAGCTCGGAGGTATCTGTAAAAGAAGATACCGATAACATACACCTTGATGATAGCACAAAAGAGCATATTTGTCAAGCATACGAAACTGCTGATGAAGCTTGTGCAAATATGCTCACTATCTACGAAGGAATGTCGGAATGTGAGCAGAGAGCCTTTGATATAGGCGAGGTGTACGGAAAAATATACAGCACGAGGGATAAGCTTGAAACTTCCCTAAAGGAGCTCACAAAGGAGGGGGAGAATAAATGCCGGTAATAACAGACGTTGACCTGCTATGCTATAATGCTGAACTTGCAGGCGCCAGAAAGCGACTGAATTACAAATCGCACCCGCCAAGGCATAACGCAGGCCCATGTATTTTTTATAATAGCATAAGACAAGAGTGTATGGCGCTAGTCGAGAAGCCAGCGCAAGAAACTTGCACACGCTGCAAGTTTTTCAAAACCAGAACGGAGGATTATAATGCAGATGAATTCAAATAATCAAAAGCCAACATTTGATTGGAGAAAATTCAAGTATGAGAACATAGCTGTTCATGTCAAGACTCAGGAAGAATACGATAACTTCATGAAAGAATGTAAGGGGCAGGGGCTGACATGGTGCACTGGCAAAGAAGTTGATAAGATCAATTTATGGCCGGACTGTGCATATGATATGTGCATTGTATATGACAATAGCGGGCTTGTAAAAAAGGGATTGCATTATCAGAGACTTGGCTTCTTTAAGGACACGGGAAATAGAATAGAAGAATTCGCAAATTTCTATTTTCCAAAAGATTACCAGCCGCTTAATTCAAACAGCAATCTTATCCCAGAAGAACAGATAGAATTCTTGGGAAAACCAACAACGCATACCTTGAAGCTGGAAGAATGCTTCTGTGAAGCAGTTGTTGCAGGTAAGAAATGCTTTGAAATTCGTAAAAATGACAGAGGCTTTCAGCCTGGAGACACGATTGAATTCATTCCAGTAAATAACGGACTTCCTGCTATTCATGTGATATCAAACCGCAGATATAGGATAACATATGTCCTAAGTGGTTGGGGGTTGAAGAATGGATATGTTGCATTAGGAATAGAGGAGGTAAAGAACTATGACTAGCTACAGAGAGCAGGCGTTAAAGAAACTCACAGACGAACGAGAGGGCGTTAAGCTTAGCGGTGGAGCATCGGCGAACACAGTGCTGAGTACTATTATTCAGCCTGTCATAGACGCTCTTGAAAGTTTTGTCAAGCAAGACGAGGAGTTCGCACAGGCGGTCGCTCAGGGCGGCACACTTCAGAAGTGTTTTGAAGCAGTTTACAAAGCAATTAAGGATAGCAACTTTGCACTATCAGACTTCAAGACTTATGAGACCGCAGCAGGTTTTTTCTTCCCTGGCTGTAAGATACGCTATCACATGGATATAGACCTCTGCGGTAGCGTCAGCAAGGAAGCGCCTGAGCAGAAGCGCAAGTCGATCACAGTTTCCTTTGATGACTTATTCTGATCTGAGGTGAGTCGATAATGTGGAAAACTGATGAGCACAAGCAAGAGCTGGATATATTCCCCGTATATACAGACCACCTCACGCCCGACCAGCGTGCTGACATTGAGAGTTTCCCACAGCTCAATGCCAATGATTGTAAGAAAATTAATGGTTGTTTCACGCCTTACATATTTTACAAACGCACAAGTGCAGGAAGATACACTTGTTTCTGCACAAACTGCAACAAAGAATACAAAGTCAATCTGAATGATGTTGATGACATCTATCATGTGCAGGACGAAGTCAGACACGGATACAGAGGTGTATGTCCGTACTGCAAGGTCAATGCTGAGTATAAGTCTGCTGGATACAAGCAAGTGGGGCTTGCCGAGGCCATAGACCTTTGTGTGTATAAAGTTGTCGATGATTTGGTCTACATATTTGCAGCAGTAGTCGAGAAGAATTATAACCTTTATTCTACAGATGACTACGATAGAGAGCCGAACATTGTTGTTGACATCAAGAAAATGTACGTTTTACGAAAAGGACGAGCAGAGGTGTACGATGTCGGCTATGCGTACACACGACACGGCTTTACAGCATTTTTCCGCCCAATAAAGAAAAAAATTTGCGGAGCCTTTAACGACGGCTTTGCAAGTCGTCCAAAAAGATATCTTTACAAAGAGACACTTCGTAACACGTTTTTAAAGTATTCAGGGATAGATTTTGTGAAAAATGGCTACATCACCCAGTTCGATCAGGAACGCTACTACACAGCGTATGCTATGTATCCCATACTTGAAATGGCCACAAAGATGGACTGTGCAATGTTCGTTCAGGACCTTTTGTGGAGAAATAAAAAAAACTATAAGATTCTTGACTGGTCGGCAAAGTCGCCGAAAAAATTCTTCAAGCATCTAACGCTGAATGAAGTGAAAGCTTTTCTTGACAATCACACGCCGGCAAGAGTTATAGAGGTGTATCAGGACTTCAAGCGCAAAGGTAAGAAGAAAGACATTTTCTACTGCCGAATGTACAGCTATATTACTGATTACTGCACTAGCATTGAAAAAGCGGGCGTTGATCCAGAGCAGGCATTAGAGTACCTGAGAAAAGTCATGAAGCACTCTCCTGAAGAAGAGCGTTGTGAGGACGATTACTCAGAGATAAGGCGCCTTGTCAAGCTGTATGATGATTATGCTAACATAGGGCTGAAAATCGGATATGATTTTTCATTAAAAAACATAGCATTTCCGAGAGACCTGAATGAAGCGCATGATAATGCAGTTGAGAACTTCAACTTCATGGAAGAAGAACGCAAGAGAAAAGAAGCCGCCGAGCTTGAGGAAGCCTATAAGCCCAGATACAAGAAGCTTTGCAAGAAGTATAAGGGCTATAGCTATCCTGGTATTCAGTTGGTTGTACCAGAGAATGCCGAAAGCATTATCAAAGAGGGAAAGGACTTGCGAATATGCGTCGGCGGTTATGCTTCAAGGCATTGCAGTGGGGTTACGACAATTCTATTCATCAGAAAGCCGTCTGACCTTGATAAGTCATGGTTTACGATTGAAATAGACAATGCTGACCATATCGTGCAGTGCCACGGATTTAAGAATGAACAAGTCAAAGACCCTTTAACGGGCAAGAAGCTTGAAAAGCCTGAAATAATCAAGGCGTTTGAAGTCAACTTCCAAGAGTGGCTGAATAGCCAGAAGAAGCTGACTAAAAGGAGAAAAGCAAGCTAGGAGGAATAACAATGAACGAGATCAAACTAAGACCCGGTGAGGAGTTCGTATATAATGGTATACGTTTTATATGCCTCGACATTATCGACGGCAACTACTTAGCGATAACGGCTGAGTGCTTGTGGAAAAAGCGTTTTAACAATGAGTACAAGGACGGCTGCAACAACTGGGAAAAGTCAACGCTCCGCCGATTTCTCAACGAAGATGTGCTCAAGGAATATTTTGATACAAAGCAGCTTATAAAGCAAACGTCTGACCTTATCGCCGATAACGGTGACAAAGCCTGTGGAACGTGTGAGGACTATATAACGCTGCTCAATTGCGACCAGTACCGCAAGTATAGAGATTATGTGCCGCTTTTTGAAGAATGTATGTGGTCGCTTACTCCGTGGAGGTGCGGCACCAACTACGATCACGCCGTGCGTTACGTCACCCCGACAGGTGCTATCAGCTACGGCTATGCGGACAACAGTTACGGGATCGCCCCAGTTTGTTTGTTTAAAGCTGATAATCTCATACTGCGCCAACAGGTGCAGCTTATACCCGCTGAATAACTAACCAAAATAGGAGGAAACGCAATGGAAAACACAGAAATTACAGTATCTATGAAAACAGCTATGGTAGAACACCAGCACATATGCGAATGCTACAGGACAGCCGCAACGGCTATCGTAGAAATGGGCAGGTCACTGAAGAATATCAGAGACTATAAGCTCTACATAGCACTGGGGTATGAGTCTTTTAAGGATTATCTTGAAAGCAATGGTGATTACACGTTCAAAGAACGTCAGGCGTATACCTATATCAAACTCTATGAGGACAATAGCACCAAGTTCCTTGAAGAACACGCAAGTATAGGTGTAACAAAGCTGGAACTTCTCTCCAAGCTTCCGGAGTACGAACGTGAAGAATTCGCTGACACACATGACCTTGGCGGAATGACAGTTGAAGAAGTCAAGAAGCTAATCAAAGAAAAGCAGGCATTAGGCGAACAACTGACATTCCTTGAGGAGGAGAAGAAGGAGCAGACAGAAAGCGCCGAATCTCTCAGAGCTGAGATTGAAGAGCTAAGAGAAAAGCTTAAGCAGGCTGAGGACAAGCCTATCGAGGTAGTTAAGAGAGACCTCGACGAAGAAGAGATTGACAAGATAAGGCTGTCTGTCCGCCAGGAGCTTCACGCTGAGCACATGAAAGAGCTGAATTCGCTGAAGAAGTCAAGCCGTGAAGCCGTGAAGGCGGCAGAAGCTGAAAAAAATAATGCCCTTAAGAAAGCACAGACAGAGCGTGACAATGCAGTTAAGGAAGCCGTCGCTAAGTATGAAACCGCCCTCAGTAAAGCTAAGGCTGAGGCAGAAGAAGCGGACCATGTCAAGGCAGAGTTGGAAAAGAAATTGAAGTCAGGCAATGCAGACGAAGCAAGGGTTGCGCTGAAGATCATCTTTGAAAACGTTCAGAAAGGGCTTACGGAATTCATTGAAAAAATCAATGATATTGAAGACTCACAAACCAAGGAAAAGTTCATTACTGTCACAAGCAAGTGGCTCAGACAGGCGGCTGATGACCTTGAGGGGTAATGTTTTGAAAGCAGGACATAGATGACAACAGAAATAATTAACGAACTATTCGGCATAAAGGAAAGCTTTGAACTTCCGCAGGCACTTCTTGCGAAACTTCTTGACAAGGCTGAAAAAGACAAGTTATGCAAGGAATTTGTCAAACAGGGTTTCAATGGCAACAATGATTGCCTGCGTGACTATTTTCAAGAGAATAACGCAAACCGTAGTAATCTAAAGCAGGATTATACACCCGATTGTCTGTGCAAGTTGATTTCCAAGCTTGCACCAAAGTCAGGGAAGATAATTGATATATGTGCAGGAACTGGCGCATTGTCGGTTGGTATGGATAGGGATAGCGTCTTTCAATGCGAAGAATTATCGCAAATGAGTATTCCTGTGTTGCTTCTCAACCTTGTGATACGCAATAAAGATGCCATTGTTGTTCAAAAAAATGTTTTGCTTAACGAAGTGCAGAAAGTTTATAAGCTGTGCAAATCGGACGAGTTCAGCGATATAGAAGTTGTTGATACTTATGAAGAGAATACAACGGACGTTGTCATATCAAACCCACCTTATTCGCTGAAATGGGAGCCGAAATCAGACCCACGCTTTGAGGGCTATGACCTTGCACCTGTTAAGGCAAGTGACTATGCGTTTGTACTTGACGGCTTGTCGAGGCTGTCGGACGTGGGCAAGGCATTCTATATCTTGCCTACAGGCGTTCTCTTTAGAGGTAATGCAGAGGGCAGGATCCGCAAGCAACTCATAGAAAATAATTTGATAGACGCAGTTATTTCATTGCCTGAAAATATGTTCCTGAATACCAGCATACCTGTCAATGTTATCGTGTTCAGCAAAAATAAGCAAACAAAAGATATTCTGTTTATCAGTGCCGAAAAACTTTTCGAAAAGCACGGCAAGCAGAACGTCATGACGGACGAGCATATTCAGAAAATAGCCGATACATATCACAGCCGCAGTGTTGTTGAAAAATTCTCAAACGTGGCAAGCTATGAGGAAATTGCTAAGAATGACTACAATTTGAACATTCCACGCTATGTTGACACGTTTGAAAAGGAGGAACTTCCACCTTTAAAAGACATCTGCAAAGAGCTGATACAAAGTGAGCTTGAAGTGCATAAGGCAACGAATGACCTCATGGCGATACTTAAAGACCTCTGCGGTGATGATGAATACAGTCAGGTCAAGGACGATTTTTTGAAATTCTTTACCGAACAAGACATTGTTGGCGAAACTATGGCAACATGGCTTGAAATGAAAAATCTTGAAAACCGCACCGACTATATTATTTCCCATGCCAAGAAGGAACGCAAACCACTGCTTGACCTTGTGACATTTGAGCGAGTGAAAAAGGGTAAAGTATACGAAGCTGGCACTGTCTATATTCAGCTATCTGCCACGGACGGAAAAGTAAGATATCTTTGTGAGAATTCAGAGTTAGAAACCAAGTACGGCGTATTTCAGCCGAAAGACAAGAGCATGGGAACGAGATATCTTTTCTATATCTTAGAGCATGAAATGGAATCGTTCTTGGCACGATATCAGAGCGGCATGAATATCAACCCTGATATCTTCAAGTATATGCAAGTGACGTACTATCCCGAAGTGAAGTATCAGCAAGAGATAGCTATGACACTTGACGGCATTCAGGCAAGGTATGACGAAGTGTATCAAGAGAAAGAGTCATGGCAATGTTTTAAAAAGTATCATTTGGAGGGAATGTTTCCCTAAAAAAACCGCCCCGTAGGGCGGCATAAGATTATATTTGACGGTGTTTTTTGAAAAATGCGTAAAATCCAACGGCAATCGATGCAATGAGCAGACCACCAAGGACAGGGACGGTATCAACGAGTTTCACAAAGGCAAATGCAAAGATCTTAATCGTTGACCACACAGACTGCAGCAGTTGTAACATTGTATCACTCCTTTCTTGAAATTTTATACATTATAACACCGTCAAATACGATTGTCAATATGCTTAACCAATACTACACATGATATACACATTTTAAACACAAAGGAGCAAAAACATGATAAAAATCAAGCCCGAATACATATTTCCGCTTCTGCTGATTCTGCTAGACGTGGGAGCAGCAATTATATACGCTGTGCAGAAAGACTACAAGAAAGCTGTCTACTGGATAGCAGCGGCTGTGCTGAATGTTACTGTGACGTTTTAAGGAGGTATAACAATGGCTGATAAATACATTAAAGTTGCTAGTTTGAAAAATAAACTTAATTATATTTTTAGAAACTATGGCACATCAAAGGTTATTAGGGATAAGGTAAACGAGGCGATAAAAAGCGTTCCGTGTTATTTTAAAGCAGAATTTGACACAACTCTTGAAGTTGCAGACGTGCAGGAGGTCAAGCACGGATATTGGAAATTTCACGAAAAAACAAAACTCGTGCCAGCCAATAAGGTTGGCATAAAAGAAGAATACACTAATGGTCATGATTGTACTGTCGTTGACAATACAAATGTCAACAAGAAAATCATGATTATGAAAAAACGTATAACATTAAAAATTCCTATATGTTCGGTCTGCGGTTGGTGTGGGCATGATGAATGCGATGCAACGCCATACTGTCCTAATTGCGGAGCTAGAATGGACGGTGTCCTTAGTGAATAAGAAGGCTACACCAACAGAACACATAGAGCAGGCATTGCTTTTCAAGTGGGCAACGTTCAGCTCAGGCAAGTATCCAGAACTAGAGTATATGTTCGCTATACCGAACGGCGGCTATCGCCACTATAGAACTGCCGCAGATCTTAAGTCTGAGGGCGTAAAGTCAGGTGTGCCTGACATAATGCTTCCGGTGGCACGTGGCGGTTACTACGGCCTTTTTATAGAAATGAAACGCACATCAGGTGGACGAGTATCGGAATCTCAACAGAAGTTTCTGAAAATGCTTAATGACAACGGCTATCTTGCGGTTGTCTGCAAAGGATTTGAGCAGGCGCAGGAAGCAATCTTGAAGTACCTTAATAAAGGAGTGAGAAAATGAAAATATCTAAGCTGAAAAAAATATGCAGTAAAGCGGCTAAGACCATATCCTACTTCTATAATGAAAATGATAATTCATTATGGATTGGCTCAGGAAGTGCAATATATCCGCTTTACGGCATGCCGAACATGAATACCAGCGAGCAGTTACTCACGCTTTTTGACATTAATGAAAGTGACCGTGAGAATTGGAGATGTAAGCAGCTGCCGCCTGCTATTGAGAGCAGCATTGTTATGAACATCGCTTCATGCACAACAGGCAAGATTATAGATCGTCGTTCAACATTCGTTGCCATGCTAAGCGAATATCAGATATTCTCAGGCACAGAAAAAGTGCATATATGCCCGAAAGCATTCCTTGAAGTAATAGATGATTATGAAATTCTTACATACTATTCCATTGATGATATGATAATCGTCAAAGCAGGCTTGCTTACGCTCGGTGTACTGTGTGAAACCCATGGCGTTGTAACACAAGAACTTCTTAATGACATTAATTCCATGCACGATATGTTACAAGAAGTATTCAACAGGGAGTGCGAAGAAAAAGACAAGAGCAGAAATTATGAGCAGTTGGCAATGACAGAGTGAAGCCCTATATATTGTATATAGTATAGAACAAGTGTTCAGCCCGTGTATAAGCACGGGTATGAGGGCTTGTAATGGGTCTTAATAACTCGGACAGTGGGAGGAAATGACAATGAGCCTTATGAGATACAGAGAGCAAAAGTATATTTATGGAAACTACATGGAAGTGAATATGTATCCTGTCTATGCCTGCCCACGTTCTTCTAGTCGAAAGAAGAAAAGAAAGCCGACAAGCAAGGTGCAGGAGAGATTGAATCAGATCAATGCTGAAAGAGCTCTGGCAAGACTTATCCCTGCAAACTTCACTGACAAAGACTATAAGTTCGAGCTGACCTATGCACCGCAGAATAATCCTGCTGACCTCGAGCGTGCCAAGAAAGACTTTGCTAACTTTGTTAAGCGTGTGAATAGAGCAAGAGTCAAGAGAGGCTTACCGAGAATGAAATATATTTATTCCATTGAGCAGGGCTCAAAGTCTGGACGTATTCATTTTCACGTAATCATGACTGGTGGTCTCACTATCAACGAAATAGCTTCCATATGGGGCAAGGGCTATGTTGACAAGGTCCTGCCATTGATGTTTGACCAGACAGGCTGTGCAGGAATCGCAAAGTATTTCTGCAAACAGAAGATTTCAGATCAAAACAACGGCAAGCATGCCAAGCGTTATGTTGCGTCAACGAACTGCATTAAGCCGCAGCCGCAGAATAACGATTATCGTCTGACGAAACGTGCGGTGCAGAGCATGGCATATAACTGTGATAACTCGGCACTGTTCGAGAATATGTATCAAGACTATTACTATGCTGATTGCCGTCCATTCTGGAACGAGGATAACGGCACGTTCTACATATCGCTGTTCATGTATCGCAGGACGGCGAAGCTGAACATATAGGGGGTGAGATGATGAGTCTTAAGGGAGCTGAGCTTAGCGTGATATGTGATGATTGCCATAAGGCATTCATAGTCTGCGTTCGCAAAGAGAGATTTCAAAGCATAGAAGGGGACGTATGGTGCTATAACTGCCCTCACTGTGGTAAGCTATACGTTGCATATATCGACGATAGCCTGACACGTCATGCCCAATCGCTTCAAAAAAACGGTGTTTTGTTGAAAAATATTCTGGCGAAAATATCGAGAGAATTATCGGCAAGGCAGGGAAAGGAGAATTATCATGACTAAGAAGCGATTGTTGTCATATCGACAGCTTAAAACTGAGCTGAAATTGGTAAGCACAGATAGTGACGATTATCGCAGACTCAAAGCAGAGATATCAGAGATTGAAGCATATGTGTCTAGCATTGATGATGCATTCATCAGGATTATTTTTCGACTTCGCTATCTTGTTCCACGCAATGACGGAGCTTGGCAGCCGCCGTCATGGGCGTGGATAGCCAGACAAGCCAATGCTTCGGAGGACTACTGCAAAGGCAGGCATTGCAAGTTTTGCAAAAAAAACACGCTGTAACACGCACGAACACACTCTGCATGCTATGATGATAATGCGGGGTTGTTGTTATAGTTTTTCCATAGTTTTATGCCGGTGCAAGGGCCACGTTGTATGACGTGGTCCTTGTGCTATATATGCGAGGTGATAACGTGTATAGTACGAGTCAAATCAGAGAGCTAATCAAGGACGGACGAGTTGACAAGTTCTACAACGACCGCTACTGGAGAAAATTCAGTAAGAGCGTTATCGCAGAGCAACACTATGAGTGCCAGATATGCAAGTGCAAAGGCAAGGTGACGAGAGCAAATATTCTTCATCACGTCAAGCATCTTAAGCAATTTCCGCAGCTTGCATACAGTCGGTATTACTATGACGATAATGGCGAACGGCATAGACAGCTGATAGCACTGTGCCATGACTGTCATGAAGCACAGCACCCAGAACGGCGCTGGCAAGAACGTGCAGATAAGTTCGTCAATGAGGAGCGGTGGTGAGCGCCTTGCGGCGATACCCCCCGGGGTCAAGGGTCGAAAAATTTTTTCGGCCTTGTACGACGGGAGGCACAGAAGACAAATCCGCCCTCGCACGCACGTGAGAGAATTTTTTTTCAAGAAAAGTCAAATGAAGGAGTTGACAAAAGTGAAAAAACCGAGTTTATCAGAGATTGAACAGTCGTTGATAGAGCAGCTCGAACAAATGGGAGCTTCTGTCGATTTCTATAAATCGCTGGTTTCAGATTATCTGTTTTATGAAAAACAGGAAAGGAAAATGCAGGCTGATATTCGCAAGAGAGGACTGACCTATATGGCAGTTTCTGCGGTAGGAAAAGAGTATGAAAAAGACAATCCGTCCGTAAAGCAGGCGTATATGTACAACAAGCAGAAACTTCAAATTCTGAAAGACTTGGGCCTGTCAACTGACAAGGTCAAGAACCTTGACGATGACGAAGAGCTGTAAGGGGCAAGAAGCTCTTGACCTCTCGTATCTTGCAGACTATATCAGCCTAGTCGAGGAGCATAAGTATCCGTATTGTGCTGAGCAGTATCAGCTTATTGACTACGTCAAGCGCATGTTCTTGTCAGAAGATATCTACATTGATGCTGAACAAGCTGATAAGTATTTCAGCTACGAAAAATATTTTCCGTTCAAGCTTTTTCCATGGGAACGATTCGTGTTCACCCTTCACAACTGCACCTATAAGTCCAATGACTCTTTACGATGGCCTGTTCTGTTTCTCTACGTCGGTCGAGGAACGGGAAAAAACGGCTACCTAGGCTTTGAAGATTTCTGTTTGCTAACGCCGACAAATGGCATCAAGCATTACAACATCGATATTTTTGCCACGACAGAAGATCAAGCTAAGACCACGTTCAATGATGTGTACAACGTACTTGAAGACAACCGTGACAAGATGCAAAGATTTTTTTACTGGAACACAGAAAAAATCATAAATTTGAAAACAAAATCCGTCTTGCGATACAGAACATCGAGCCCGAAATCTGCCGACGGTGCAAGACCGGGCAAGGTAGACCATGATGAGGAGCACGCATATGAGAACAGTAAGCTCATAGATGTTGCTGTTGGCGGCCTTGGAAAAAAGCCACGCCCACGCCGTACGATCATGAGCACCGATGGATTCGTCCGTGAAGGTCCACTTGACAAAGATAAGACCAAAGGGATTAGAATTCTTAACGGTGAGATAGATGACAACGGCATGCTACCATTCATTGCAAGAGTAGATAAGCCAGAAGAAGTTGAAATGCCTGAAATGTGGTATAAGGCGAACCCGTCACTGCAGTACCTTCCTGATCTTCTCCAAGAGATGAAGACGGAATTTCAAAACTATCTGGACGATAAGATAAGCAATATCAGTTTTGCAGTTAAACGCATGAACTGTTTGCCGCAGCAGACTGAGGGCGGTATAACCGCATTTGATAATATCCTGGCAACTAATCAGGATATCACGCCATATTTGTCAAAGCTTCAAGGCAGACAATGCACAGCAGGCTTTGACTATATGAAGACCGATGACTTCCTTTCAGCAGGCTTGCTCTTCGACGTAGACGGAACTGACGTGTGGGTAACTCACACCTGGGTGTGCAAGGCTTCTGCGGATCTGTCAAGAATCAAAGCTCCACTGCAAGAATGGGAAGCGGCTGGGCTACTGTCATTCGTTGACGGTCCAGAGATACCGCCTGAGATACCCGTTATATGGGTGGCGCAGAAAGCGGCGGAATTGAATGCAAAAGTCGCAATGACCGGCATAGATAACTACCGCTATACACTGCTTAGGAGGGCGCTTAAAGAGAATCTCTACGCTTCTGACGAAAAAGGCTACGGAAATATAATGCTTGTCCGTCCGTCAAATGAAATGATGATAATGCCTGTAATCACAAGTCAGCTGGTGAATCATAAGCTTGCAGTCGGAGACAATCCCCTTTTCCGCTGGGCTATGAACAATACCAAGGTATGCACTTCGTCCGCAGGCAATATGACATATGGTAAAATAGAGCCGAAGTCCAGAAAGACAGACCCTTTCAAGGCATATGTCGCCGCCAAAGCAGCGCAGAATAAAATTGCTGAGCAAATATCAAGTATGCCTATGGATATGAATATTATGGACGTATTCACATACTAGCAAAAACAGAGAGGAGGTAACGCAATGGGGCTGAGATCACTGTTATCACGCATAATGAATGCTAAGAGTGATGAAGTGATAAGTGTCCGGTCGGTTGGGTATAATGACGAAACGAGAATTGCCGTTCAAGCATACGCAGTTCAAGTTGTTGTTGAAATCCTTGCGGCACTGGTTTCAAAGTGCGAGATAAAAACCTATCGTGACGGCAAGTCATTCCGTGGCGAAGAATGGTATCTTTTCAACGTTAAGCCGAACGTCAATCAAACAGCAGTGCAATTCAAGAACGAGCTAGTCCGCAAGACCCTTGTGCGTGGCGAGAGCCTTGTTGTCAGCGCTGGAAAGCAGATAATCTGCGCCGACTCTTGGAGTACGCAGGAGTATGCGCTATATCCTAACCGCTTCTCTCAGGTAGCACGAGGTTCATTCACGTTTCAGAAAACATTCGATATGGGAGATGTCCTATATCTCACGTACTCCAACGGCGGAGTAAGACAAATACTAACGGAAATGCTAGATGAACATAATCGTTTCTTGGAAACGGCTTCAAGCACCTACGTCAAGAGTGGCGGTCAAAAAGGCATACTCGAGATAACGCCACTGGCGCAAGGTCAACCTGATTTTGAGAAGAAATTTGATGTTCTCATGAATAATTATTTCAAAACATATTTTGACGCCAAGAATGCAGTGCTTCCACTGTGGGGCGGAATGAAATATACCTCTCAAACGGCAGGTGAGACCAAGAGAACAGTGTCAGAAGCAACCGACTACATTTCTATGCTAAATGACGCATTGGAAAAAGCGGCGATTGCTTTCAACATTTCCCCGGCTATCGTAAAGGGAAATGTCGAGAACATCAGTGAAGCGTTATCAATGACATTGACATCTGCCGTTGATCCATTCGCCAAGATGTTATCAGACGAGATAACGGCAAAGCGCTATACCAAAGAGCAAGTCCTGCGTGGGTGCTACGCCAAAGTCTGTACCAATAACCTTAAGCACCTTGACGTGCTTGAAATGGCAAATGCAGTTGACAAGCTTATCGCAAGCGGCTTCTACTCAACGAACGAGCTGAGAGAAAAGACAGGCGAGGAAAGAATTCCTGAAGCCTGGGCCGATAAGCACACGAGAACGAAGAACTACGAGACAATCGAAGGAGGTGGAAATAGCAATGAATAGCATTTTAAATCGATTTGAATTCAAGTTAGAGGCAGATAAGCCGAAGGAGCTTGACCTATATCTTTATTCTCAGATACGTGGAGGACTCGATTATGACTTTGAAAAAGGAAAAATTGAGGATAGCAAGACAGGCGCTAAGTATTTCGCTGCTAAGCTTGACGAGTACAAAGATTGTGAACATATCAACCTGTACATTAATTCTCTTGGAGGTCAGATCAAAGAGGGCGTTGCTATCGGAAATATTCTTAAGCGCCACAAAGCCAAAGTTACTTGCTATGTAGACGGCTGGGCGTGTTCTATCGCCAGTGTAATCGCTATGGCAGCGGACGAGATCATCATGTATAGCAACAGTATGATGATGATACATCAGGCGTCCTGCTACTGTGAGGGCAATGCTGACGATATGAGAACGGCGGCGGCTGAGCTTGACAAGATGACCGATACCGCTATCACTACATATGCAGAGCGTTGCAACGGCAAATGTAGCCGTGAGGAAATAAGCGAAATGGTAAAGGTGGGTACTTGGCTGACAGCGGCAGAATGTCTTGAGAAAGGCTTCTGCGATAGCATATCAACCGCAGAGCAGCCCGTTGATATGGCTACAATGCTTAGTGATACAAAGCAGTACACTATGTCAAGCGCCCTCGACAGAGAGAATGTGGACAAGCTCATTGAGCTTTATAAAAAGTCAACCGCACAGCAGGCTTCACCGCCTGAAAAAACCGAAGAAGAAAAAACAAATGCCGCTATGTCGGCTTTTGAAAAGTTCATGAAAATGGAGGTAAAAAAGAATGATTAATCTTGACGCAATCAAAGAGCAGAAAGCAGATATCCTTGCTTCACTGTCAACCGCTATCAGAGATAGTGACGACAAGGGCATGGAAGCCGCCCTTGATAAGTATGGCAATCTAATTTCAGATGTCATAATGGAGCAGGTGGAGAGCACCGCTGAGTCTGTCGATAGCCAGATACTCAGCACCAGAGGTGTGAGAATGCTGACCAGTGAAGAAAGAGACTACTATAACGCCGTCATTGAGGCGGGCAAGTCCTCTGACCCCAAGATGGCATTGGCAAACGTTGATAAGACAATGCCAATCACGATCATTGAGTCAGTTCTCGGTGAGATTCCACAGCAGCACCCTCTGCTCAACTTCATCAACTTCCAGGATACCACAGGTATCACAAAGATGTTGGTCAATGACCAGGGCGTTCAGACTGCTAAATGGGGAGATCTTAACACAGCTATCGACAAGGAACTCTCAGGCGCATTCAAGACCTTTGACGTTGCGCTGAAGAAGCTCACAGCATGGATTCCAGTGTCTAACGATATGCTTGACCTTGGTGCCTCATGGCTGGATAGATATGTCCGTGAGATACTGGCAGAAGCACTTTGGGTCGGTATGGAAACCGGTGTCGTGTCAGGCGACGGTCTGAACTGCCCTATCGGCATGTGCAAGGACGTATCTAGTAGCGCATCAGTAGTTGGCGGCAAGTATCCTGACCAGAAGACAGTTGCACTCAATGAACTCTCCCCTGAAGCTATTGGTGCTATTGCCGCACAGCTTACCAAGACAGAGGCTGGAAACAACAGGCCGCTTGATAACCTTATCTTCGTAGTCAATCCAAAGACATATCTGACCAAGGTAATGCCTGCGACAACGAACTTCGTTCAGGGAAAATGGGTTAACGATGTTATGCCTATTCCATGCACTATTATCCAGTCATGCGCCGTTCCTGATGATAGAGCTATCTTCGGCCTAGGCAAGCGTTACTTCATGGGTCTTGGCATGGCTAAGGGCGGTAAGCTGGAGTTTGATGACTCATTCAAGTTCCTTGATGACGCAAGGACATATAAGATCAAGACATACGGCAACGGCAAGCCACTCGACAGCAATGCTTTCAGGTATCTGGATATCTCAAAGCTTAAGAGATTTATCCCGACAGTATACACTGTCACACCGTCAGAAACATAAGGAGTTGATATAAATGCAGCAGGCATTATTCGAGGAAGTTAAAAATCAGCTGAACATAACTTGGTCAGACGAAGCTACTGACAGAAAGATAAACAGCATTATAGCACGTGCTATAGGAGTAATTAACGGATATGCAGGTCAGGTGCTGGATATCAACGTTGACGAAAACATCAACGGCGACGCCCAGCTTCTGATCGACTGCTGCAGATATATATATAACGATTGCTTCGAGGACTTTGAAAAAAATTATCACTCTCAGCTCTTCGCTCTGAGAGCAAGATGTCAGATTGAGGAGATGTCAGGAGGAAGCGTATGATAAGCAAGCGGCAGACGTTCAATGACGGAATATGCACTATTGCAACTATCATCAATGCCAATGGTTTGAAAATCAAGCAAGCAGGCATAAGATATGACAATCGTACCGTCGGCTCAGAGCGTTTCTATAAATCCGCTGAGTATCAGCACCGCTGTGATAAAGTGATAAGAATACCACTTATCGCCGAGCCGCAGGCGACTGACATTGTGATAATGAACGGCGACCAGTATAACGTCATTCAAGTTCAGATGATAAAGGACGCTAAGCCACAGGCTTGGCAGTTATCAATCGAAAAGCGAAAAAAGAGGTTAGAAATCCATGTCAATGAGTCCTGATGAGATGGCTGAGGCTTTACAGCACGCATTTCAGCAAGAAAGTCAACGTGTTAATGAAGCCGCCAAAAGAGCCGTTAAGAAGACCGCAAAGGAAACCCGCAAGGTCGTCCAAGAACACTTCACGTTCAATAACCGCTCCGGCAAGTATGCCAAGGCGCTTACAGTTAGCACCGAGTACGAGGACTCTTTCGACATTCGGCAGATAGTGAATTTCAAGAAGAATAAGCAGTATCTTCTCACACACCTGCTGGAGTATGGCCATGCTATGAAGCGTGGCGGCAGAACACTTCCGTTTAAGGCGAAAGCTTATCCGCACATGATATACGGACAAGAGTATGCCGAAGAAAAATTACCGGAAAACATCAGAAAGGAGATTGAGAAGTCGAAATGACATTGACAGATCTTATATCACTTTCAGGCATTCCTGCGGACAGGATTGCTAAGATAGATTTTCCAGTGGAAACGGAGCTGCCATTTGCAACATGGATAAACAAAACACCTCAGACGATATCTGCAGACGGAAGAACTGTCGCAGTTATCCCACGGATTGCAGTTGAGATATACTGTGAGCCGGAAGATGAAGAAACGCATATCCGATTTGAGAACGCCCTCATGGATAAGGGCATATGCTTCTCAGTCGCCGCAGGCTATCTGGGGCAGGATCAGCAAATGGATATGTGGGTATACGAATTCAATCGCAAGGAGGAATATTAATGAAAGGAACAGTGAAAGCCGTTGCCCATGCACTGATTACAGAGTCTACAGATGTAAGTGGTGCGACAACTATCACATATGGAGAACTTAAGTATCATAAGACAAAGCTTTCAGGCACTCGTCAAGTAACCCTGGATCCGAAGTCTTCAAGCAAAGAGATATGGGCTGACGGCGTAGTAGCATTCGCAGGTCAGACTAATCAGGGTTACGAGGGAACTATCACCACACTTGACCTGTGTGATGATCTTGAGAAAGACTGGTACGGAAATGTCATCGAAGAGAAAAACGGCACACTGGTCGAAGTAGCAAGAACAGGAGAAGCGCCAAAGTTCGGCTTGATCGTACAGTATGAGTCAACATCAGAAGCCGAGGGATACACCGAGGTTTTCCCTTACTGCTATACTACAGATCGCACGAAATTCTCAGTTAAGACAGAGGAAGACAGCGGTATGGACTATGAGTATACAGAGCATAAGATTGCCTGCAAGCCGTCACCGGCTGAGGCTACTGTCAACAACAAGAAAGGACACATTGCACGTTTCCGTATAAAGGGTAACACAGTACTCACAAAGTTTCCTGAGTACACCTACACCCCGGGTGAATGACAATGAGCAATACATTAGTCCTGACTATAGACAGCAGGCAGATAGGCTTCAAGGCTACAGCAGGCCTTTTCTATCGATACAAGGAAGCATTCGGCACGGAGTATCTTGAGGACGTTGTCAAGGTTCATCAGTTCGGTAAGGGTGCCTTTGTTCAACAGGTCGAATACCGCACCCTATGGGTGCTTGCCAAGACTTATGATGATAGTATACCGCCTATTCAGACGTGGCTTGACAGCTTCGCCTATGGTGCATTTCCTGTTGATGATATCTATAATCAGGTTATGCCTATACTGCAGGCAAATATGAAAGTTGACAGAAAAAATCCATAAGCGGCAGTAAAAGCGGAGATGATCGGCCTCTCAAATCGGAGGAGGTCATCTCTCTTGTTATAAACAGGGGTCTTACTGTCGCTGATTTAGACCGCATGACGTATGGTATGGTAGTGAACTATGCCTGCGCCTATGACCGACAGCGATTAATCGCCGCCGGAAAAAAGGTCATTGACCCCGAAATAAAATACGAAGAATTGAAATCAAACCTGCCTGTTGTTGAAGAACGATATAAGCAGGGGAAAATCAGCAAAGAGAGATACGAAAAGTATCTTGCAAAAATCAAGGCGTGGGAGGGTGAGTAATGGCTAAGTCATCATCAGATGAGAAAATCAAAGGTATGTACGTCAAGATTGGCGGCGATACGTCTGAGTATACTGCCGCCATGAAAGGCCTTAATGCTGACATCAACTCGACTACAAGAAATCTGAACAATGTCAACAAGCTCCTAAAGCTTGACCCATCGAATGTTGAATACACCGCACAGAAGCAGAAACTATTAAGCGAGGCCATTGAAGCCACGAAGACAAAGCTTGATGTTCTTATCAGAAACGAGAAAGATATCAACGAGCAATATAAGAAAGGCGAATTGCCCGTTGAATCGTATCTTAAATATCAAGAAGAGCTTGAAAAGACAAGAAAGAAACTGAATACCCTACGAGATCAGACCAAGACTGCAGATGATAGCACGAAGAAAATGGGCAATGAAGCCAAAGAAACTTCTGACAAAGTAAAAGAACTTGGTACCAAGGCTAAGGAGACATCTGATAAAGCGAAAGATCTTGGTGATAAAACTAAGGACTTAGGCGACAAGACCAAGGACTTGGGGGAAAAAGTCGATAAAACAGGCAGTGTCTTCAAGGACGTTTTCTCTGCTAATCTAGCCGTTGAGGGGCTGAAAGCTATAGCTAATGCCGCCAAGGAAGCGGCGGAAAGTTGTGCACAAGTCGGCATTGACTTCTCCAGCTCAATGTCAAATGTGGCGGCGACAATGGGTATGACCGCAGAGCAGGTCAGCACAGGCGCTGAGGACTATCAGAAGCTAGAGAACGCCGCTCGTGAGTGTGGTGAGACTACAAAGTATACCGCTTCGGAGTCTGCTGACGCTCTTAACTATCTTGCCCTTGCAGGATATGACGTAAATAAGGCGGTTGAAACACTGCCGAAAGTTCTCAATCTTGCCACTGCTTCAGGCATGGATCTTGCGTCCTGCACTGACATGGTAACGGATACTATGTCAGCATTGCAGCTGCAGACGAGTGACCTTGACGGCTATATGGACATGATGGCAAAGACCGCCCAGAAGTCTAATACCACAGTTGCTATGCTTGGTGAGGGCATTCTCCAGTGTGCCGGCACGGTCAAATCCACAGGGCAGGACGTTGATACAATGTGCACCTCTCTTGGAATACTGGCTAATAACGGTATCAAGGGTGCAGAGGGCGGCACACATCTCAGAAATATGCTTTTGTCGTTAACATCACCGACAGACGTTGCTTCCGCTAAGTTGAAAGAACTGGGCGTGAGCGTGGCTGACAGTGAGGGAAATATCAGAGATATCAACGATATTTTCGGAGACCTTAACGCCAAGCTTTCCAAGCTCTCAGATGACCAGAAGACCAAGGCGCTTAGCGATATCTTCAATAAGACAGACTTATCGTCCGTTAATGCCATGCTTCAAGGCATGAGCGGGTCTTTCGATGACCTGAAAGCTCAGGTAGATAACGCTGACGGAGCGTGTCAGACAATGGCTGACACCATGAATAACAATCTTAAGGGTAAGCTGGCTATAATGGACTCTTCCCTTGAATCCCTTGGCATAACTATTTTTGATAAATTCAGTGCCCCGCTCGAGGACGCCGCTGAAAAAGGTTCAGAGCTTTTCAGCGAGCTTACCAAGGATATCAAGGACGGTAACCTTAGTGACGAATTTGACGATATGGGCAATGCCCTTGGAGATTTAGTCGAAACAGGCGCCAAGTTCGCCAAAGGTTCGTTGCCTATCCTCATTGACGGTGTAAAGTTCTTCTGCGAGCATTCTAACCTTGTTATTGGCGGACTAACGGGCATTGCAACAGCTATGCTGACACAAAAAGCCGTTACAACAGTATCTGCCGCCGTCACAGGTTTCAAAGAATTATCCTCAGCCGTGAAGTCAGCCAAGACCGCAACTGAAATGTTCAATGCAGTCAATGCGGCTACGCCATGGGGTGCAATTGCAACCCTAGCAGGCATTGCAGTTGGTGGTATAGTCGCTTATGCTACGTCAGCAGACGACGCCGCTGACTCAACAAAAGTCCTCAGTGACGAAGAGCAGGCGTTGGTCGACAGCACGAATGAACTGACAGACTCCATGAAGAAAGCCGCAGATCAGAGAGAAGAAGCCAAGACAGATATAGAAGCCGAGTATAGCAGCTATAAAAGTCTTGCAGATAGAATTTTTGAGCTTTCTGACGCCGAGAGATTATCTAATGACGAGAAGTCAGAAATGAAAGCTCTTGTGGACCAGCTGAATAGTGCCATGCCTGACCTTAATCTTCAGATTGACGATCAGACAGGCAAGCTTCTCAACAATAGGGACGCTGTCTATTCGTGTATAGAAGCAAAGAAAGAACAGCTTCTTGTCGAAGCCGCTCAGAAAGATATGGTCGCTATATCAGAAGACCTTTATAAAGCTGAGAAAAATCAGAAAGAACTTGAAGAAGAAATAGCCGAAAAGAAAAAAGAAATGATCCCTATTCAAGAGAAGATGAATAAGCTCAACGCAGATTGGGCGAACGTTGCTGATGAAAGTCAGTACTGGGATCTACAGGAGCAGTATGACAAGCTTGACAAGTCAGTAAACGAGCTTCAGAAGTCATATAAGTCCGCAGGCGGAGAGATTGAGAAGCTGAATGCAGACTATGCTGATGCTTCCAAGTACGTTTCTGAGCATTCTTCTGCTCTCGAAGACAATTCAAAGGCCGTAGAGGACAATGCAAAAAAGGTCGATACGATCTATAACCGCACTGTCATGTATAAAGACGGCTTACACAAGGTATCACAAGAAACTGTTGACGCAATAGTTGAGATGAATAAGAGCTATGACGAAGCCGTCCAGAAACGAACGGAAGAATTGCAGAACAATCTTAACCTCTTCGACGAATTCAACGGCGGTGCTGAGATATCCGCAGAACAGCTTATGCAGAACTTGGAATCTAATCTTGACGGCATGGCAAGCTGGTCTGATGATATCAAGACGCTTGCAGACAGAGGCGTGAACAAGGGGCTTATCAAGACCTTGCAGGAAGCAGGTCCTCAATCGTCAAGCAAGATAAAGGCGTTACTTTCCATGTCACAGCCTGAGTTGAAAAAGTACAGTGATATGTGGGAAGAATGCATGAGCGACTGCAAGAAGATAGCAACTTCAGAGTTCGACGAGCTCAGGCAACAGTATGATAAGACCATAGAGACGCTTCAAAAGCGTGACCAAATAAGCCAGATATCAGATGTATGGGAGCAAACAGGTGCGGCAATGATGTTAGGTATGCAGCAAGGCATACTGTCTGCACAGCAGTCCGTCATTGATACCGCAACAAGTGGAGCGAACGCAGTGCTTGCGGCGGTCAAGGGGGTATATGATATACACTCCCCTTCAAAGGCATTTGAAAATATATCGAAAATGAATGCGCAGGGTGAGATCCAAGGCTGGAAGTCATCAGAGGACGATATCATCAAAGCCTATACCAATACTGGTGACAAGATACTGTCAGAGAATATGCGAAATACATACAGCGATACGAATAGGGTCGCAAGGTCGGTATATAATGGATCATATGCCCACAGTATCACGCAGAAAGCAGCAACAAGCGCCACAGAAAACACGCAGGTCGTCCCAACAGTCAGACAAATGCCAGAGACTATTCATAACGTGATAGTATTTCCGAATGGGAAAGTGATTGCAGAGGAAACAGTTCCATTTATAGATGTAATGCTTGGTGAAAGAGCTGCAAGAAAGAAAAGAGGTAGTGCAGTATGACACGACAAATCAGATTTAATGGCAAAAAGTCGTATGAGGATTTTAAAATCAGAATAATCAGTGCAACAGTTGCAGAGCCGAAGAAGCGTGAGATCAAAGTGACTGTACCTTATCGCAACGGCAGTATTGACCTGTCTGACTATGACGGCAATTTTTATTTTGACGACACCGAAGTATCATACAAGATGTTCGTATCTGATACAGAACCTGTCACACTGCTCCGCAGGATTGAGAAGATCAAGAGCTGGTTATGTGAAGCTCCACAGCAGAATATTTATGACAACTATTCCGAAAACTATCATTTTGTCGGCAAGTGTAGAACTGTTGAGACCAGCCTTGGTGAAGATGACATAACAGCTACTCTCGAGGTCACTTTCGATGTAGCACCATATAAGGTCTCTGACGACTTTGCAGACACAGCGTGGGACACTTTTTCATTCGATGATGATTGCCTCAATCAGATGCCTCTCTCCTGCATAGCACACACAGACGGTTATCATTCCCAGCCGGGGGTACTATACTTCTATTCTTATGCCAAAGATGACATAGTTCCGAGCTTAAGGTATCACAAAAATGCTAACGATAAGGACAAACGAGGATTGACAATGCTTGATCTCAACGGTCATACCCTCACAGAAAACCTATATAAAGAAACTGAATCAACGTTTAGAATGCAAAATTTCGTCGTCAAACCCGGCACAAATGTCTTAGCTCTATACGGATCTGGTTCACTTGAAATCGAACTAACGGAGGAAATACTATGTTAGTTACACTCGATGATGCAAAGACGCTTCACGATACTGGTTCTGTCAGAACCAACAAGCTGACAGGAACCATCACCAAAGAAATAAACGCTATTGACATTTTTACGTTCAACATATATCCCGACAACAGCTACTACTCCGATTTAAAGGAACTGACATCGTTGATAAAGGTTTACGATAAGGAAAGCCTGATATTCGATGGCAGAATACTGACGATATCACCATACATGACTGATAGTGGCGAGATTGGCAAACAGGTTGTCTGCGAGGGCGGTTTGTGTTTTCTGAAAGATAGTGTACCAATTATCAAACAGCTAAAGTGCACAATAAGAACGTATATAGCCACACTACTTTCAGCACACAATAAATCTGTTGAAAGCTACAAGCAGATACATATTGGCAATATTAACTGCTCACAAGTGCAGCACACATTTAATCCAGGATATGAAGACACGTTCTCAGAACTGACGAAAAACCTGATTTCCGGTGAAGATATCAGAGGTGAAATGAGGGTGCGCATCGGCAAAGGAGGCATTAGATTTTTCGACTTCATAGCAAACGAATTTTCAGAGTTCAGCAATAAAACGATACAACTAGGAAGGAATATGCGATCTATCACGCAGGCGATTGACCCAAGTGAGATCATCACAAGGCTGTATCCGTTAGGTGCTGTCATCAACGATGATACGGGCGAACGTGTGACGCTTTCGGGCGTAACGAAGTATATTGACAACGACCAGCTGATAAAGCGGTACGGAGTACACGCTGGAACTATGGTATTCGACAATATCACCACTCCAGGCGCATTGTCTGGAGCCGGCAGAGTATGTGCCAGAGCACTAAAAGCAGCAAAAGTTCAGTATGAGGTATCGGCTATTGACATTGATAAGAAGCTAGACGGCTTTGCAATTGGCTGCAATTATCGTGTAGTCAATAGCTACCTTGGCATCGACGAGGTATTGAGGTGCATCGGCACCAGTATCGACATCAATGACAGATCACAGAATGTGCTGACATTTGGCGACAAGATCGACACGATTAGTGGAATGACATCAAGAAGATAGGAGAAATGATTATGGCAAAAGCAATTGATATAAGTTTAGAGGTCACACAGGTGGCAACAGCATATACAGGTCGAGACGTCCGACAGGCTATTGTCGACGCATTGAACGCCACACAGAACGCAATCAATGAAATGAATATGCCAGCAGGATCTCAGACCCTTATCGTACCGTCAGAGACGACACTGGCCACAACGACTTTGAATCTGCCGTTCACACCGACTCAGAACACGCAGATCATCTGTAGTCTGCGGGAGGTGTCGGCACCAAAAGTGAGAAGGTTGTGTGTAGAAACATTTTTCACAAGCAACAATTTGATAGTAGCGCTGACGAACGCAGAAAGTGCAAGTGCTACCGTTCCACAAGGTGAGTATATTATTGACTGGATCGTAACAAAGCCATAGAAAGGAGGAATATCAATGCACATAAAAATCAACGAAGACTACAATGTAGTCGTGAACACCGCCCTACTAGGATATGTAGGCGAAACAAATGCAAGACCTGTATCTGTCGAGGGCATGGAGATAGACGGCGCAGACCGCTATGTGTTAACGATAGACTACGGCGATGGTGTGACGTATGAGGTCGATATCACAGGCGGACAGTGGACGCCAACGGCAGATATCTTACGGTCAGCGCAGACAGTTTCGTGTCAAATATGTGCAAAAAAACTGTCAGGGCAGGAATACATACTGGTGAAAAAATCACGCATATTCCGCCTGAGAATAGGTACGGCTATCGGTGATACAGCTATCCCGTCACCTGATGTGTCTATGGACGCACTAGACCGCATAGACGCCATAGGCAGACAGGCACACGCAGATATGCAGACAGCCGTCACTGCTGCAGAAACGGCGACTACAGCGGCTGAAAACGCTGAGAAATCAGCTACCACCGCAGGAGTATCAGCCGATACGGCAACGCAGGCGGCAAGCCGAGCTGAAACCGCAAAGACAGCGGCTGAAACGTCTGCAACGCAGGCAGAAACCGCCATGCAGGGTGCAGAAACTGCACGTGCTGAGGCGGTCACTGCACAGAATAACGCTAAAATATCCGCAGCACAAGCATCAGTGTCGGCACAGCAGGTCGAAGCCGACAAGACAATAACTGCTGGATATGCCAAGACTGCCAAGACTAATGCTGACAGCACTACGGCAGACAGACAGGCGGTGCAGGCGTTGGCAGAACAGGTGACAGCCGACAAGGCTAATGTGGCAGAAAACGCAGCTAAGGCCGCAGAGGACAGAACTGCTGCTGAAACCGCCGCACAGACAGCACAGGCGGTGGCTGACAGCCTGCCAGAAGACTACACTACAGCGGTTGCAAAGATAGCCGAGAATACAGCTGAAATAGCTAACGTGAAACTAACAGACAAGGAACTGCAAAGACGTGTGGACGCACTGTTTGACATAGGTCAGGGTGTGACGCATAAATTTGAAACCGATACAGATACGGCATATCAGAAAGCAGTGCCTACAGGGGCAAAGCTGATGTCGATGAAGTCGGTTGGTGGTAGGTCTATTGTGTTTAATCAGATGTGTTCGACGTTCACATATCAAGGTACGGAATGCAATTGCAAGCCAGTGTACTCTGCCCATAAATATCTGTGCAGAATAGATTGCGAGGCTGAGCAAGGCACTACTGTCTATATGTATTTCCGTGAAGTGATATACACCAAAAACAACCAGACAAGTAAAGCTGTGAATGCTGGAAAAAGTACGTTGTCATGGATTACTAGCCCATATGGCGATAGCGATATAGGTGGTACGTTTGACGCATTTTTAATAGGCAATAGCGTCAAAGTGACGTTTAGCAATCGTCAGATTTTTGACCTCACCCTCATATTCGGTTCAGGCAACGAACCCACAAGCGTTGAAGAATTTGAGAAAATGTTCCCTGCCGATTATTATCCGTATAATGCAGGTGAGATTATTAGTGCTGGCACGGAAGAGATTGTGGAGCAGGGAGCAAACCTATACTACGGCACTGATATGCTGAAAGTTGGTAGTGATGACTATGAATATATAGCAAATAGTTATCGTTGCAAGTCAATAAAATTAAAACCTAACACCACGTACACATTAAGTTTTACTTCCGATAAAACCAGTGAGATAATTCTTCTAATGAATGTGAATACTGTTGTAAATTCACAGCCGTATTTGGATTTTAGAAAAACATCAGACAATCGGTCATACAGAACAGGAGATAACGGATGTTTATATGTAGGTGTATATGCTGGCAACGGTAGTGTTGCATCGGCTGATGTTGTTAAACGACTATCTGAATGTGAAATCATGATATCGGAGGGCGACACCCCGACAGCCTACGCCCCATATCATCGCAACGAATACCATATCCCCGAAGCTATCCGCAATCTGCCTGGCTACGGCATTGAGGGGAATGTGGCAGATTATGAAACTAAGACCTATACGCAGAACAACGCTGTTGACGGAGCGGAAGTCAAAGCGTTAGATACACCAATCGTCACCGACATATCATCGTTAATACCCGATGATTTCCTGCGAAACATCGAGGTCGAAGCACTAGGTAGCGTGACGTTCAAAAACAGCAATGGCGACGATTACAAAATACCAGTGCCGTCAGAGGAAGAGTATATTGTGAAACTATCAGAGATAGGAGGTAGCGTATGACGGAATTGCAAGAAGAAATGCTGAAAGCCGCAGGGCTGACGGAAGACAATTTTCGCAAGCCCAAAGTCACCGAGATAGACAGGATAAAGGCAAACGTCGATTTTCTGGCTATGCTGAACGGTGTTGAGTTGGAGGTGAGCGGTGATGAGTAAGAACTACGTCAAGGTCAAGAGATACTATGACAGCCGTTTGTGGTCGGTTGCTATGGTACACGCCGCTGTCGGCAAGTGGATCACGGCTGAGGAGTATACAACAATCACGGGACAAACATACGAAAGCGAGGAACAGTATGAAAGAAAACACAGCAAAAATCATCATATCAGCAATAGCCGCAGGGCTGTCAGCGTATTTCCGTGTTATGGCGATACCTATAGTCATTCTGGTGCTTGTGATGATCATTGACTACATTACAGGTATGTGGAAAGCATGGAACAGGGGCGAGCTGTCAAGCCGTGTCGGTCTTAAAGGGCTTTTCAAAAAGGTCGGCTACATATTTGTGGTGGCGGTGTCAGGCGTACTTGATTGGCTCTTTATCTCAGGACTTTCACAGATAGGCATTGAGGTAAACGTCAGCTTTTACTTTGGTCTTATCGTGACGATATGGTTTATCATCAACGAGTGTATTTCTATCTTGGAAAATCTTGCGGTGATAGGTATACCACTGCCGTCATTCTTGGTGAAAATAGTACACAAACTGAAAATCACAGTTGAAAACAAAGTGGATACAAACGAAAGTGAGGAATAGAAAATGACATATGATGAGTTTATCAAGAAGCACAATGGTGTAGCGGTTAACTATGACGGCGCAGCAGGCAAACAGTGTGTAGACCTTGCAACGGCATATTTCAACGAGGTCTTCGGCTCAGGTATCAAGAATTTCTGGTATGACGCACATCACTTTTGGGATTTATTCGATAAGAATACTTGGCTGAAAGCGAATTTCACAAAGGTAAAGAACACACCAAGTTTCGTGCCGAAAAAGGGTGATGTAGCGATATGGTCAGGCACGTTGAATGGCGGCTGGGGTCACATAGCAATCTGCACGGGTGAGGGCAACACGAGTTATTTTTATTCGTATGACCAGAACTGGAGCGGAAAAGCCTGCACTAAGGTCAAGCATACTTATGACCACATTGCAGGCTTCCTGAGACCAAAGAAACAGAGCAAGATAAGTGCGAAAGTGCTTGACAAGACAGGCTACAAGCAGGGCAACAAAACAAGCGGTGTGCTTGCCCTCAAGGAGCTGTTGCTTCTTGCAAAGGCGGTCAAACTTCACAACGTAGGTATGGATAAGAACGGTACATACGGAAAAGGTACTGCAAAGGCAGTTAATACCCTGCTGAAAAAATGGGGATATTATGAGAACGGTATCGCAGGCGTGAACTTCATCAAGAAGCTCAGCGACGAGATTACAAAGAAGATAAAGTAGGTAGAATTTCAGCCGACAGGGATTATTCCTTGTCGGCTGTTTTACTTTTTTCAGAAAATATACTTGATATTGTACAAATCTATCATTTCTCTTTTTTCAGTTTCGCCTCTGAAAAAATTAAAATCGCTAACGCTCAGCGGTGCTGTTTTTAAAAAACGTTCAAATTCTTCTGAGCTGATAGGTTTGTAGACGCTCGTTCCGCCATAACCATTATGATTAGGTATACAATGGTCATATACCTCTGCTCTCATGTCGCACCAGACTATTTTTCTTAGAGCTTTGTCGCTCAACTTTGTGTAATCTGCGATTCTCTGCTTGAACTGTCTCGGAATGTAAATAGCCTTGATTTGCTCGGGCAAAACCTTGTCGGCAACGTATTCTGTGTACTTACCACGATTCGCATCATTGTCAGCCATTTCGTTCTCCGTAGCATCCACCTCAACCTCTATAAGGGCTATTCCGTAGTTTACAAAACTATTTTCTTCGCCAATAGGGCAGGAAAGATAAACCACATCACGTGAATTATTAGCTCTAGCTTGTTCCCAATTATCGTTCTCTGTCACACTTGCTGGCAACAAACCATTCTCAATGATTGAATTTATGTCAGTGATATCTGCATTATGATACAATCTCATCTTACATTCCCCTTGTCGGCTGTTTTCATATCTTCATCTATTAATTTGTTAATGTACCCGTTGATACTCATGCCCTTACTTTCTGCATAGGCTTTTAGTTCTTCTCTCCTGCCTTTCTTGACAACTAAACTTATTCTGTCATATGCCTTTTCATTATATAGTCTTTTACTAGCTGTTGATGTTTTACCACTCATAGTTGCACCTCCTTGTTCTATATTATAGCATACTTGAAGCACTTACACAAGTATGCAAAATACACAAGCATACTTGTGTAAGTTTGTACATTTTGCGCATTTACATACTAACATAAGTATGCTATAATAATATCATCAAAGAACGAAAGGAGTGAAACCAATGGGTAAGAAAAAGAAAAAAGCGGCTCAAAAGAGCCGCCGCTTAGATAATGAAGCCCTCGCAAAGCTACTCATTATCAAAGCAATTTTAGAACTTGCTGAAATTCTACTGAAGCTCATCGACAAGCTCACAGACTAACAGCATTCCGCAAGAGAGCCGAAAGGCTCTCCGCTGCGGATATTATATCACACAAAAGGAGAAATGTCAAATGGAGATCGTAAGCATTATTCTTAATGTGGCTGAGATAATTATTCTTGTAGCAGCCATAATCGTATTTTTCAGAAAAAAGTGATTAAATATTCGGAGGTAAAAAAACATGAAAGTTACAGTTGAAAACGAGACAATCAAGGTCAACAGTCCGTACAACAAAAGCTTTGTCGCAGGCGCAAAGCAGATACAGGGTAAGTGGAATGCCCCTTGCTGGGTCTTTCCAGAGGAGAACAAGGAAGCCGTCAAGGCGTTGCTTATCGAATGCTACGGAGAGTGTGGAGAGCTTGGTGCGGTCAGCACTGTCACAGTAGATCTTGACCTCGACACTTATACAGAGGGCTACGAGGACGGAGAAATCAGAGTTGGCTCAATCGTTGTTCTGAAAAGACTCTATCGTGATAGAGAAGTTATTTTCTCTGACAATGCAATGCTTATAAGCGGTGGCTTTGCCACTTCGGGCGGCTCTGCCAAAAATCCCAGGATATCAGCTGATGAGGGTACAATCGTTCGTGTTAAGGGTGTGCCTGAAACAATTTACAATAAGATAAAGGACCATGAGGGCGTTAAGCTCGTATCTGATATAGACGTGGAAAGCTTAAAAGCAGAGCGTGAAAAGCTTCTCAAAAGGCTCGCAGAAATAGACGGCTTGCTTGCACTATGAAAGCGGCGGTCTATATAAGGGTGTCAACGCTGGACCAAGCACGAGAGGGGTACTCCCTCTCTGCTCAGCGAAAGACACTCACTGAATGGTGTGCCACAAGAGGTTATGAGGTATACAATGTATATGCCGACGAGGGCATAAGTGCAAAGGATATCACACACCGCCCAGCGTGTCAAGCCATGCTTGAAGCGGCGTATAACAGTGAATTTGATATCATACTGATATGGGCGTTAAGCCGTTTCACAAGGTCCGTTGCAGATCTTTACGATACGTGGGATAAACTACAAAAGCATAACGTCAGCATAATAAGTTGCACAGAGGGGTTCGACACATCTACACCGACAGGGCGTGCTATGATGGGCGTACTTGGTGTTTTCGCCCAAATGGAGAGAGAATTGACGGCTGAAAGAGTTTCGTTTGCTTTAGCTGAAAGAGCTTCACAGGGGAAGCGGACTTGCTCTGACGTTTTAGGCTATGACCTAGACGGAAAGGATAGTCTTACTATCAATGAAACAGAGGCAGAAGTTGTTCGGTTAATTTTCAAAAAATTCATTGAGTATCAGTCCTATCTACCTGTAGCTGAGATAGTCAACGCAATGGGGCATCATGGGCGACGAGGAAGTTCATTTAACGCTGAGTCGATAAAGAAAATAGTAACACGCCCTGTTTACATCGGCTATTATAGCTTTAAGGGGCATTTATATCAGGGCGACTATGAGCCGTTGATATCGGAAAAAGATTGGAGACACGCACAACGTATCGTACAGAAGATACGTTGCGGTCGGAGAAAGTATATCAGATAGTATTTCAGACGTCTCGGAGTGATCTGAGACGTCTGATTTTTTTCTATCGTTGAAAAAAGTATAAAAATTTGAAAAGTATCGTGGGAAAAATATGTTGCGGTCTCCCGCAACCAACAAAGAGAAGTCTTGAAAAAAGGCTTCTCTTTATTTTATTTACACGAATAATAATCAGAAGCCAATCTGATAATAAAGTTCACCGAACTTTTCGCAAGTACGGCAGGAAAGCTTAAAGAACCTATCATCAAGAGCCCAGTGTAATTGAATGTCAAGAGAAGAATCTCTACGCAACTCGCCAAGAGTATATTTTATTTTGCCATACAAAAGAAAAAGGTCAGATAAATTAAGAGCATTGCGATATTCACGATAAAGGTGAAGATACTCACGGACATAGTAGTTTGAAATAGTCATTTTAAACATCCTTTCAACTTGACATTTAGTAAAATTTGTGTTATACTCGGATTTACAAAGCGGAGGATATCCGAGTTTGTGTGTGAATATGTAGTCGGTGTATTTTGACGGATTGCCGACTACATTTTTTTATGCTTCTTCAAGCATTTGTTTGAGTTCGTTAATCAGCTTTGATAAAGCTTCATATTCGCAATCAGCATGAATGTTAAGAGCCTTGTCTATTATAATTCTAAGCTGTTCACGCTTTGCATACTTTATCGCAAGTTCTGTAGCTGTAGGCATGTTCTGCATTATCCTCACTCCTTTCAATTTCCTCCGCTGTGAAAGTTCCCTTTATCTCTTTCACTATATATATTATAGCATATTGCTAGCAATATATCAATAGGCATTTTGCATGAGATTTGCTAGCATTATATGTTGAAATTGTATATTGATAGCATTATAATTATATGATATAATAGAGCAAAGAGGTGATAACATGGTAAGCGAAGCACAAAAGAAAGCCACAAGCAAATATATTTCAAAAGCATATGACCAAGTATCTTTACGAATGCCAAAGGGCAAACGAGAAGAATACAAAGCCCATGCAGAACGGCAAGGCAAAAGCCTGAACGCCCTTATAATTGAACTACTCGAAAAAGATATGCAGGAGCATTAAGCCCCTGCATTTTTTTATTAGTCATTTTCCTTCTGTTTTGCATAATCTCTCATAAATTGAGGGGCGGAACAATTTTCACAAACAGCGGAATCCGTAAAATGATAAACACATTCCTCACAGTAACCATAGCAACCGCACTCAAAAAAACCGCATTTCTTATTATCACACTTACCGAAATCAGTATTTTCCTTGCACCAAAAATTAAACTCTTTCATTTTCAACATTCCTTTCAAAATTCTCAATAATCATTTCAAGAACATAACTCACATAAAGCAAAAACACACCTGAATAAGCCGTAAGTGCTACACTCATAAGTTATCACCCTTATAAGGTGAAAGCTTATAGCCTATCGTTTTCGACATCTGAGCTTTATTCTCAGCAGATACATGAGTATATGTATCAGCCGTAAGCTTGTATGTACTGTGACCGAGCCACTCCGAAACCTCTTTCATACTGAAACCGCTGTTAAGCATAAGCGTTGCATTGCTGTGTCTAAGGTCATGTATGCGAATTTTAGGCAAATCGTTCTTGCGGAGCAAGTCTTGAAAGGCGTGCAGTACATAATCATAGTGAAGCGGTACACCCTCAGCGTTCACGCACACATAATTCCTTGCATTGCACAGTGGAGCTTGTCTGCTATAAAGCTTATGCAAGTAGTCAAGTTGTTCATCACTTAGAGGAAACTCACGGCGTGATTTTACTGTTTTCATTCTCTTGTTTTGACTTTCGACCCAATGCCCTGACTTATAGTCTTTTATCCTAGTTCTTGTTTCACGGATATAAAGACAACGCCCGAGGAAGTCAACATTGTCCCAACGCAAACCAAGTATCTCGGACTTGCGAAGTCCAAACCACACAGCGAGATACACAAAGCTTTCTATCTGAGTACCATAAGCTACACGAAGGAGCTTCAAGAGCTGTTCTTCTGTATAATATGACATTTCATTTTCCACCTTTCGAGGAAGTGAAAAAGCCGTGTAAGGATTTTTGCTTATAAAATCGTTCTTATATGCGTAATTCAGACACGCACGCATAACTTCATGATGTTTACGGAGCGTATTCACAGAAAGCCTTGTATCATGCAGTATGTGCCTTTGATAGCCCTCTATGTGCATAGGCTTGACATCAGCAAGCCTAAGTCCTTTGCTCTTGAAATAGGGGTAAAGGTATTTTGTTATGATACCTACATAGCCGTCATAGGTTGACGGAGATTTTCTGTAACACGTTTCATTGTTCCATACTATGATATAGTCGCAGAATAATATTTTATCCGTGTCAATGTTTTCAATGCTCATTATCATTTTGCCAAGATCCTTTCCTGATGATAGTTGTTATAGATTTTTACCTTTGTCACGTTATCAAGCTGATGAAAGACGGCTCTTGAAAGTCTGTGCTTGCGGAGATATTCAAGGAAACTTTTTGATTCAGTTGCAGGCGAAGTATTACGTAAAGCCCTAACAATATCAGAATTGCAATCGTTATTATAAAAGCTTTCAAGTATTTGTTGCTGAACGTTTTCAGACAATGACAAATAATGATTATAACTAATCCTGCAAGTATCAGATAGAAAACGTTGAAAAGCAATAAGCATTTCATCATTCATTTAGTTCACTCCTTTCAAAATAATCATCATATTCCTTGCGGTATTCGTCAGAGTAAATATAATCAAGGAAATCTGCAATATTATCAAACCTAGATGAAACTTCTTCAAAGTTCGGAATAATATTTACATTTGTATTGTATTTATACTGATTAGAGGTATAAGGTTTTGTGATAGCCGACTTTGAAACGCTATCAAAATCGGTATTACTGTATATAATCTGAGGATCACGATTACAATTCCGACTACTCCAATAATACTTGCCAAATATCTTGTTATTGCCCTTTGTAATATATTTTGTGATATAGAACGCAAGAGCCGCCGAATTATTTTCCACAGGAATAGCCGTGGAAAAGCCGTATTTCCATTCAGGGATATTATACACAACGTTTCTAACGTGCAAGTTCTTTTCCTCTATAGTCTTTAAAGTAACAGGCTTGTTATATCCAGTTACAAGCCTTGTGCCTGAATCGACCATATTAAAGCAATCATTGATAAGAGCGTGGCAATGTATACCGCCGTTCTTATGCCTTTCAGGAATGAGCAAGTATTTCATATCTTTCCGCTTGACCTGATTTTCAAGCCACCGCCTAAGTTTTTTCTTAACAAAATCAGCATTAGAAAAATCGTATTCACTGCCATTGAAAGTGATAGTGAGAAAATACGCCCACTCATTTGAAAAGGCTATATCAAAGACCTTGTCTTTTGCACGCTTTAATATATCTGTCCGTTCCCCTCTTTCCTCTTTTGAAACCTTTGCAGGCTTTTTGATTATCTCAAACATATCTGTTTGAACATCTTCATCATGCTGAGATTTCTCAAATTTCTCCCATTTTCGTTTAAGCTGTAATATTTTCTGATTTTGCTGATATTCTTCAAGGTTTTTGTCAACGAATATGTAATTGTTGCAATAAGTTGTTGTCGAAGAGCCGTCAGCGTAGATTTTTGTTTTAGTATTTTTTAAAACGACCTCAGGGGGTAAATCATAAAAATTTGCCATTTTCCCACCGCCATTTTAGTTTTGACGGAAATTTGCGGTTATTATCAAGTATATAACCGCAAATTTCTAAGCTTGCAAGCTGTTCGCCACGGCGCACGCAGGAGCGTGCGCACGTGGCTGAATCAATCTTGCATAGCTTTTAAAATTCTGCTTGCTATTTTCTCTTGCTCAGTTGTGCGCCCGATTTTCAGCCCCTTAACGATTTCTTCTGTATCATAAAGCGACCTTAATTCATCAGTAGCACAGAAAGTTTCTTTCCATTCTTTCGGACGTTTCCTCGTTCCTGCACTGCCCTGCTCTCCGTTAATGAGATAGTTTTCTTTTGTATAGCACTTATTGACGATAAGACGTGAATTAAAATACGCCTTACAATCTATGATATAATTGACCTGTTCACGAATTATCTTTGTGCAGCGTTTCCACTCCTGAGCCGACCCCCATATACACTTGTGCAAATGCCTTTGCAGTGAGATATATTCAAGCAGCTCGTCCGGAGCATCTTTCCATGATTGAGAATTAAGAGTCAGGTGCATTTCATCGAACAGAAACAGCACGCCTTGATTAACACCGTTTTCGTCAATATTCTCAACGTTCAAGATATCTTCCCAACAATCAAAAAATCTGTCAGCCACTTCCGTATGAAAGTTAGCACAGATAAGCACTTTCGGAAATCTACTCTTGACCTCTTGCGCACGTTTCACCATGCTTATAGTTTTACCTCGACCGCCTAAGCCGTTATAGAGATATAGCCCATACATATTGAACGGAACTTCTTCACCTTTAAGCCGTTTTCTAATAGTCTTGAAAGTGTCCTTTACCGATAGAGGGAACGCATGAAGCACAGGAGTTCCAAACAGCATAAGAAGCACGATAACACCCACCACAACGCTTCCCAAGGCGAGAGGTATAAGCATAGCTTTCCAATTGATATTAGCAAATGCCGACCACATTATAAAAGCCCCCTTACAAAGTTCACAAGTGCAGATACAAGCAGAAGTCCGAGAACATAGAAAATGCTCTCAAACATCAATTCAAGATTTAAGAATTGGTCAAGCTGATACAGAAAAGAAATCATATCCCTAAGAGCTGAATAAGCTTCATCACTTATTGAGAATGACTTAAAGAACGGCAGACTAAAGAACAGCTCTACTATTTTCGCAGTTATCATTATTCTCCCTCACTTTCACTTGATTCATGAAGCTGTATTCCGAAGCAACGGAACAAAGCCTTAATTGTCGCATAGATACAGATAGCGTACATTGCTATAGTTGAAGCATTGAACAGCGCACTCTTAAGCTCGTTCGGAGCGGAGTTCATATTAAAATCAAAGTTCTTTCCGAAAAGTGTAAACGTAACTGAATTTGATGATGATTGCTTACCCTGCTGAAAAGCTTTTCTCAACTTTGCATAAGCAGGAAACTTGCTTTCTATAGCCACATTCAAATCTTTTGAGTTAGGTACAAAAAGATAGGTCACGAGCTTCTTCAAGTCGACCACGAGATTATACAGTGCAATGCCGATATTTTTAACAATAGTCCACAAACACTTGCCGAGCCACTCAAAAATGCCTAAGAAATTGAAGAATATAAATTTTAGCGCCGCCCACAGCCAACGGAAGAAGCCAGTGAAAGCGTTCCACAGAAATTCAACAACCGCCTTTAAAAAGTCCGATATGCCGTCCAAGTCTTGAAACATATCAAAGTTAACGTAATCTCTTATATCAGGAAAATCAGTATCTATATAATCAGACAATGACGGAAATTCTTCATAATCTTTCTTTTCATCAAACGGCTCTTTCTTGTGACTATCTACAGTATCAAGAAGGCTGTACTCATAACTTGCGGCGCAAAATCTATCCTTATATAACGCTTCATCACCCTTACCCTTAGCCGCTATAAGGAAGAAATAAAGCTTGCTCGTATTTTCAATATCTTTGTTGCTGTTATACCGCATAATGCCGTCACGCATAACATTCAGAGGGATTGAGCCATGCAAAGGGTTTTCTTTTGTGAAATCTCCCGAAGTGTCCATAGGGAGATAGTACCAGCCGTCAGAGTTTGGATAATCCCATTCTGATTGATTAGACACGGCAATGTTTACGTTGTATATATCATTATCATTTTTCGGTTCAAAATTAAACAAAAAGTTTTTGCTATCATCATCATAAGTAATAGAAGCTTTATATGGTTTATTGCTTGAATACTCTAATTTCTCGCCGTCATTTGTAATAGTAATATTAGTGTCAATAATGTGCCAAGCACTAGCAGAACTATTTTCATTTAGATAAATTTCTTGTGTAGAATCAAAGAAAGTAGGAGATTGTGACGATGAAGTAGAAATAATATACCTATCGTCATCCCAAGAAGTATAGTCCCATTTATCATAAAAACAATATATTTCAGGAGAAAACCGAGAAATGTTAAATTTGCCATTAGTTGCGGTAATAGTATCTGTAGGGAACGAAATAAGCATAATATGAATACCATACTCGTTCGGTGCATACCAATATGCTATATAATTCTTATCGTCTAATGTACCACCTTGTGCTTTTACTCTATCCACCATAGTAGATACAACTTTAAGAATAGCAACATTTTGAGTTAATCCACCCTCACTTACATCATCAAGAGCAAACGCAGGCACAACGCAAGACGAACACATCACGATAAGGGCAAGCACTAATGACAGCGTTGCTTTAAGTTTTCTATTTATCATAATTCCCCCTTAAAAATTGGCATAATAAAAGGGCAGTTCACTGAATGAACTGCCCTCGTTGCTGTCAGGCTTACGCCTTTACGTACTTTTTGAACATTCTGATAGCAATGCCGATTACAGTTGTCAGAGTTATCACAGGGATAAGAGCGACGATAGAATCGGAAACGCCCTGCAGAGCAGAATTAGCGAACTGTGTCATAAGTTCACCGACATTTACGAGAGTATTGCCACCTTCTGCAGTTGTAGAAACAGGATTCATTAACACATTCTCCTTTCTTAATTAATTAAGCTATATATCCACTTGCCAAACTTGATGACAAGATAAATACCGATAGATATTGTTATCAAAAAGCATATAGTGCCTAAATATGAAATTGTAATATTTTGATTATTGATTATAGTGTGCTGATTTTCGATAACAGCCGACATATTATATTCGTCAACCTGCTCAGAGGTAGTAACAGACGATAAATCAATCTGTGAAGAAGTAACATCATTCAACGTCCACGACCTCAATTCCCTGAGCCTGCCGCTCCAGTTCCTTAACACGGAACTGCAGTTTAGATATTTCCTTATTCTTTTTATCAATAGCCTTGAAACAACGAGTAAGGCAATAAAACAGGGCAAGTGCCACTACCAAGCAGAAGTAAAGTGCATAGACTGTCATGTTCAAGCCCCCTTAAATTATTACAGCCTCAAGCTTTTTCTTGTCGTTGTAGAAATACTGGATTTCCGTTCCGACAAGTTCTCCGATATCTTTCATAGACACATCTTTACCGAACACGTTTCCTCTTTCGCTCCAAGCACACTTGCAGTCATTGGCGATAGTGTAGCCGACACCCTGAACGAAATTTGAATCATCTGCCAACTTGTTTTCTATAGGCTTTTGCACCTGTAGCACCAAGTTGTCATAGTCGATTGATTTTCCGTTATCGTCCGTAAATGTGCCTTTCTTGTGGATTGCTCCTATAAGTATTCCTCTCATGTTTTTTCCTTTCTGCGGTTGAGGTTATCCGCTCACCTTTACTTGTTGTGTACATTCATTTGTATGTACCATGATTATATTATACATACTTTTGAATGTATGTCAATACATTTGAACGAATGTGTGTTATAATTTGTAGAGATTAACAAACAAAGAGGAGGAATGTTGTGTATATTTATCAAAGATTAAAAGATTTACGAGAGGACAACGAGTGCAAGCAATCAGAAATTGCAGAGCTTTTACAAATTTCACAGCAACAATACAGTATGTACGAAAAGGGCAAAAGGGAGATACCCTTACACCTGATAATTATACTTGCGAGATATTACAAAGTAAGCTTAGACTACATCACAGGTTTGACGAATGACAAAAGGGGTGTAGGTTATAAGGACGAAACCAACAGCAAGTACAACATAACACAAAAGAACAGCCCTAAGGCTGTTATCAAAATCAAGGAGGAAAAGTAATGGAAGCAGCATTAGCAACATTTACAGTTTGGTTTATAATAGGATTAATAGTATTTATTCTAATCATTGTAGCGATCATAGGCACATGGTTTGAAGCCCGTGAAATGCGCAAGGAGCTGGAGCAGGTCAACGCATACCTTGCAACGCTCAATGAAAACATGATTATAGGTTTTCAGAACAACGACCGCCAAAGCCGCAACTTCTAAGAGCCTGCCGCCCTCGGTCCTGCTTTCCTGAGCTGTCGCCCCTGCCGTGCTGTTTCTCCCTCTTGGAGTTTGTGCGTTCCCCCTGCGCTGTGCTGTCGCCCCTGCCGTGCTGTTTCTCCCTTGTGGAACTTGTGCGCTCCCTGCGCTGTGTTTGGTGCGAACTGCGTTCGCAATAAAGGGGGATTCTTGAGCGGCGTTCCCCTCTTTTTGGAGCATTGAAAGCATTGAAAACATTGAGAGTGTTGAAAAATCATAGATTTTCCAACACTCCCAACATTTCCAACACTTCCAACACCCCAAAAATTCACCCCCTAGCCGCTCGCATGATGGATTTCCCACATAGATAGCGCTTCGCTTTTTTTCTTTTTCTCTTAGAATATGCGCTGCTTTCCTCGGGGCTTTTTCTTTGTGGTTTTGTCCGCTGTTTGTGTTTTTTGTTTTCTTTTTCCGTGTTTTTTCTTTTTGCTCTTGTGGAGCTTGCCTTGTGTCGCTTGTCGCTCCATGTGAGGGCTTGTGCCTGCTTCCGTGAGTAGTTTTCCCTCGTTGCTTATCACTTCTCCACGGGGCTTATAGTTACTTTTGCGAGGGGCTTCACTCATGCTGTTTGTTGCCTGCTAGTTCTCATAACCCGAAGGTCGTTGGTTCAAATCCAGCTCCCGCAACCATATTGGTGATACCAAATGGATACTCACCTTAAAAAGCCCGTGTTTACGGGCTTTTTTGATATTTAGAAAACAAAAAATTTTAATGTAAAACCGTGGATGCTTTTCACCAGTTTTCACGAAAAAAAGGGAGTCGAACCCTACACAACAAAAAATATCGAACATAACGGCAGACTTTGAGCAGATTTCGCTCTGAGCCTGCCGATTTTTTTATGAAAAAACATTCACAAAGTTTAGAAGGCTGTTTTGTCAAATATCACGAAATGTGATAAACGACAAAGCGATCTTTTTTGTTTCAAAGGAGGCTTGATAACAAATATACTATAAAAAGGGAATCTAAAACGACTGGAGGTGATCAAGTAAGAAATAAACAGCAGTCAGACCGATGATATGACCAAAGACCCGATATGGGAATGACGATGTGAGGCAGAATATGATTTACAACGAAAAGAAGGTAGAAATGCTCAGGCAGAGATATCCCGAAGGAACTCGGATATGCCTTGACAGTATGGATAACGATCCCCGTCCGATTCCACCAGGTACTAAAGGCATAGTTCAATTTGTGGACGATGCAGTAACTCTGCATTGTAAATTTGACAACGGAAGAACGCTTGGGGTTATCCCCGATGTGGATAAGTTCCATAAAATCGCTCAGGAACAGGCTCTGAATGATACGCAAAGGCAGAATCCGCAGGCTTATGCCTGTGGAGTGCTGGAAATTGCAGGGATTTACAAAAGAGCAGTTTGAAAAAGTCGCTGAAGCAGGTATGTCCGACGCACAGCTTTACAAGCAGGCAGGAAATTCAATTACGGTAAATGTGGTTGAAGCTATTGCAAGAAATTTACTGAAATTTGACGAGGAGGAAAACGCAAATGGAACAGGTAATTAAAATCTTTGAAAACGAGGAATTCGGCAAAGTGAGAACGGTCGTAAAAGACGGTGAACCGTGGTTTGTAGGCAAAGATGTTGCGGAATGCCTTGGATATTCTAAGCCAAGAAATGCGATTAACGCTCATGTTGACAACGAAGATAAGGCACTCGCCCCGATTCAGGGCGGGTGTTCTACGGGTACTCAGAATACGATGATAATTAACGAAAGCGGACTTTACAGTCTGGTACTTTCAAGCAAGCTTCCGAGAGCCAAAGAATTCAGGCGTTGGGTCACAGCCACGATTTTACCAACTTTGAGGAGAACAGGCGGCTACGTCAGCAACGAAGAAATGTTTATAGAAAACTACCTCCCGTTTCTCGACGAGCCGTACCGTGACCTGTTCCGAATTCAAATGACGATCATAGGAAAGCTGAACGAGCGTATCCGTCACGATCAGCCACTGGTGGAGTTTGCAAATCAGGTGTCAAATACCGATAATCTTATCGACATGAACGCAATGGCAAAGCTTGCGAGAGCAGAAAATATCCCCGTCGGCAGAAACAAGCTTTACGGCTGGCTCAAAGGAAAAGGCGTTCTTATGGCGAATAATCTCCCCTATCAGGCGTTTATCGACCGAGGATATTTTTCCGTAAAGGAGTCGGTTTTTGAAACTCCGACTATGACAAAGACCTATCAGCAGACGTTTGTGACAGGAAAAGGGCAAAGATTTGTGATCACTCTGCTGAGAAAATATTATGGCAAGGAGATGGGATAATGCACACAAACAGAATTAAAGCTAAAGTGGACTTCAAGTTCTGCCTCGGCAGTATTCCAGCAATGCTGAGAGCCACAAAGCCCGTACTTTCGGAAAGGCAGTACAAGGAGCTGTGTAACGAGGTCAATAAAGCTGACGGCTATCTTGAACAGAAACGTATTATTTTTTCATATGTTGACCCTATAATCAAGGGTTGAAGTAAACACAATTAAATAACAACTAAAGTCGTTTTGCCAATGACAGAAAACTTCTGTAATTAGCAAAGCGACTTTCTTTCTGTCATTGGCTTTAAACGACGGAAAGGAATTTCATGAACAGTTTTATGTCATGGTTAGGCGGTAAAAAGGCATTGCGTGACGCAGTACTTGCAAGATTTCCGCCTTACTATGAACGATATATCGAGGTTTTCGGAGGTGCAGGCTGGGTTTTATTCCATAAACCGCCCGGTATGGATTTTGAGGTATACAACGATTTTAACGGAAATCTTGCAAATCTTTATCGCTGTGTCAGGGATAACCCGAATAAGCTGAAGTACAAGCTTCGTTATGTCCTCGATTCTCGTGAAGATTTCGACTGGATTGCTAGTCTTCATAAGCGAGGTCTGTTCAGCAGATTTCGTGATGTTGACAGGGCGGCGAAGTTTTATCAGCTTATCCGTTACAGCTACGCAAGTGGACTTGACAGCTTCGGCAGTCAGCCGCATTCAATATGGTCGGATTTCCCGATGATAGACTTGGCAGCAAGGAGATTGCAGAAGGTAGTAGTTGAGAATAAAGACTTTGAAAAACTGATACGGCAGTACGACCGCCCTGTCAGCTTTTTTTATTGCGATCCACCGTACTTTGCAACCGAAAACTACTACAAAGACGTTGGTTTTAAAACCAAGGATCATATTAGGCTCAGGGATTCGCTAATGGATATCAAGGGCAAGTTTCTTGTTTCCTACAATGACTGTCCAGAAATCCGTGAGATATGGGATAAGCCTAATATTCACATTGAGGAGATCAGCAGACTGAATAATCTGGCGCAGAGATACGACGGCGGCTGTCAGTATGCGGAGCTGCTCATATCCAATTACGATACAAGCGAGAGATTACAGGCGGTTCGCCAGCTTTCGCTGTTTGACGATGAAACAGACAATTTGGAGGTATAATTTTATGAGAAAGATTATTTTTGCACAGGTACTCACAACCAACGGAACTACCGTATTTTCGGGGCTTTTTGATGAAAACGAAAATCCCGTAAGCGTGGAAACGGAGTGCGATGATAGCGGAGTGACGCTTACGATATGGCGCAATGCTCCTGAAACAGAACGCCGTGACTGCGGTATCTCGGAGGAAGAAATAGAGCGAACATGTTCAATGTATGATGACTGTAACGAGTGTCCACTGTGGGATTATTGCAATGAAGATGAGGAGGTTTTGTAAATGAAAATACTTGTTATTGAGCCTGAAAAAGCGCCGTATGAAAAGGAAATCGGCGATGATATTCACGATATGCAGGCAATAGTCGGAGGGTGTATCGAACCTATATATTTTGAGCCGAAAGAAACTGCGATTGCTTGGTGCAACGATGAATTCCTGCTTAATGGTTCACAGCCTAATCGTATTGTGGGAAATGTTCTTGTACATGGAACTTTCTTTGTTTCAGGAAATTATATGAACGAATACGGCGAATGGGACAGCTGTTCACTTACCGATGATCAGATCAAGAAATATTCCGAAATGTTTGAAACTCCCATTATCGTATTGGAGCAAATGCAGGCTACGGAAATTGAGGTAGAAAATACTCCCGATGAGGAAATGGCGGACGGACCAGCGGATAAACCTGAGCCTGAGATAGCAATGTAGTACAAAGATTGGCTTTTTAATTTATTGAATAGGTAGAAAAACCAAAAATCACTGGATTTTGCGGCGGTTATATGCTATCGTTAAAGAAACAAATTTATCGGGGTGATACCATGAAAAAAGCAATAACGATCTTAGCTGTATGCAGTCTGCTGCTCACGGCTTGCGGACAGATAGACGATACAGAATCCAAAGTGGGAACTACTACAGCAATTGCTTCCGAAAGCACGGCTGGCGAAGATACTGCGGAAACTTCATCGGCAAAAGAAGAAAAGAATACAAGCGAAGCCACGACTACTACGAGAAAGAATTCGCAAACGGTATCCTCTTCCTCAAAGCCGACGGGTACCACAGTAACTACGACCCAAAAATTCAGTTCATTAAATGCGAACGGCAATTCGAATCAGAGACAAAACAATGCTGTTCAGAATAACAACGGTCAGGTAAATTATCAGCCTGAACAGAATAATCAGCAGCCCGATAACAATCAGAGCAATAACGGTGCGCAACAGAATAACCAATCGTCTGACAATAAGCCTCAGAATAACAACCCTTCTCCTCCGGTTACAACGGCAAAGCCTGCGTTGACAAATCCGCCGACTACGACTACACCAAAGCCGCAGACTGAACCGCCTGCACCGGAGCCTACTGAGGAAGAAAGGTATATGGGTATTGGCAGAAACTTATTGCATGATGGTTCTGACTACAGCAAGGCAGAAGCGGTATACAACTGGATGACTGAAAACGGTTCGGGTACTTGCGTGAATTATTCATACAAGACATACCTAATCTGTCAAGGTATAGGGCTTGATTGCTATGCTTGCTGGACTGACTCAGGAATATACGGACACGTTGCCAATATAGTGAAAGTTGACGGAATATGGTATGTTCTTGATACTCAGGCAGGCGCTTTTCTTGACTACAACTATGGTTTTACAGAGGTTGTTGATATTGATGAAAACCATATTGCGGATGGAAGAATGATAAGCGATTATAGCTATGAAGAATTACACGAATAAAACGAAATACTAATAAACAGAGGGGCTGTAAAAAAAGTCCCCAAGAAAAAAGGCTGCGATCTTGCAAAAAAGCAAGACAGCAGTCTTTTTTTGTGGTATAATTAAAGTATCATGAATAACCAACCACAAGAATATTATACACCATATCAATTAAAATTTCCA